ATTTTTATATTTTTATATTTTTATATTTTTATATTTTTATATTTTTATATTTTTATATTTTATATTTTTATATTTTTTATATTTTTTATATTTTTATATTTTATATTTTTATATTTTTTATATTTTTATATTTATATTTTTATATTTTTATATGTGGATATTAAAAAACAGATGCCATTTGTAAATTCTGCGCAGCGGAGGGCGTGTATGTACAAGGAGCAGAATGATTTACGGAAAGGAGGACCAGTAAAGTGGGATTGTGTTAAATTTGGCAAGATATTATATGCTGGTCGGTTACGCAAAATATACATTGGCCCAAGAGGCGCAAAATACATAAACGTTCGTGGCAGAAAAGTATACGTCTATGGAACGTATTAAACTTTCATATATCAATATGAAAAAATAACTCTCTTTGCTCGTAATTTATGGAAAAGGTAACAGTGGCATGCGATACAAAACACCTCCAAGTTCGACTATCAGAGATTTATTTGTACCGGTGAGCCCGATTGCTGTGTTGTCGACGATATACTGCGTTCGCATTACATTGGAACCCACTTTTACAGTAAACTGACCACCCGTCGTTCCAACAGCAGAATCACCAAAAACTATACTACTGGCTCCTATTCCAACAGCAGAATTACCAACGACTATACTACTTGCTCCTGTCGATCCAACACCTGCAAATGAGGTATTTGGGCCAATACAAATACTGTTTGTAGGAACACCTGCAACACCCGCATTGAGACCGATTGCAATCGAATTATCAGATTGTCCCGTAAACCCAGCACTTACACCTATTGCTATCGATTGTTGTCCTTGAAAATAGTTTCCTGCTAACCTACCTATCGCAATTGCTGCTACATTTTGTTTAGTCTGACCTGCTGTTTCTCCTATTGCAATACCATTTGCAAATTGGCCTGTCTGACCAGCTTGCGGACCTATTGCAATAGCTGAACCACTTTGTAAATTTTGACCAGCTAATAATCCTATTGCAATAGCCGAAGTTTGTTGTGAAAAGTTACCAGCTTGTGGTCCTATTGCAATACTCGCAGTTTGTCCAAATTCTCCTGCTTCCTCTCCGATTGCTATTGCTTTGAAATTTTGATTTGTTAATCCCGCTTGTGGGCCAATTGCAATACAGTTTGTTCCCTGATTTGTTAAACCAGCCTGAGGCCCAATAGCAATAGCAGTATCATTTTGGCCCGTCTGACCGGCTTGTGGACCAATCGCAATAGAATTGTTACCTTGAGAAAACTGACCGGCGAGATAACCAACAGCAACAGTATCGCTACCTTGATTAATTTGACCTGCCTGATTACCTACAGAAACAGCAAAGTTTGATGAATTTTGTCCGGCTTGATAACCGACAGCAACGACACCCACAGATGATGATATATTATTACCAGCCTGAAAACCTACTGCAGTATTATCAATACCCGAAACAAGACTCGCCAACGCCGAGTTTCCTATTGCTGTATTATTACCGGCTGTTGTCGTTAGCAACGTTAGTGTATTTTCCCCAAATCGTAGAGATGATATATCGCCATTATTACCAATTAAAACTGTACCGGAAACTCCAACTGCAATATCATTTACATGCCAGATAGAAGTTGTAGTATCTGCAGTTCCATCTGGTAATCCTGACCCACCAATCGGCTTTCTCCAGAAATCCAAATTTAACAATGGCCCCGTCGCTCCTATTGCTCCTGTAGATCCCTGCGGGCCTGTTGCGCCTCTCGGTCCGGTTGCACCAGTATTACCAAAACCACCCGTTACACCAATTAATCCTTGCTGACCAGTTGCACCCTGCGGTCCCGTCGCGCCTTGTGGGCCAGTTGTACCTGTCACACCTTGTATGCCAGCACCAGTAAATCCTTGTGGCCCTGTCGAACCTTGTGGTCCAGTTGAGCCTGTTGCACCATCTAAACCAACACCAATTTGAATCCATGTTGTACCATTCCAAGCATATAATGCATGTGTAGTATTTACAAATATAAAATATCTATCTGGCGCTAGAGGTGGACTCGTAGGCCCTGTCGGTCCTTCAATGATATTTTGAGTTTCAATCTGTAGTCTTGTTGAACCGGAAGTAGCGTTGAGATAGACTGTTCCTTCAGACCAAAATTGTAATGTACTACAAAGCGACAATGAAACAGATGAGATTCCTGTTGAACCTGATGCTCCTGGAACGCCTTGCCACGTTTGCACTTTAATAGCCCCTTCTTGATTCGGACAATCGATAGGATCCGTTGGACAAGCGAAATAAGTCGCCGTATTCCGTTCACACCGACAAAAACCAGCACAAAATATACATGGTCTATTCATTTTTATTATTATTTATATTTTTTCTATATATCTTTTTTATAAACGAAATAAGAAATATAAAAAATGGAAGAGAGTGTTTCTCAGATTATAGATGGTTTATGGTTGTCTGGTGAAGGAGGTGCGCAGTCTAGGGAATTTTTCGAAAAGGAAAATATAAAAGGTGTTGTAAATTGTACTCCTAGTACTCTCAATGCGTATGCTGCACATGGTATAGAATACCTACGAATTCCTGTAAATGATTCCACCGACAAAGAAGATCTTGAATTAATGGACGAGTATATAGATTTAGCGGTTGAATGGTTACGTGTTCATCATAAACTACAAGGCCTAAATGTATTGGTTCATTGCGCCCAAGGGATTCAGCGGTCTGCAACCGTCGTTTGTTGTTATCTACAAAAACATTGGGGGCTCAAATTTAAAGAAGCCGTCGAATTCATGATCATCCGTCGTCAAGCAGTCTTTTACAACGGAGATAAAATGACCTTTCGATCCCTACTAGAAAATTATGTAAAGTAATTGGGCTATATATAAAACTGAAAATATTGTTGGAATATGGTTAAAAATCATAGAAAATGATATCACCGGTAATGTCGATGGTGTTTATGTCGTTGTGGATAATTGGAATTGTATTTGATGGGTTAATTTGGATATTGACATTGGTGACCCTTTCTGGTTATAATAAATGCTCGTATGGAACTAGTTGTCAATTTTCAAACGTCAATGATACATGTTTTCTTGCTGTTGATAATACCACAACAATCTTGGATAAGATGACAGCTTCGCCAACGGCATTGCATGCATGTTTTACAAACAGCACGATTACCTGTTATTATTCCAAGGTAGCAGATTCCAGAGGTGATGTTCTAGGTAACTATTACAAATCATCTTGTTTCGACAACTATAATAATTTTATGAGCCAAATTGTAGCATTTACGAGCCCACCAATTGTTTCGTTTATCTTTTTCCCCATTTTGGCATACTTGTTATTTATTTGTGAATATGATTGTTGCCGTAAAAAAGGATCTACTAACCCAGTGTAAACAAAACTGACTCTCTCGTAAATTGGTGTCTTTCTCCTGCTACGTCGGTGTCCCGGAAAGATCACCGACATAGGAGGACCAAAACTGAAAATATATCTAAATATATTTCAAGAATGATAGAGAATGACGGAAACAATAAAGATTTTGCTTTTATTAATGACTACGTTATCAGTACTCTATGTAGTGTCAACATGGGTAACTAGTGTTGTAATAATGTCTACAGTTACAAATTGTGCATATTGGGCAACTTGTAGTTTCTCAACTGTAAATGATACATGTTTTCTATCTGTCGACAATAGGACTATTACATTGGATAAACATTCTGCCTCGGCATCTGCACTATACTCTTGCGTCAATAATCTTAATATTAAATGTTTCTACGCCAATTCTCGTGATGCTATTGGCGAATCTCTAGGAGACTATTACAAAACAGGCTGTAGAGACCGATATTACGAATTTGCTCTAGGTAATATAATGACCAGTAGCGTATTTTTTATTCCAACAGTCGCTTTATTTATTGCCATTTGCATCATTTGGAAACGACGTGACAATAATGTATCAGAAACACAAATTAATGTATAATACAACATCACGAAAAATTGAAAAATCATATTAGATGGATAATATGAAATAGATGGGGAAATATGTTGAATTGATGGTTGTTTTTCCGTATAGTATATTGTTAGCGTTTACTCTTGCTCTTTGGATATATTCTATTATTGCAATATGCAATCTAGATAGTTGTTCATATGGAACCAAATGTCATTTTGTGTCGTTCAACGATACATGTATTCTATCTGTTGATAACCAGACAATTATAGTAGATGGAGATATGGCTTCCGGAGATGCGTTATATGAATGTACTCGCAATGCTACCATACCTTGCTATTATGCCAAGTCGCGAGATTCTACGGGTCAATTTGTGAGTAATTATTACAAAACGGCATGCAACGATCATTATTACAACTGGCTTTACGAAATAATTATAACAAATAGTATAGTATTAGCAATAATTCTCGTTTATTATATCCTAATCATCATCAAAATATGCATTTCCTTGTACAAAAACACACCATCGACATAGAAATAATTAGAATAATTTTTATATTTGGATATATAAAAAAATGAATACTACGAATATGATATTATTGGGTGTTTTGGCTCTCTTGGTCGTTGGTATTGTTGTATATGTTTATACGTCACCTGACAAGGTTGTCCCAAGTGGTAAACTTGTTCAGATTGGCAATGTTGGTGCGATTCCCGGATCATCTGCCTATTACTCTGCAGATGCATCATCTTCTAGCAAGCATTTGTATCCTGTAAACTATAGTGCATACGACGCCGCTCGCAACCGTCTCAACGCATCTGGTCGTTATATTGACGATTATTCTGGTGCTTGCAAATCCATCAGCGGTGGTCCTTGTGGCATGATCAATTCACGCTCTCTAAAATATTTGTAAATAAAGATATTTTTTCATATGATTTTATATGAAATAGTTGTATCTAATAGGATATTTTTTCATATGAAATAGTTGTTAGAGTACTTTTGGGATGCCGATGATTTCAAAGCGGTTAAATGTTTCGGAATCGTTATCAGATAGTTTTTGATGAAAGGGGGCGATTGTCCAACCTGCAACAAGGGCGCTAGATGGTTTCGGGCCATAAACCCAATAGCCGCCAGCGTTTGTAGTATTTGCACTAATAGCATTATTAGGTCCACATGATGGGACAGAACCAGTAACACCAACAGCATTCAAAGGTAAAAGGTTTGCAAAAGTTGCCCCAGGTGCACAAAATCCTGTACATTGGATACCAGAGGACCCAGATATTCCAGTAGCACCACATCCAGCACAAGAAACGTATCCAAACGTACAATTACTAGCACCAGCCTTGAAACTATTTACAAATTGATCAATGGTAGCAGGGGTACCACCAAAAGACGTTGCAATCTGAGCACCCTGTGTAGCATCATATGCAAACGCGGCATTTGGTTTATAAACAAGATAAACTTGCGGTCTGTTTAACCAGACAAAATTATAAACCATCCAACATACAGCCAACAACCCCAAAAAACCTAAACCGATCATCAAAGGAATATTCATTCTTACAACAATATTTTTTAATTTTCTATTATTTTTCTATAGGTTGTATTTTTTCAGTTGTGTATTTTTCTATAAGTTGTGTATTTCATATTGGTATTATATGAAAAAATTGTTGTTATGATTATTCTTCTCTTATGCTACCCATTTCTTGGTCTTTTTGATTTTGTCGTTTGTCCATGTGTCGTATGTGGTACCTTTGTTATCGAGGGCCTTGGTGTTGACAGTTGTTAGTTGTACGATACCCTTTTTCGTGCATGCAGCAACGACTGTTCCTTCAAAGACAACATAATTAGTTCCCTTTACAAATTTCATACCCTTTGGGATCGTCGGTCGATCCGCAACCGCCAACTTTGGCGTATCTGAAAGGATCAAGTCGACTGTTTTTGTGGCTTTTCCTTTGGCTGCAGCCTTTTTACTCTTTGCTGCTGGTTTCTCTTCCTCACTCTCGTCGACGACAATATCCTCTTCCTCGTCGGTTGATCCGCTATCTTGAGAACCCGAACCGCTTGATTCTTCTTCCTCAGAGGGCTCTGGCGTTGGCTCCTTTTTTGGTGCCGCCTTTTTCCCCTTGGCGGCTGTCTTTGCTGCAGGTTTTGCGGCTTTCTTACCCTTTGTAGGCGCTGGAGCAGCCTTGGCCGCCGCAGTTTTACTCTTCTTACCCTTTGCTACGATAGGCTCTGGCGGTTCGCTGCTACTCTCTTCAGCCGAATCTGAACCCTCGACAACGACTTCTTCTTCTTCGCTGCTGCTACTCGACGAGGATGAAGCGTCCTTCTTTCCCTTTTTTGGTGCGTCTGGAACCTTTTTAGTTGCTGGTTGTTGAGGTGGTGTTTCATCGTCGACTAGAACTTCATCTTCCGCAACGACATCGTCATCAGACGAAGATGAGCCATCATTTTCGACAGTCTTGGCTGATGCTTGATTTTGACTTGACCCAACTACGACTGTCGGAACTGCATCGTCGGCAGCCTCGCTATTGTCGTCTGGATTGGTGACGCGAGTCTTGATCTCATCAGCCGATTCTTCGTCTTGCTGCAGAGAGGCAATTGTTTTGGATGTATTTTTGGGGTCAACACTCTTTGAAACTGGTACCGTGCTATCACCAAGCGGCTCCAACGTACCAGCCATAAAGTTATTCCAATCGGCACGCAAATCGCTTACTTTAATGCGATAACGAGTCGATATGTGAACCAGAAAGACATCAGACCAGGCAGTAAAATTTTCTTGAAACGAAGGCATTTATATTCTCTTATGGTAATAAGAATTCTTAAAACATTTTTCAATTTTTTTGTATGTGCTGATCAGATATATTTCAATTTTATCTTGGTTAGATAGAAAAAATATAACCCTCGATATCTTAAAAGATATCGAGGGTTATTGCGGCACACCCCCCCCCAAGTATCAGTCTACACGCCACAGCCCAAGTATCAGTCTACAAGCCACAGCCCAAGTATCAGTCTACAAGCCACAACCCCAAGTATCAGTCTACAAGCCATCACAATAGTATCAGTCTACAAGCCATCACAATAGTATCAGTCTACAAGCCATCACAATAGTATCAGTCTACAAGCCACCGTAAGGACCTGGATCTGTTTATGTATTTTAAGACGAACAAGACACACAAAAAAACCATGTTTTTTAGTTTTTACGTTTTTATAGACACGATTGTTTAGTTTATTTTTACGTTTTTTACACACACAACACAAGGATTGTTTTTATCTACTTGAGCATAGCATACAGGCGAGCTTCGTAAGCGGCCATCTCGTCATCGTCGGCGAGGATGGGGATCGCGAGCTTCTTGTTTGCGACAAACTTAAACTTCTTTTTGTTGCTGTCGTTGTTTGAGACGATCTTGCGCGTTGCGACATTGACAAAGGTACCCTTTTCAGCCTTGGTGACAGCCGTCTTTAGCTTCTCGAGCAACCCAGCATCGTAACCGTCCACATACTCGGCATCATCGTCGGCCTCTTCTTCGTCGTCTGCCTCATCGTCATCCGAGTCTTTGGCAGCAGCCTTTTTCGTTGCCTTGGTCTTTGGTGCCGGCGCCTCGTCTTCGTCGTCGCTATCGGCTGCGGGAGCGTCGTCGGCCGCATCGCTCTCGTCGTCATCACCACCCTCGTCGTCGTCCGAGTCTTTCGGTGCCGCCTTTTTCGTAGTCTTTTTCGCTGCCGGCTTCTTACCTCCAGTAGCCTTGCGACCGCGCTTAGCGACTGGCGCCTCTGGGTTGGCATTCAGGTACGCGACGACGGAATCGAGAAACTCCTTCTCATCCGTCTTGGCACAAATGTGCCACTTGTCGTTGCGAACGAGGCCAGTCTTCTTCTTTCCATCGTTTGAACGATTTGAGACCGCGTTGAGATAGTGCCCGTCGTCCATCTTGTTGTACGCCTTCCAAAACGCCTTGACTTTCTTCTCATCCCAGCCCTCGGGCATCGGAGCATCGCCTGCGTCCTCATCACCGGCCTCATCGTCGTCTCCTGCATCATCGGCGGCGTCAGACGCCGCATCAGAGTCGTCGTCGGCCACCTTCTTTGCACCAGCCTTTGCTGCCTTCTTCTTTCCACCGCCGTCTGCCATGAGGAGGGCAAGGATTTGTTTTGCCGTCATCTTCTTTTTGAACAAGTCGGTTTGCGCGGCCAACGATTTGGCGACGAGATCCAAGACTTGATTGCGCGCCGTAGTATTAGCCTCCTCAAAGATAGCATCGATTTGCGAGATAAGAGTGTTTGACATTTTCCAGATTGTGTTGTCTATTTATGTTTTTTGAAACCAAATTTCAATTTTTTTGTTGTCCTGACACTTGTCGTTTTTTCGTCGAGAGTTATTCAACGATCGAAAAACAGACAAAAATGAAACCCTCGTTATCTATGTAAGATAACGAGGGTATTTGGGGAACGACATACGAGGGCCAGATTACATGTTGATGATCTGTACAAGTGTTTTTTCGTATTCGGCCATTTCAGACGAGTTTGGACGGCGAGCAAACGCGACCTTGTACTCGGGCAGAAACTTGTATTTCTTTTCGGTGTTTTCGTTTCGTGTCATCTGTCGCAACGTCTCGACATTGACAAAATAGGTATCATCGGCCATCTTTGAAATCGCCTTTCGCAGACGATACAGAGGGTGATCAGCACCAGGAGTCTTTCGTTCCTCGCGAGCCAACACATGATCGTAATAGAGGCGAAACGACGGATATGTTTTGAATGTCGTTTGTTTTGAATATTCTGTACGAGATTTCATTTCGCTGAGTTTGCAAATTTGACAATACCAATTTACACTTTTGTCATTTTCATCGTCCGGATTCGCCGACAGCCAGTCATTCGAGTAAACACCGCAAAGACAACAATCGTCGCTTTGTTCGTCCTCGTCTGGAGTCATGATGCTAATGAGGCACTGACACGTCCAATCGTCTGATTCCTTATCGACGTCCTTTTCAAACTCGTAACCATTGTTGTTAAACATCTCTTTGAGAGCCTCGTACATCTCCTTTTCGATCACAACACCAACACGATCGTCGTCATTCTTTGAACCATCATAGTACTCGTTCAACAAACGGCCATAAACACGCTTAATCATTGTCTCTGTTTGCATTTTTGTTATAGAATCGTAATGGTTTACGATTTTTGAGGTTTTATTTCAATTTTTTGTGGTTTAGAGATCGTTGAATCAATGAAACCTGGTTTGGAAAGTGTATTTGTGGCCGCCGATAAACTTGAAAAGGGCGATGTTGTATCGAACCGTGTAGATGCCCATCAAAAGACCAGACGTGATGAAACCGATATTCACAGACGTTTCACGACTGAAAAATGGGCTTGCGAGAATCTCACCGACGATGCCGCCCATATACAAAGTAGAAAGAGCAAGACAATCAAAACCGGTATGAATTAGAGCGCCAGACAAGTTATCAAAGTGGAAAGACATCATTTTTTAAAGAATCGTAATGGTTTACGATTTTTTCGTTTAATTTTCAGTTTTTTTGTTGTTTAGAGATTACAATGTTAAAATGAAACCCTCGTTGCTTTAGGACTGCGAGTCAAAACGCATGGTTGTGAGGGCCAACGCTCCTAAACAGCCGATATAACCAGGCCAAAAATGACCACACAAACGGTTTGCCATGTAACCAACCATCAATGCCGTTCCAGACATAAGAGCAAATTGAGTCGAAATCGTTGCGTAAAACACGAGTGGGCCAGAATGCTCGTACGTCGTACCAAACCAGTGAAATTGAGTAGAGTAGGTCATTTTTTAAAGATTGTTGACGTTTTTCAAATTTTTGGATTCAAATTTCAGTTTTTTGTCGTGATAATACTTATTCACTAGATGTAGTATCTTGTTTATTGGAATCATCGTCTTCACTAAAACTACTTTCTTCTTCATCTGTCCCATTTACCAGATGTTCAAGATAACTAATAAACTGATCATACTTGTTAAAGATGCTGCAAGATCTATCTTTGTGGTAAACGGCTTGTTTGCAAAAAAGAGATACAAATTCGGCTTTACTTGCCTTGTATACATTTTGACGATTGTTGATAAACTGAATTAGTACCTCTGTCTCACGTTCCATATCATTTACCATAATTTGCTTATTACCAAGACTATCGTAAATATAATACATCATTTTATCTTTTGTTATTCACTTATAGATATTCTAAAATAACTTATCTAGATCAAAATATTCAGTATATTTAACAAATTTTTTTTCGAAATCAGTCTTTTCTCGTGTCCAGAGGGAGCCGTACGGTAATTTAGTAGATGTATTATTTGCAAGAACCAACTTGTTATTTGCAAGAACCGAATCGTAAAGTTGTTTGTAAACGACTATTGTTTGGTCTGGTTTGGAAACACATCTCGCCAGTCCTATAAATTGGTACAACTTTCCCGTTCTCACATGTTTGTACATTCCATTCATTTATATGTGTTATATAAATTGATATGTTTTCTAATCATCAATATCTTCTGGTTCGATATGACCTGTTGGTTGCCGGAGATTCATAAATGTATAGGCGTCTTTGACATCTTGAGAGGGTTCTACTTGTTCGCTGTATTTAATATCAACACATAAACACCAATTTTCAATCACCGTAGGCGATAATACTCGAGCAAGTTCAACAATTATACGCGGACGTTTATCAAGATGATTAAATTTTACTAGACGTTTATAATAATCGTCGATAACATCTAGGGCTGTTTTATCGCCAAAGACTTGTCTGCTCAATTCTAGTCTCATTGATTTCAACGATTGTAAAGTCGTTCGAATATCATCTAATTCTCGATCTGTCTCGACAATCTTGTCATTGATAATACAAATCTGATCTCGGGCAGTTGCCATCTGTGTTATATATCTTTCTAGATAGAAATTCAGTTTTTAAACAATGAGACTCATAATAATAAACCAACCGCCATGACAACAAGAACAAAGATGGTAACAAGAACTACAATAATCAAAGCCTTTTTCGCGGAGGGGTGCATTGTACATGTATTATTTCTAAGAAAGAATTTCAGTTTTGGTTATCTAGGAGATATAAACCGGCGAGTTGGGCGATGCAGTAGCTATATTGAATGCCGTTGAATGTATAACCTGGACAATAGGCTGCTAATTGACGGTTTATAGAAACATGATATAAATTTATATCAGAAGCAGCCAATCCTCGAATAAGCAAAATACCTTGGATAATATCGCCGTTTTTAGATTCAACCTGAATATATCCACTATTGATATTCGGCTTAATTCCTACAACGCAACCATACTTTTTTCCAACTGATAAATTATCAAATTCCATTTTTACTATATATTTATATTAAACAATTTTAGATCTGATAGTCATACATTTGTCTTAGTCGGTACAACCTGGAGTGTAATCACGTAAAACAAAATACTTCCAGAAAAATTAGAAAATTGAAAAATTGTTTGAGAGGTCTATTATAATAAATGTGCAATAAGCGAAAACTTTGTGAAACGGAATGTGATGATTGTATAAAACGTTCATTTGCTGCCTTTGAGAATGAGGAAATACTTGCTATGTGGTCAGAAGATAATGTTTTACTTCCTCATCAAGTCGTCATAAATTCATCTAAAAAGTTTTTATTTGATTGTATAGGATGTGGTCATCAAATATCGCATTATTTAAATAAAATGATGAAAAAATTACACTGGTGTAATTATTGTGGTCGTGAACAAATATGCGGAAAAAAGGATTGTGAATTTTGTTTTGTAATAACATTTGCATATCTTTGTCCTGACCGTGCGCAATATGTTGTGCCAGAAAGCGAGTTGCAACCATGGGAAGTAACAGCCTACTCTCATTGCAATCTTTTATTTCAATGTATTATTTGTCCACATGAATTTCTATGTAACCCAAAGGATATTATGATTAATGGTAGATGGTGTCCATTTTGTACCGATAAGCAACTTTGTAAAGATCAAGATTGTAACTATTGCTTTGTCAAATCTATGGCATCATTAGAACCCATAAAACTTGCGTCTTGGATACGTAAACCAGATGACCCGGACCCTCGTGATATCTTTCTCGGCACGAAAAAGATGTTTACTTTTCAATGTAAGGAATGTGGAGACATTTTTACCAAAACTTTATATCAAATTGGAATTAAAAATACATGGTGTACATTGTGTACCAATAAAACAGAAAAGAAGATTTATGAGCATCTAATATCTATCTTTCGAAAGGATGATATTATTCGCGGTGCTGCATTTGACTGGTGTAGAAATCCTGTCACAAATAGACATCTTCCATTTGATTTTGTAATAAAGTCGTTAATGAAAATCATCGAATGTGACGGAGATCATCACTTTATTGATTTGCCATATTATAACAATTCCGATCATGGTCAAAAGCAAGAACGTGATCTTTATAAAATTAAGATGGCAAAAGAAAATGGGTACAGTATGGTACGTTTATATCAAAGACGTATATCATAACAAATTTGACTGGAAAAAAGGACTTTCTCGGGCGTTTAAAGATATTGAAAAATATAAACTAGATGTTGCATATTTAGCGAAAAACAAAAATAAATATGATGAGTTTGACGGACTTGTTAAAGATTATAATGCAAAATTACGTGAGATGAAACAATTAAAAAACAAAGATAATATTTGATTTATTTTAGAAATAAATGATAATTACAAATCAGTACAGCCCGGAACATAGTCTCTAAAAAATTCCGAACCATAGCACCATACGATCTCTTTTCCGGCTGGAATGTCCTCTGATGCGCGAAGTTTGTAAACCATAAAATCTCCGGCTTGCAAACGGGATTTATTTTTATAGTTTCCTTTTAGGTCAATATCTATGTAGCAATTTTCATGTTGTTTCCCAAAAGTAGGCTCGTTGGAAAAATACGCCCAATATGGTATGCCTTTGACCGGTTCCAAAAGAGATTCTGGGACAAGATCGCCAATCAGGGCTCGCGACGCGTTGTCGTCTTTGGTGTATACGGTGATGGTATACATGTTGTTGAGTTTGCTTTTGAAATTTTTGGTTGAAAAGAGTTTAAAACGGTAATACGCGATTACCTCTCCTTTCTTGATATTCTTTCGGGCAAACAAACCAACGCCTTTCATTTTATCTTTCTTCAATTGCACCTTGAGGGATTTAGGATCTGGCGTATTTTTCATCACATAATTGTAATCCAATATTTTCAACATTTATATATACAAATAAAAAATAATATTATAAATGGCATTTACATCCCTGACCCTGAATAGTTTACAAAGATTAAACGAGGATGACGCCGCTTGTCCAATATCCCCAAATCCATTTGAATTTACCATTTCGGCCAAACAAACATCGAATTGGATTTTTAAACGAAAAATTTTTTCTCGAGTAGGAAATACCAAGGTTACAGATGCGTTTGATATGACTGTCTGTAATGTGTTTATTCCCAAAGCACTCGTACCGATTCAGCCAACACAGCTTTTTTTACAAATAACAGTTGGTGGCATTCAAGTATTGGATAAACAAATAGGCCCCCATATTAAATCGGCATCGTTTTTATCTGGTTATACTGGTCCATGTTTGCCCTATCCTGACGAGTTGCCAAATTATAACGGAACGTGGCCACTAATTCCGTTCTCTCCCAAAGAAACACCAGACAGTTGGACGTACTCGAGTTGCGGACACGTATCCTATAATACCGATTGGAAAGGTCTACCAGTGACCGTTCGTATACGAGACTCTCAGGGTTATACTCTGGAGCCTGGTGATGGATTGTTTACAGGTCCAACAGGTATGACAGGTAGTCTTTGCGACTTTCAAATATTACAAAATGTTATAACTGGTCCCACTGGAAGTTGTAATCCATGTGCATGCGATCCACAGTGGGTCAAAAAATACCTGTCATATAACAAAGGTACATATTCGCCTCCGTTTATTGATCCTCAATATCAACCCCTGTTCCAACCACAAAATCAGGTCATTGTGATTCTAAATTGTCAGTACCTAGAACAATATGCAGATGGAGTTGGGTTACAGGAATGTTTCACAGACAAACGATAGAGCCATTTCCTTAATATAATGAAAAAATGCATCAAAAGAGAAAAACAATAAATAATTTTTTCTATATGAATATAAATAATATGCTTAAAGTCTCTTGTTTCAATAAAACGTCCCTCAAGGAATCAGAGATAGAAGCGACTCTTCATGATGAGGAACTCCAAGGTATATTGATAGGTGAAATTGATATATCGACCTTGTGTCAAGATATATTGGCTATCACAAAATCTAAACTTGCCGCAGTGATTACCAGCACAACAGATAATCCATTTAATATAGTATATTCTACCAACCCTGGAATATCTTTTTGTCAGCACCTGCCTATATTGGCAACGACAGCGACGACGGTTATTTCCAATTCAGTAGAAGAAGACCCTAGGAATATTGGCCATAATCTTGGCCAATGTGCCATTAAAAAATTGTGCTCAATACCCATTGTAAAAGACAATACAGTCTATGGGAAAATAATTCTAGCCAATAGGAAAAAGGGGTATTCAATAAATACATTATCTACCATCCTACGGCAAATATCACTAATTTCTACAATTGTAATTTCAAACGACGATAACATGTTGGTTTCGTGTAAGAAAAATTCAGAATTGGTATTCTTATCTACAATATCTCACGAAATGAAAACTCCTTTACATGGTATTTTTAATATGATTGCATTGTTACCTACGGTTGGTACCCTCAATGAAAAACAACAGAAATATATCTCTTTTGCATTATCTTCTTGTGAGGATCTTGTAGAACTAATATCAGATGCAATTGATTACCAGAAAATTAAAAATAATACTCTTGGAATTCAAAATGATACTTTTAATCTACGGGAAATGATAACAAAGACAATCGAATTGGTGAGATTTAAAGCTGAACAAAAAGGATTAACTGTAGAGTTATCAATCGGTGAAAAAGTTCCAGACCAAGTATATGGTGATAAAGATAAATTACGACAAGTTTTGATAAATATAATAGGTAATGCTATTAAATTCACGGGAAAAGGTGGTATTATAATAAAGGTAGAACAGTATCCTGCCAGGATTATCTTTACTATCCAAGATACAGGTTGTGGTATCAAAAAAGAAAATTTAGAAAATGTTTTTATAGAATATTTTCAAGAAGAAAAATATTCTAAAAATGGAATTGGTCTTGGATTGTCATTGTCAAAGAAATTGGTACAAATGATGGGCGGAGGTATTTCAGTAGTTTCAAAATACGGTCATGGTAGTACTTTTACCATTGATCTACCTCTTGCACAAGAACGATATAAACTAGAAATGTCTTCGTCTGATGATGAAGATTTATCGGTCCTAATTGTCGATCCTCTAGATAATAATAGAATTACTCTAAGAAAATTTCTTAGACAATGGAAAATACATGTAGATACATCTTCTACCTTTAAAGAAAGCCGTAAAATTATAGAAGATGATAGATACAATGTTGTGATAATTAATCCAATATCCAATATAGGGGAAGCAGTTTTATTTACCCGGTACATGGAAGAAAAATATCCAGATAGTAGAATTGTTTGTATTGGTGAAGCTGACAATATTAACCTCCATTTTGATGCGGTTATCTCAAATATAAACGATAAAGAACAAGTATACAATGCTTTATTATCTGTAAAGAAATTACGTAGAAAATCTGTAGGGACATTGTTACGTGGCGATATTAAAAATTATAAAGTATGCGTTGTTGAAGATGATCAAGTTTCTGCTTTTGCATTACATGAGATTCTTGTTAACCTAGGAGTTGCCGATAAAAATATTGTCGTGATTGATAATGGTGAACAAGCCATAAGAAATATCATCCATACAAAATATGACATTGTTTTTATGGACTGTAAGTTGAATGGCGATCTCTCTGGAATAGATTGCACCAAAATTATTAAAGAAAATAGTATCTATATCAAAATAATCGGTGTAACCGCATCTGTCACCGAAGACGAGAAATCTACCTGGCTAAATTCCGGATTAGATGGATTGATCATCAAACCATTTTCCTCTGACGCTATCAAAAACGTATTGTAAGATATTATCGTAAAGATTTAAGCATAGAAATTGGTTTGAGTTTTGGATTTGGGTCTTTATTTGGTTGTTTAAAAAATAATTGTCTCTCCTCCTCATATTCTGGGTATTTAAATTCACCCTTGAAATAAGCAGTAGATTCGAGCTTCATTAAATATACCAATCTACAGTTGCTATCACAGAATGGATAATCTGTCGAGCAATTTGATAAACAATTGATACACATTTTATATTGGTATTCAATTTTATATATCTTTTTTGGGAATTTTCTTTTTCTTAAAAGAAATTAGATCTTATTCAACGAAATCTTTAAAAACTACGCTATTGTATTGTTCTTCAGATGGCAAGGTTTCTGCAATTGGCAAGCCTTGTTCTTTAGCCTTTAAATTATACTGTGTCAGTTTGATATAATTCTTATGTTTTCCTAAACCGTCATTAATCATTTTTGTCGATTTTTTCTTTCCTATTCCCCAAAATTCAACATCGTAATCACAAGAAACACCAAGATTGTATGGCAATGGTTGGATTTGTTTGATTTTTGTATAATCGATATCTAACCATTTTAGACCCAATGGTAAAGCAGGTAATTCTTTTAATGGATTATCAGAACAGATCAATCTTTTTAACGATGCTGGTAGTTTTGGTAATTTTATTATTTGATTTCTACGACAATCTACCTCTATTAACCCATCTGGAAAATCGCCAAGATCTGATAATTCATTGTCACCACATATTAATTTTTGTAAAGTTGGTGGTAAAACAGGCAATGTCTTTAAACGATTATTTTCACAGTTCAATTCTATGACACCACTAAGATCATATCCATCTAGGGATTTTAAATTTTTATCTCCCAAATCTATTTTTTTGTTAAATTCTCTGACTTGGTCAAATGATGATAGTGATGGGTATTTTTTTAGCAATTTAAAAATATTGATAGCATTATCTTTCTTGTTCATCAAAGATTGAGATTGAACATGCATCTGATATTTCTCCCCTTCTTTTTTAGGATCTTTGGGTACTATTATGTATAGGGGGCCATCTTTGTTGTACGTATCAAACATATTTGAAGATTTTGTAGAAGCGGTACACCATTTAGTTCCTTGACCATAGTAGCATGACGCTTCTTTTGTTTTAGGATGATAGACTGTCACTTCATCTGTTTTAAATGAAATTTCTGTATCTGCATGAACTTGTTCCGTCTCTTTCAATTCTGTTTTTCTTTTTTGTAGAATAGTCTGATATTTATCCAACAACTCATCTATACCATGTTGAGTAAAACCTGTGGGTACTGTTGAAGAAGTGGTTGATATAAATTTAGATGCTTTTTTAGACTGGGATGCCTTTGAAGGTTTTGTACAACCAGCAAGACCACAATAATTGTCTATATTGCGTTCGTTTGTCCAAGGCTTACCGGGTTCTCCCTGATCAAGATTACCACTTTCGACAAGATAGAAATAGTCTGTTAATGCTGGTTGTACTCGCGATAAAACATCCTCATACAACTTTATACCACGTAAGATATAGGAATTTACTATCCAGCGTAGATATATTTTATTAGGAGTTGGATCTGCTTCAATAAAACCTTCTGGCGACCAGTTGGTAGCAGTTCTATCTTCTTTTAAACGCTCTTCTAAACGGTCATGAAATTCTGTGAATATCTGTTGAACTTTTGGCAATGATTGTGACAAATCATATGCACTCATTTTAATACAATAGAAAAAAATTATATAAATATGCAGTCGATAGATTGTAGTTTAGAGTGGATATTGGAAGAGGGTGAATATGCGCCGAGATTAAAGGGGCATAGGGTATTGAGACGATTACCTATTGTCTATTTATGGACAAAGGATCCTGAACCGTATAAACAATATAAGCAATACCTGTGTAGTAGTTTTATTGATTCAGAAGAATATTTGTATTTTGCCGTCAAGAATGAATATTTCGATGAATGGAGAGCGGCAACATTACAGGAACCTCCTTTTGATCACGACGATAACCTATTAGATATAAACGACGACGACATCACATCCATACACGACTATCCATCTCTCTTGGGGAAAATGCTTTTATTAAATGCACAAACTAGTTAATCTTTTTCATTTCAAAATGAAAAACCTATTACGAATTATCGACGGCAAACCAAAGAAGTCTAATTTTTTCACATAAGAGATTGTGCTGTTTCGAAATAGTTTCTGCTTGTTGTTCAACGGTTTGTGTTAGTTGCAATACCTGCTTTTCCAACTGCGATACACGATCTTCAAGGCCAGCGGGATTTGATGGACGAACAATATTATCTGTAGAACAAGTTGTATCAAGTTCGTAATCGTCACCATCTACAAAATCTGAAATATATCTCGTCGCTGGACAAGAAGACATTTACAATTGTGTATTCCATTTAAAATATTTTTTCAATTTTTGTATTCCTCCTACGTCGGTAAAGCGCCGCGAGTCAATTTTTGTATTCCTGCTACGTCGGTGTAATATTTCCATGCCGACGGAGCACCACAAAATTGAAAAATGTTTTACAAGGATCCAATAATTATAGAAAGATGTTACGAGTGGTAAAATGTTCGACGGTTGAGAAGGCGAAAATGGGAAATTTGTATGTAAATCCGTATCATTTGTATGATGATCCGTTTGAAATTGCAATTGGAGACGAGTTTTATTGGATTTATACAGACCCGTCTATTCCCATCGGACATGTAGCCATTCCGGCAGTCATTCGACACAAATACAACATCGACCTCGACGATATCATGAACGTTGTAACGGTATAAAGCCCTTGTTCATATAAAAATATGAATAAATAAAAAATTGAAAAATAATTTCGCTTTCTAAATATGTTTAGAATTTCATATGACAAACTTATCTTGGAATGAGACTACTGGCGCTTTTTCAATTGGCAATGGAGAGAACAAGAAGATCTACTGCGTTGGGTACTCACAAACCGAAACAAAAATTGTAAAATCCCTAAACGTTACTTTGCCCAACAATGTGCCTTGGTTTCTATGCCAGGCGAACAATGGGACAAATCTCCGTATCTTTTCAATTTCACGAGAGGAATATGAAAAGATGACCCATCGTTATACTCCTTGGCGTGAAACTGCCGATCGTGTCTGGTTTATGGCCACGTTTAAGAATATCGAAGGCCATCTTCGCACTTGGGTCTCTCGCAAGACGTTTGGACAGATGTTTGATGAATGTGTTGGTGAACAAACAATTCAGATGGTTCTCGATATGACCAAGGGTTATTGTATTTCGTATTTCTTACGTCACAAGGAAAATGATCTCTACAATGAAATGAAGGATGAGGAATCATATGTTATTCAAAATCTTATCTGGGATATTGAACATCAGAAATTTGTCACACATCTCGTGCCTTCACCTGCACCCATTCGACCACCGGTTCTCATCTGTTACAACGAGTTTGCTACCCCAACTACAAGCCGCACGATTGCGCTTGACTTGGTCAACAATCAACCCGTCCTACTTACAGTCTTTGATACGGTTGTAGAAGCGGCGGATGTCCTTAATCCCGATGCATGTCTGGCATCCTCGTTTCATTCGTACAAGTATATTACACCTCATGACGAGAATATTAGAAAGTTTAGGTGTCGTGCCCATAACCGCTTTGCCGCCCTCTTTGCCGCCGAACAAATCTTATATAACCAGAAAAAGACAACAATGCAATCTGTAGAAAATACAACATCAACAGACGAGGGTAAGACATCATCACCAGAAAAACGTGAAGCGCAGACATTCTCCGTCGTTAAATCTGAAATCGAGCAGGAACTAGAGTATGCAAGACGCGAGTTGTTTACTGCACAGGAATTGGAGCAGTATCAACTCGCAGTCGAGGCGGGCAAAGACGAGTTGTTTAACGATCTTTCTCACAAGGTGAATGGTAATTTCATTGTCTTTCCTCCACGTTTGTATCGAGAGTGCAAAATCAAAGACATCCTCGAACAAGCAACACGCAAGGCCTTTGATAAACGCCACGACTTTGTCCGCTCAAAAGTCTGGGCAAATCTCTGCAAATGTACCGAAGTCAGAACAATCTGTGCAATCGAAGAATTTCTGTCTAAATATGGACGTTTGACACTAACGTAAGGATAAGTAATGGAAGATCGACGTAATGGAAGATCGACATAAAAAAGATCGACGTAAAAAAGATAGAGATAGCCAAGTAATAATAAAAAAGTTTCATATAAAATATGAAAAAATCTACATACATTTAGATCCTGTGCAATTACCAGATGCACAAACGGTGGAATTTAGACATGGTTGTCCTTTAGCCAACGCTGAACAATATGCTAAACCATTTATTACAACAGTATTGGGGCAGCATTGATTTAACCCACCCAACATTGCTCCACAAGATGCGGGCAAACATTGACAATCTTTCGCGCATCCTAGATTTTGTGGTGAACAAGTACCACTACCTCTACTAATTAAATATACAATTAAATAATATAAAAACCAAAGACCAAAAATTCCAATACCAACAATTTCAGCAATTGTAGAAATTTCCATTTATATATTTTTTTATATTTTTTATATAAAATGGAGTGGACGACAATATTATTGATATCCATCGCCGCTATAGTTTTAATAGGAACCATAGTGTATTTTATTATATACCATATCCAAGACCAAATACCTACAGGTGGAGGCGGTAATCCGTCTGGAGGTTGCCCAAATAAAAGTATGACCATGGTCAGAGAAGTATTTTTCGTAAATTTTACATTGTCTGGGCTTCTAGCGACGGATTTTATGGTTTGTTTAAATCCGTATGATAGTACGTGTTATGGTTCTCATATAAACCCAGTTTATGATACTACTTTTCAAGAATTGAAATCATCGTTTTTTAGATTAAATCAATCTTATAAACAAGTAGGTGCACAAAATGTGATTGACCAAGCACACCAAGGATTTTATCCAGACAAGAGTATCTCAGGTTTATATGATTCAGGCAATGTTTGGTTTCAAGATAAAATGCCAGCAGCTGCAAAATTTTTAAAGAATATAAATTATTCCACTTTAGCACCTATATTGATGAATGGAATGCAATTTGTTCAGGGAACTGGTTACTCTTATAATTTTCAATTAGCGCCTCCGCAATATACGGGAATTGATCAACGATTCAATGCAATGGTTAGAAATAATGCATCTGTAGAATATGCAAACGATCCAGGAGATTATTACTCTTTTCTACCTGGTTCTGCCGGTAATAATGTGGTCAGTACAATTTTTGGCGGTCGTAATGAATATGTGAATATGCAAGCAACTTCTATTACAATGGCAGTCTACGGTTATAAACCTAAACAGGTATTTGCTCAAGTCCCGCAACGTGTGTTTTTAAAAGATAGCTGGAATTCTACCTATACCAGTGATCTAACAGCTGAAATTTTACCATTTAGTTCTCAATATTGGTCATTTGCCAGCGTTGCCCAAACAGGTACAAAACTTACTGGGCAAGAAATACTTTACTTTAAAATAAATGCATCAAATACAAGTCTTGTAGATGCATTTGGTGTTGGTGCAGTACTAGTTAATCAGACCAAGATGCCACAAGTTTCATGGGATCAATACCAATTTTCCTATGCTCAGGGGTACAATGCAAATGGTATTAAAAATGGAGTAGCAAGTCCAGTTCTTATTATAGATTCTGCGAGTAATTTATTTACAGCGTGGATTGATGAATCAAATTCTAGTACATATGGCATAAATACAAAAGGAAAATATGTTGGTACTACAGATTCTATTAATACACCGGTTGCGATGCCAAATTGCTCGCAAACTACTCAAGAATCTGGTTATACTTTCAATGTTTTAAATAATGCTGTACCAAGTATTACCTCTACCGCATTACCCTCTCCAGCAACCACAGATTGTAGCGGTGGTATATTACAACCAAATGCCGATTTTGTATATTGGGGAGTTAAACCAGATAAAAACAACTGGATTACTACGCTAGTTACACCAAAATGGCAAGCAGCAGCAACCTCTGGAGATATCCAACTCGTTGCCTTTAACATCTCGGGTGCATCTCAATGGTCGATGTATTGTTAATACTATCTCTATGGTCTATGTATTGTCAAGACTATCTTAATATATTGTTAATAATATCTCCATTGTCTATTGTAAAGACTATCTCCATTGTAGACTAAAAGATACAATAATATTTACGTTTTTTTATATTTGTGATATAAAAAATGATTCCTGTGACATGGATGGTTGGGATAACATGTATTGTTTTGCTCCTTATTGGATTGATTTATTATTTCCTAACGCGTATATTTAACCAATTGGTGCCAGCTACTAATCGTTTACAAAAAGAAGTATTTTTGGTACAAGTTTATGGTAGTAATTTATTGGGAAAAGGATTATTAACCGCACCTTATAATTATGCTACGTCCTCACAAATCAACGATGCTATAAAAACTGGTTTGAGAGCAAAAGTTTCATCCGGAGATTGGATTTTATATACAGAAAGCGATGTTACTATCTCAAATATGTTACCATATGCGATGATCTTGACTGGTACAGAATTTAGCAATTCCGATGATATCAATTTTATAAAAACTACACAGCCTACAGATGTATCTGCAACATATTGGGTATGTATCTATGGTTATAAACCTATTCCTCAATATGATAGATGGTGGAATTTATTTGCATTGGATCAAAATTTTCCAATTTTACAAGCAAATTATCACGGAGTTCAAGCGTTTAATTCTACTTCTTGGAATGCGCCTCAAGATTCTACCGCTGTTCTTTCTGGTGGGAATGAGATATTTTGGATTTCAATAGAAAATTATACTCCTGTATCACCAGCAGATTTTTCAGGTCAACTTGTAGATGGTTTCAAAGTGGGAACAACAGATCAGTATTTTTGGTCATTTGCAAATGGTCTTGGAGATGGTTGGATACAGACAGCTATATCTGCTTCCGCTCTAGATAAAACAGGTGTGTTTCAAGTATTTGCATCAAATACAGCCGTTCAAAGTAGATATGGTGGATTATACCAATGCACACCATGTTTGAACAATCCTGCATACAATACATACAAGCCGGGTGTTGTAATGTATGCAATTTGGGGCAATAAAGCCAAGGCAGTGAAAAACAGTAATTTCCTTACCGGCCATAATATTACAGTCTATGACTTTAATATCGCCAAAGTCTCACAATATGACTAGCGCATTCCTTTCACCCAGTCTAATTTGTTTTCGTCGACAACTTTCATAAACTTGGTCTTTCCATTTTCGATCAAGTATTTACGTGCACGTTTACAACATTTTATCTGGTTGGTAAATGTTCCAGGTGGGTTTCTTGGAGCAGATGCTCTCAATTCAAATATGTCCTTGTTAATCTGTCGCAGAAATTCTTCAAATTCAATGTCCCATTCGTCCATTTCTTTTCGTGGTCCGTTGAAATAAATTTCAGTTTTTTGAAAAATAAAAAATGATTTAATATAAAATGGATGATTCGACGAAATATTTATTAGATATTATTTTTTTGGTAGTTCTTGTTGGATTAATTATAGGTGCGTATTATGTTTTTAAGAATTCAATTGCTGGCAAGGTGTTTGGTGATGTTTTCGGTGATATAGATGGCTTTCTCGGATGGGCTGGTGCACAAGCCAAAGCATGTGTCAACGATGGTGTCACAAGTTCAGGTTGTACAGTTGGTCCTTGGGCGATTGGTGCTGGTATTCTATATGCAATCTTTAGTCTTTTGGGCGTTCTTGGCATTCCTGGGTTATTAAAGAGCAAATTGGCAAAAATTGCAGAATCGTCAGAAGCAACAAAAGATATAGTCTCTACAGATAACATCTCAAATATCATAAAAGACGAAACGGCTGCTTTGGAAAAAGATCCAGTAAGATCAAAAATGTCTGATGACGCTAAAAAACTTGATATTCAATTACATGCCAATAAAGATCTAACAGACGCAGTTAGAACGACACTCTCTGGCAACGATCCTACAACTGGCCAAGACGCAGTAAACGCTGGTAGAGAAACCCAAACCAGTATTAAAGGTGGATATTCAGATGTAACAAATGCGGAAGTTGAGAAAAATGATGCAAACGCAGAAATTCCAGAGGATTGGTAACAAGAAAAGTTTCTATGATGTAAAAATCTTTTTGTAAAAAGAAAAAAAATAGTTATTATAAAAATGCCTTGGATATGGATATTTTTTGGAGTGGTGGTAATATGGTTTTTGTTTATAAAGCCGTTGCTTGATTTTAGTATCTGGATTGCATGGTGGAATAGTTACAAAGATACAGATGGTAATAGTTACAATTGTTTAGATACAATAAAATTAGCATATAACAAATTTTCCCCGTTTGCCTATTGGGTTTATACTTCTTTTGTACCTGGCACTAGTTTAGATCCTGGAAGTGTCAACTTTATTTCAAATTTAATGTTGACAAATGCAGAAGGTCTAGTTAATGGAGGTAAAATATCACCTCGTGAATTATGCAAAACAATCGTACCGCAGCAATTACTGACTGGTAAAGCTTGGCCAACTTCAGTTGATGGTTGGAAAACCTTGATCGGCAGCTGGGCAACAAATACAAACGGGGTATACAGTTGGACTGTTACAGACTATCCAAACTTTTTATATAAAGATTGGGGCATTCCGGCAAATTCACCTCTTGTAAATGGCTTCCTCAGTAACAATGCTAACGTCGTTAGTGGGATGGAACCTCTCCTTGGATTAGTAGGTTCAGAAGGCGGCGGTTTCGTTGGTATGGTTCAATATATACAAACGCCAGAATGGAGTGATGCAAAGCTTGTTTCAAATGTTTGGGGTACAATTGAGCCACCGCCAAATGTTTACAAAGGGGACCCAACTACCAATCCAAAAGGTTGTCAAGCGAGCAATTATGTTTCTGGTATTTCGTCTGGCCTCATGTCTGGTATATTTATAGCTGGTGCGTTAGGTCCTGAAACTGGCGGTCTGGGAGTGATTGTAGGAGCAATAGTCGGAATTGGCACTGCCGCAGGTAATATCTTATCATGTGCTGGTACGTAGTATAAAAAAATGATTTATTTATAAATTAGATAATGGGCAAGAAAATGTGGTATCCATTGTTTATAGTGTCTTATATGGTCACACAATGCCCTGTATTGAAAGGATTGCCTTGCTGGTTTTTATTTATGATTACAAACAATCCAGCGTTTATCTTTGCTGGATTTGGTGATTATTTCCTAGAGACAGATTGTTTCCTAGCAGGTGTTGTTTCTTTTACCATCTGCAATCTATTTTTGGGTCCTGAGATTATTCACATGTTTGAAAATATTAATTTAGCATGGATATTTATTATATTGTCATTACAACTTGGTTTTATCCATTTATTCAGTCTATATTTTATCTTTGTAGACATTTATTTGGCTTCGTTGCTAAATCTCTTGGCTGGACCAAATAAACTCGCCGCTATGTTGTTTGTAATATCTGATATCTTTGTATTATCCCAGTTTGCCGGTTATTCAAGTTCTTTTATTTCACTTCCACTCTATTGGACTGCCATGTGGTTGTATAGTAAAAATAATTAAAACCCAAAAAATATATTTAACGAAATATAATAGGAAATGAGCGAGGTATTGTGTATCGAGACACAAGACCAGAATTTTTACGGAAAGATAACTACCGATGTATACGAGATAGAATGGCGATTTTCACAAGAAAGTCAGTGTTGTGAACGACCAACTGTCGTGTTTTCTCAGGATATCAATTGGCTACAAGGTAAAAAGATAAGCAGTTTTGATTTCAACGTTTATAATCGATACGCTGAACTCATACTTATTATTGAAGATAATGATAATTTCGAGGTTCGTTTTCAAAACGACCATAATGGCTACTACCCTCACAATCTAGATATCTATATCGACGGTAACATAAAATGGAATACTGCCTTGTAACAAAACTGAAAACTATTCTCATTATTTATAAGAATACAGACAAATGACAATGCATCAGCGTTTGATGAGTGAGATTACTGATTCGACTATGTTGATTACCGATCTTACAGCCAGAGTGAATAATTTATGGATGCAAATAAATAATCTGTGTATATCTTGTCAAAATAAAGAAAAAATGTATGACACATTTACCCATTTTTGTAGCAAGACATGTAAGGACACATATGAAAAGAAACAAATCGTACCAACTTTCGTAACAACTGTTTTAGACCTAGAACGTCTAGTCTACAAAGTATCGCCTAATACAGATGTGAAAATTAGTTACAACTGCAGGGTAAATGAAGATGGAACAAATTTTATCGGCCAGGGTCCCGTACAGATTACTGTCATCGTTGGCAGACAAGAATATAAAACCAAAACAAACCTGTTACCTCGCGATTTAGAACATCAATGGAAAGTTGTTCAGTACAGAGATGTATTTAGAGGAAAAAATCTAAAAACATCTGTGGGCATCTTGTTAGACAACAAATTTATCGGAGTCTGTCAGAGTAGAGGATTTTGATAATTGGTGGTAAAAATTGAAAAACATATGATATATTTAACAAAATATAGACAATGAAATTGTATGTTTTGACTCTTGGTATGATGGCATTTTCATTCACAAAACTACCATTACATTGTCATAAAAGTAAATACAAAAACTATATTAATGAGAATTAGAAATAAAAATGTATGCGACAGCATTTAAGAAAACGTTGCAGGAATTAATAAACGATGTGCAAGGTATTTTGAAATCAGATCGTTATGACGCGCCAAAAATCTTATCTACAGATCTTAAAGCGGCCGAGATTGCCATAGCCGCGTGCAACGATGAAGCGATCGTCGAGATAATGAATACTTTTGGCAAATTTGTCCTTCAATTTGAAACACAAATCCTCAAAAAAGATGTCGCGTTTTTCAACCGTCTAGAAATATGCAAAGCCTGCGGTCCCGACGGAAACCCACAAAAAGAACGCTGCGTGTGTTTGAGACCTTGTTTTAGTGACATAGGAAGATCTGATAATAAGGGGACTACCAACAGATCCGTTTCAGATAGATCATTTGATAAGATAGCCGAGGGTATCAATACCACTAAAAATAGCCACAAATGTAGATGTGATCCAAAATGTCCAAATTGTTCCGATTTGTTGAAAGAGTTGGATTCCAAGACGTTTAATGCGATTAAATATATCATCGGTCAAGCCGTAGAAGATTCAGACGAAGAGAAAAAAGAAGATATCGACATTATCTTTCAATTCATCTCTAGTCTTCTCACTTCTGCCAAAAAATACAAAGAACGATAGATATGGTGTATAATAATCAGAGGCTTTTCTTTTTAGAAAGAAAACAGATCATATTTACCCTTTACACGGCAATGAGGACGAGTAAAAGACCGACAAAGTAAAAGCCGAATAACAGACACAAGACGCCGAGGATACGTGCCCAATCTGGCAAAACCGGCCAGTACGTAATCAGGGCATACAAAGCAAAGATAAACAATATCACTTGAATAACATCCATCGGTGTCATTTTTATATATCACATAGAAAAATATTTTAGAAATATTTCTGATGAGAACTATATGAAATATAACACATAAAACTGAAATATTATATCAAAAATAGTAAAAAAAGGTAATGACTGTTTATATTGCTAGTATGAATTTGCGTGGCAAGTGGGCGGAACGTCCTGACAATGCTCTACTTTTGAATGTTACTTCTGCTCAGGGTAAAACAAACAAAAATCGTCTTGCGTTTTCTCCCATGACTGAAACAGGATACAGAGGTTATTACAATTTTGAAGCGTTTTGGCAAAGCGGTAAAGTCTACAAGGATATTCCAGAAGAGAAAACAAAGCAATTTTGGAAAGCAGTAAAACAACCCAAACGACGATACCCTGGTTCAAAAGGTAAAACTGTTCTCTATTCTAAATGGGAACATACTGACAAACTAGATTATGTATCTTCTCGTAAAAAAGTATATGTCCCATTGTATTATGACATGGTCAAAGATGAAAAACAGATTAGTTTTTGGAAGGAACAACTGAGCAACGGAAATGATATAGTAATATATGATTTCGATGGTCCTCGTCTCGATGATGGTTCTGTGACATGCCTAAAGGTAACTAGGAAATTACTACAAGAGAAAATCAACGATACCCGATTCCCTTTTGGACACGGTTACGTCGTCGCTATGCTACTTAAAGACATTTCCCTACAAAAAATTGTGGGTTAAAAAAATATTCCTTTACATAAATTCAAAAATAAAATATATAAATATTTTAAAAATGAACTGTTATAAATTTTATCCGATGAGATTTACAGATGGAATATTTAATGAGATAGATGCTACGTATGTTATACATCTAGAGGGAAATGGAAGATTAAACAAGATAAAAGAACAACTAACACGATATCACCCTACAAATCAGGTATATATCCTATTCAACAAGGGATACAAAAAATGTAAAAAGTCGCCCAATATCACAATACCTCCCCTGGATCTCGTAGATGCATTTCTTACCTGCTTTAAACATGCCAATAACCAAAATTACAAAAACATCCTAATTCTCGAAGACGATTTCATGTTTTCAGACGCCGTCTTTCAAGGTGCTCCCAACATAGACCAATTCCTTAGAGATAACAAGGGTCCCTATGTTTACCATCTTGGAATCGTACCATATCTTCAAACGCCAACAAAGGCTACAATTAAAAATAAAATAACTGGGAAAGATGGCAATACATGGAACGCATTGGTTTCAACTGGAATGCATGCATGTATTTATACACCAGAAATACGTACCCAAATCTTATCAGAAGACCAACAAAAAATAACAGACTGGGATCTATTTTTAAATATTAATGCTACAAGATATGCTTATGAAGAACCTCTTTGTTTTCAATTATTCCCAGCCACAGAAAATTCAAAACACTGGGACAACACCTTTGGTATATCTGAATTTCTAAAATGGCTGTTTAACCTATTTGGAATGGATGAATCTATTCAAGGTTACACGTTTTTCTATCTCTTTTCAAAATGTATCATCCCAATAATCCTCATACTAATATTTCTAATTGCTATATTTTTAGTATTTTAACAAAAAGTGTGAAATAAAAGAGAACCCAATGACAACAGTTGTGACGATAAATAGCCTACAGAGATACAACTTTGATAATCAGATAACAAGTCAGCCGAATCCATTTGATTTTATTCTCCCAATTCAGGTTACATCCAATTGGGTCTTTGAAAAAACTCCTTTTGTGAGAGCTACGAGATTTAATGTAACTGAAGGATACAAAGTAAAGGCATGCAAAGTTATGATACCGAGAGCATTTGTTCCAGATAAGCAACCATTGCTATTTCTCGAGATTAAAGCATCTGGCATTCCTATAATCGATAAAACGATTGGCCCACATATAAAAAATATAAATATAATCGGTTATACCGGCGTTACCGGTATTACAGGAGGATGCTGTGTGCCATACCCTTCAGAATTACCAAATTATAACAATACATGGGCGTTGACGCCCTGTGGTAATACTGATACGCATTATCTTTACGAATCATGTGGGACAGTATCTCTTTATACCGATTGGAGAGGCGTGGAATTACATGTTAAAATTAGAGATCTATCAGGCTATGTCCTTGACCCACCATATCCTCCAGCAAATGGTTATACCGGTTTCGGAAATATGTGTGACTTTTCAATGGAATATACACCAGATCTTTCTTGTAAACCCTCTCCTTGTAGCCCAAATTTCGCCCAGGAATTTCTAGAATGGAAAAATAATTGTGCTAGTAAGAACTTGGAACTTTCTCCTAATTTTGGACCTTTTTTCCAGCAATACAATCAAGTCATGATCATCCTCGTTGTCGAATATGTTGAAATTGTTATAGAGGGAGATGGATGTGATGATCAGTAATACAAAATAATTCTATATATTTTTATATTTGATATATAAAAAATGACATATAGTTGGGATGGAGAGGATTATATGTACGTCGCTAAAGATACAGAAATTACCCTACCTAAAGAATGGCCTGAAAATTTAAAAATAATAAATATAGACCACTGCAAGATACTAAACAAAGGAGGATTAGGCATATCATTTTATTTACCAAAACTTCCATCTGGTTTAAAAACGTTTATATTTAGCGATTCTGGTTTAAACGACTTTTTTCTCACTTTTCCAGATGGATTAGAAATGTTGGATATTTCTGATAATCCAGGATTAGAATTAAGTTTTGATTTTCCAAATAGTTTAAAATATTTGTATGTTCAAAATAACAATTGGGATATTAAGAAATTATTACCGTTGCCACCAAATTTGATAGATTTGAAATGGCGCGGAAATGATTTTGATGATATTAAAACCATGCCAATTTTTCCCTATACATTAAAATGTATCGATTATATTCCTACAATAGGACATCAATCTACGTTTATGAGATATAATATAGATGATATAAAAGTAGCCGCATATAATAAAATTGCTGAAATCAATGATATCGCAACTATAGATTCTATCGATGATATCTCTGAAGAAGATTACAATAAAATTATTGCCTTTGATACTAGAAAAGAAATATCTCGCGCGACAGATATTGGATTTCTTTTAATAAGTAACGGGATACCGCCACTTGTTGCAGCCGAAATAGCATCGTGGGATCGTAACAGAATAGCAGATACGCCAACTATATCTGCATTTGACGTTGCTCAAATAAATGGTCTCATGGAAAATTTACAACAGACTATGAATTATGTTAAACGAAAACCAACTCTCCACAAACTCCAAAGCAAAGCCCAACAATCTAAAAAATAATGGTTCTATATTTTTATATAGAAAATTTTACATTCCACCAAATATGCCATCGTTTGCCTTTATCCAGCAGCCGGAACAGATGCCATGATAAAACATGTGCTTGCCGTTTAAAAGTAATTTACAATAGCAGCAAACTTGCCAACTTTCATGAATATAGTTTGAACCAGTGGCAGCAAGTTTACAAGAAAACCTGCCATCTTCCCGGTCAGTTCCTAGTTGTTTAAATCTATGCCATTTACCACAACAGAGAACCGAGTCGTTTAGGTATTCAAGTGTTGCATCCTTGACAATACCATATTTCCATACCGCTCCGCAATCGACACATTTACGATGCCCGTGTTCTATCTCGACTGTCTCTTTTCCACAACAAAGATGAGTCATCTATCCATTTCATATTTTTATATGAATATTTTCAATTTTTGTGATGCATATAAAGTCTAGTTAGTTTAATGATTTTTCTGTAAAGAGACAATTGGATCGTGTTGCAAGAGAACCTTGTAAAAGTTGTTATCGGCGACGTAATCCTCACTGTCAAAGATCCAAATTCCGACGCCTTTCTTAAACGCCTCTGTCATCTTGGCCGTTGGCAAAATACCCGTAGTTTCGTAAACCCATCGTAAAAAGCAAAACGACGACGCACAACCTTGTAGCATCGCCAAATCACAAACGACACGAAGAACCTTTTCTCGGGTAATTGGAGTTGCTGGTTTTGTGATCTTGCTTGTCACATCTGCAACGATTGTGTCAATATTCCACCTCTTGATCGTCGCACGAATTGCCGATTGATGAAGCGTCTGCGTCTTGATTTTTTGATCAAACCGTTTCAAATCCTCAATAAATGCCATTTTTCTCTAAAGATAATGACTATTTTAGGTTTTTTCATCTTTTATTTCAATTTTTTGCTGTTGATGGTAAGTTGTTGTTATTCAGATGTGTCCATGAGATCGGGTAAGACTGTCGCTGGTATTTCAATGATAAAACCTCCCAAAGGGCCTATTCCATTGTCTATTATTAGTTGCATCATTTCCATTGATATTGGTAACTGGACTGAACGCGAAATACCAAAAATAGGTTGTTCGGGAAAATCAATCAATGGTGGCATGTCCTCAAGTGCCGGTTCCATATTTAAAGGATTAATATGACCTACAGGCTCTTCTGGTGGTACTTGTATAAACACTGAATCATCATCGCCATATATGACTGGGTAATTATGTTCTATCAATGATATCATACGAATATTTGATTCTCGCTGTACGCTCGAATCGGTGGGACTATTTACTTCGCTCCTCCTGCGTCGGTGCTCGTAAAAGTCCCAAAAAACTGGATCTTCTGGCATTTTTGTTATTATTTGTGTATATTTTGTTTATGTTTTTCAGTTTTTGTGATGTTCCGACGTAGGAGGAACACACCAACTTACGAGCGGCGCGAGTCAGTTTTCATCTATGAGGGATGCAATAACGTCGAGATCGAGAACAACGCCGGAAAAGACCCATGTCTGGAGTAGTATATCCCAAAGCCAGAGATCACCAGAAAGACTATCTATAAACATATCCACTGTATAAGCATTCCAACTCATATATTTATCTCTTTAAATATTCTTATCGTCGATTTCAGTTTTATCCCAAAACATTCCTTTGCATGTAAATGTGATGTTTTCTTTTTTGCCATCTTCTAACCATTCTATCATATCCATACGATAAACGGAATCGTATTCGGCATATAACTGATCTCGTATGATCCTCATGCATTTATCGTATACCAATTTGTATTGGTTATCTATATGTGACATTTTTTAATATATTTATTGCAATAAATATTTTTAATTATATAAATGAATGCGTTGTTTCAGGATGCAGATGATAATAATGATACGGGACGCTTTGAACGCATACAAAGCTCACTTTTCATGGGTCCCGGGACGTGGCACGTTTTGAAAGGATTTGCCTCTAAATACGAGCCAACTGAACGAAACAAGAGATTATACAAACAATGGATAGAACTTACATTGCAGTTATTTCCGTGTGATATATGCAGCACGCATGCCATGCTCAATTGGAAAAAACATGATATTAACAATTATCTTGAATCTAAAGATAGGCTATATTTGTATATATCAGCTGTATTACAAGATGGAGCTAATGAAGCCAAAGGCATACCGATAGATCAACGTCCTGACTTTTACGAGAATAAGCGGTTTATCTTTGAAAGCATGAACGGTGACTGTAAAAGATGTGGTCATTAAAATGGATTACTGAGTTTTTTTATGTATTGGGTTATACATAACTTTTTTTCGAAACTAAATAATGGAAAAACAAGTTTCGAAATTACTGCGCCGACAACATTTTGTTGACGTCCTTGACAAGTTTTTTGTGTTTATCATCTGCCATAACAAGAAATGCCATTTTTGTCTTGGTGCAAAACGTCCACTTTTTCTCATTTGCCTTGCTTCTAGTGACGATCCGTCTTGATAAAACATTGACAAACTTGTCCTCTTCATCCTCAACGCTTGACAACTTCTTCTTCAACATCGCGAGTTTCTTCTCATCATAACCATCGATGTAAAATACCTTTTTCGTGTCCTTTTTCGTTGTTTTCTTAACCTCCTTTTTAGCAACTGGCGTCTCTTCGTCAACTTCATCTGGATTTTCGACAAGCCAAGCGACAAGTGTGGCGAGTTGTTCTTTGTCATCAGAGACGATTCGAAACTTGTTATTCACATGTTGTTTTTTCGTTGGTTTATCGACAAGTGTCGTCGTCGCAATGTTTACAAATTTATTTTCAATGTATGTTTTTTCACGAAGGGCTTGAATAGAGTTTATCTGTGTACCTGAGAACCCATACGGCGGGAAGACAGTTGATTCTGTATCATCAAAGTCGACCTTGGCCGGGCTGATGATGGCCGTAGAGGTAGTATCATTGTCATCCGATGACGATGATGAGACATCCTCCTCATGTGCCTGATCGTACTCGACAAGACGTTGAATGAGATCGGCTTTGTTTCCCGACTTTTTGAGACCACGTTCCTCGAGGAGAACTTTCAAGGCAACAACTTTTTCGTTTTCATAGATGTTTGACATTTTGTAAGAGAGTTTTGTTTGTTCTAGATACCTATTTATCGATTTTTTCGTTAAAAAATCAGTTTTTTGGATCTTTAGGTTTATGAGAAAATTAACAATTTATATCATGTTTTTATGGTATTCTGGACCATCTAGACGATATATGTCCTCAAGTATAGCAGTTGGACGACAATGCTGACAAATCGTATATACTATTTCTCGTAAAAGTGTATTTTTGTATTTGATTTTACAATTGACAACAATATATTTTTCTTTATCGTTTACCAAATGATTTCCGCAATAAGAACAAAAGAAAACATTCTCAATTATCTTTTCAGTTGCTATTTTTTCCTGAGAGACATTTTTCAGATAGTCATTAATGTTACAAGTTTCGCATATATAAACATCTGCTAAATCATCGATCCACAAATAATGCTCACTTACATAAAGGATGTGATGAATAATTTCATTTGTTCCCTGACAAAGAGTACATGGTTTAGTTTTATCGCCGCAACCTTGACATTCAAATTGAACACAATGTTCGTTTTCATTTATCTTAAATTCTTTAGGTGATATTGTTTCAAAAGATTCTTCTATCATCTACTTTTATTGTTGTTTATGGTTATTTTTTTCAATTTTTAGAGATGTGTCTCGTATAGGTATACGAGAAAATTAGAGGTAAAGATTATTCGCATTCGACGAGTAAATAGGTATGTTGTTCGTTGTTTCCAGGAAACGTACAATCACCGCCAGATATAATCCATTGAGCCATTGTTCTCATAAACCACATGTCTGTGCCATCCCAAATTGTTTCGCAAACACGACCCTTTTTATCAAACTTTAATGTACACATTGTTGATTGTCGTTCAACGTTACCAAGAATATATGTTTTTGAAGGATCTGGCTTGAACGAATAATTATTCATTTTTTTCCATATTATAATTTTCAACTTGTTTTTCAATTTTTAGAGATGTCTAGAGAAAATTACATCATTCGTAATAAACGACATTTTTGACAGATGAGAAAATTATCTGCTTCAATGTCGATTTCGTTGCCTTTATATCTCAGAAAAAGTGATGCTTCAAGAAATGTTACTAGACATGTTTTTCGACAAAAAGAACATTGTTCACTACTGCAAACAAATTCTTCAAATGTTTGTTGTTGGACGAGACCCTTTAAAAAATCATCAACGCAGCAATTATCACAAATAACAACAAATGGGTTACCAAGGCGTAATATATTTGGAAACAAACAAATGTAATAGTATCGTTTATTGCTATTTTTATTACACATTATACAAGGTTCATCAGGCATTTGGCATCCTGGACATTCAAAATATTCACATGAAATATATAATACCACCTCAAAATCTCTCAGAGACATTTTATATGTTTTCTTTTTGTTTATCTTTTTCATTTTTAGAGATGTCTAACTAGAATTATTTTTGTCTAACCAGAGATAAAAATGTCTAACTAGAGGAAATTGCCCATTCTACTCCTAAAAACGAAAATTTAATTTCAAAAAATTATTTTAAATTTTGTTTTTGAATTTTTTATATTTTTATTTCTGGGTTTAGAAATATTTCTGGTTAGACATATTTTATCTATTAAGACATCCATAAATAAAAAAATGATGAGATGTAACTGTGGAATTACTGTTTCTAGACATAATATTGCGCGTCATATGACTACAAATTACCATCATCGCAACAGAGGAAGATATGTTGAAAAAGAAAAACAATATGATCCAGAAAAAGAAATTCTCTGTAAATGCGGTATCGTCATAAATAAATACAAATATAGACGTCATTTGAAAACTAACAAACATTGGAACAACATAGAAGAACAAAAGAATATTAGAGACAATGCATTAAATTTAACAACAAAAGATGATGAAACGTTATCGGATTCTGATACTTCTGGACCAATAGATTAATTTTTGTGATGTGTTGTTGAGAAAAGCGAAACAACGCACACCAATTTACAAGCGTCAGCGAGTTAATTTTCTCGTATACCTATACGAAATTTTTTGTTAAAAGAATGTTTAATTTATAATATATTTTTGTTGTACATTTCTGAATCCAAACCGTAACAATATTCAGTTAAAATTTCCTTGTAAAGGTTTGTATATATTTTTTCTTGAGCTTTAGTATCTGAATATTGTGAAATTGGTGAGATGTGAACAGCAAAAACAAATGAAAAATTCCAATGTTGCTGAATAAAACTGATATGAGGTTTGTTTATTGTGAAATATCCATCCTCATCGAGAACAAATTTTGTTATTTTTTTACCAATCATACTTTCTATAAATGGCACAAGTTCATCTGTAGACGTAAATGTTTTCATATCCCAGATACCATCATCAAACCAATCTGCAGACGAACGATACATTATCGAACCCATGATCACTAATTTTGCTACAGGTTTTTTATATTATTTTCATTTTTATCTACAGCCGCACCCCGTACATGCCGGTGCTTTATTGACTGGATAAGCCACATCACCAAAATTGCCAAATTGCTGAAAGATTTGGCCGGTTGGGTTATTTTTGTCGGTAGTATAGATTTGATAGATGACATATCCGATAATGGCAGCGACGCCAACAGAGACAATTAAACCAATTATAACATTACTATTCATTTATTTTAATCTGGAAAAAATATTTATATTTATTAAATGGAAATTGTATTTATGGTTGGTATTTTTATACTAGTTGTCTTGGTTGGAATTGCCGTGTATTTTATTGCCTTTGATCGTTCTGGTCCAAAGACCACCAAAATCGTCTCGTTTGTTACACCATCCGACGTTAATCCCGTCAAAAAACAAATCGCACAGGAACAAGGTCGCAGCTGCACCACATGTGGCGGATGTGCCAAGACAGTCTCCTTTTAATCCAAATAAATGACCGTTCTTTATAAGTAATATCTTTTATCTTGTTAGATAAATTGGGGTTGATTTTTAAAGAGCCTAGTATCTACCCAATAATATTTTTGTTATAGTTTTCCGAGTCTAGTTGAAATGATTTTTCTGTATGTGCCTGTCGTAACCAACGCCCTATTTCAGGGTAGCCATTGAGATCTGCCCATGCATCTGTGTCCCTAGGAATTAGTATGTTGAATTTGTCGAAAAAGTATTTCAAAATTGCCAATCCTTTGAAATCTGTAACACATGTACATAAAACCTCTTGATCTGGTAACACATTTGGATTTGTCTCATAAAATCTAATTATACCAGGCAAATCATACTCGTATATCAAATTATCCAATTCATCATCCAATTCAGTTGTCATATTTATCTTGGTAGATAAATTATCGTATCTTTTTCAATTTTGTAGATATCTATTCAGTTATATCATAGTCACCGTCGTCGCTATAATCGCCATCATCGTCGTCTTCGACAGTCTGTGGTCTGCCTCCATACCATGTGTCGCGATAGATTCGTGGGATGGCTTTGTAACCCAAAGCACGATAATTTTCTTGAAAGGCATCATTACAAAAATCAACTATCTTTTTTATTTCTAGTAACTTTTGCTGTCCTTTTTCCATATTAAACTCTAGGATCTTGGCTACTTTCTTTGGCGATGCTTTGTCTGGAATAGGTTTGATCTCGTTATTAAGATCGTTGAAACGTTCAATCACCGCAACACGAAATGTCTCTAAGATTTGTCTTTCCTCGCGAGCACGTTCGTTTTTTCTTTCCCTCAAGAACACCATCCTTCTAAAGTCACGATCGCATCCAATCTTGTTCAGCAGATAATTAACTCTGATATCTTCAAACCCTTGTTCGGCTAGATTTGCTATGCGATGGTGCACCTCGTAAACCCGTTGGCGATAGTGCTGAAAGTGACCGTACAAACGTTCGCTACCAATATATTGAAGGAACCCGATTTGTATGTCACCACAAGGTATATCATGGATATCGCGCATTGGTGCTCCACCGAGCTTACGTTGGAGTTCAAAGTAATGTGGGTTGTGAATCTTGCCTGTTTCAACTATTCCCGTCTTCCAACTGAAACCTGTATGACAGTTTGTACAATACATTTGATCGCAATTTCGGCTACAGATGCCCGATCCTAGTACCAATCTATGCGTGGCGCTGTCAATCTTTATTCCATAATATCTTCCTGCTCCAATACTCGTAATACTAATTGGCTCCAAAAATTTATCATCTCTGATTCCCAACAAATGATCTTTATTTTCCAATTTCAAATAATCAAAAACTGTTATTTCTACATCTAGTTCAATAATGCAATTATACAAGACAAGCGTATGATGCAATGAAACAATATAGTCTCGTGAATATTTTTCACCTGTAACATTCTTTTGCATTTGACTCACTGTAAACAATTCGTCCTTACCATTAAAGGCTTCCAAGACTTGTTTCGGTTTATAATCTTCTCCCATGACATGGTCGCCTACCTGTATATCTTGAATCTTTTTGATACTCTTGTCTCCCATGAGGATCTCTGTATCTTTACCGAAACAACCCTCTGTCTTGAATATTCTAGTATGACAGGCTGGACAAGACTTGGTATTCTTCATAATCTCTTTGGCCGATTCTATATCTTCTTGTTTGCATACATGTTTAATTAACTTGCCTTTCTTATCAGTTTTGTCTACTTCTCTAGTGGCATGACATGATTTACATATTTTTGTTTCACAAAGACCACATTCCCATCCGAGGCTTTCTATGAATCCTTTGCAGTCATCTTTAGGGCAAGGAAACATGTACGACCGTTTGTTCACACCGGCTGCTTCTCCTTCCGCATTGGGTCCATCTCCATTACCAAGCACGATATTCGGGTTCTCTCTAATGGCATATAAGTCATTACGTAATCGTCTCAATTGGTGGATCTCTTCTTTCAATTCGCGTTCTCTTTTTATATTTTCTCTAATACGATTATCGAGTTCATTCTTTCTTTTAGCCTCTTCAACTAACGGAATGGATAAAGGCAATAATTGTTTCTCCCGGTTAGCCGCTAGAACTTGGCGCGACTTTCTGTATGTTCCAGTAAGCCACGTGCGAGTAAAGTTCTTATGAAGAAAGAGATAATTTAATGGACTTTTGCAACTCATACAATGTGCAGATTGCGTAGATTCTTCGAGATATCGTTTGTAACACGCTACACAAACAGGATCAGTTCCTTTCGGGCAGTTGTCACATTCAATTGGCTTGCGCTTCTTGGTAAATGGCTCGGCGCAGACACCACAAGTTATTTCAGATGATTCAGAATCAGACATTTGTTATTTTATATGTATTTTTCGTATTAAAATCATTTTTTGTTATTCTAAATTTTTTGTATTAAATCGATTTTTCTTTATACGAGATATTCAACTACCCAATAATATTCTCATTATACTTTGGTCCGTCGATACGATAATTCCAGATGTTTTCAATTTTTCTCAATTGAATATCAATCATCCGATAGCCGTAAATATCACTGTCGATCACCTCGAAAGCATCATCAATAAACATTTGTTTCACAATTTCCAATGCTTGCACATCATATTTATCTTCGCTTCTTACAGAAACTCGCACATAATAATCATCGGATGAAAGATATTCCATTCCTGGACCACCACCAGAAAAATATATTGGTATTCCTTGTTTTTCTGCATCCTTGCGTTTTTCTTTATCCTTTTGTTCTTTTTCCTTACATCGGATAATTTTCTTTATCTTGTTTAATATTTGTATTTTCGTATCGTTGTACAACTGTGTGAAAAATTGGGTTGTTAATTTTTCAAATTCATGTTCAAGATTATGTATGTCGATTCTTTCTATTTCTTCCATTTTCTCTCGTATAGGGATACGACAACTTTTTTCATTTTTGTGAGTTATATAATGGTTTTCTCGATGGGTCTGAGAAGATATATATGTAAATTTTAGACATGAAAAAAGATGTTATAAAAAATAAAAAATAAAAAATAAAAAATAAAAAATAAAAAATAAAAAATAAAAAATAAAAAATAAAAAATATACAAAAATAATAAATATACAAAAATATAAAAAATATACAAAAATAATAAATATACAAAAATATAAAAAATAAAAATATTTGTAAACCATTGTAAAAAGGAAATTTCTTCTGTATCCCTATACAGAAAATCTTTATGTAAACATTTACATCCAACTCTTCTCAGATATTTGAGAACTTTCAACAATAACCATACAAAATAATATCTTTTATTTACACAATATCTGTAGTCGTTTCGCGTCGTTGACGGCACTAGGAAGCACGGTGTCTCCAGCGTATGAAAACAACGTAGGCCCGCGGCCGCCTACGAATGGGGTCTGAAGTTGACCTTGCAGAGAATCCGTATTATTAAACGCTACAATGCCTCCGTGATCAAGACAAGATGCAATAAAAACAAGTTGCTCATCCGAGTAATCACCACAATAGACCTGAGATTTCCACGTACCATGTAGCCTAAACATAGTCTTGTCAGGCTTATTATCTCCAACACTATTCCACAACGATAAAACATCAAAATCGAAAAAGGATGAATGAACGATAACAACATTCCAAAATCCCCTGAGGAGAGTAAATGTCTCTTTGCAAAACCAGGAAGAGTGACGAAACTCTACATAGAAATCTTCAGTTGAATAGTTTTTCTTACTCCATTTGGCTACTTTTAGGATACGCTCTCTGTTTTTATCAGTGTTTTGAAATGACGGAGGCAACTGAATAACAAAACCAAGCAATTTATCCTCTAGATGAGACATTGTCAGGTAGAAATCTGGAAAAAGAGATTCCCAATCTATCAATTTTTTACTATGTGTTAGATATTTGTTTACTTTTACAAGATATCGAAAAGTTTCAGGGACTTGCTCTCGCCATTTTTTTACGGTGGCGACAGAAGGCTGTTTGTAAAATGTAGTGTTTAGTTCTACCATGTTGAAATGTGTCGCGTATTCTTGGATATTGCATTTATCTTTGTAAAACGTCTTTTTAGACGGTATTGCTGTTTTTTGCCAACCTTTATAGCTGAACCCAGACGTTCCGATGTATTTGTTATTCATTATTAATTGTTAATGAATTTTTCTTCTTTTATTTCAGTTTTGTAGAGATTACATATTAAATTTGATGCGATTGTATGATTTTTGGACATTGTCAAAGATACGTATTTGTGCTAGTTGAGATACGTTCCAACATACCAAGACGTGATCGAGGATCCATGCGATAACCCAAGATGATAGTTGCATGGATGAGAAAACAAGTGCATAATTTACAAATATGTAATGATAAAAATATTTACGTTTGCATGTATAATGTTGAAATGTCTTGTTGAAACAAACATCTGTAAAAATACGTTTCAACAATGAATCTTTTGCGTTAAATTTCATCAATAACAAATAACCAAACATTTTTTGTTCTTGATCATGTGGAATAAATGGTTTTGGTAATTTGAGAGCAATAACATCACAAATTGTACGTCCAGACGCATCCTTGTGATTTATTTCTCTGACTGGTATTTCGTCATCCAACAATTCATCATAAACTTTTTCGAAATCTCTATTATACAAATCAAGATGCAAACGTGTAATATCTCCGATTACGCGACATGTCCTACCAATATTTTGTTGAACGATGCATGGTAAAATAGGCGGTCTATCGTTTGTCCGTTGTACCAAATGTTTATCAGACTTGGTATAATACAATGTATTTTCTATAAAATATGAAAAAGGTTGATTTTCCGCACAAAAACTCGTATAATCTTCGTAAATGCCGTTATACATTATTAGCAATTAATGTATTTTGTTCTTTTATTTCAATTTTTCGTAACAATAATATTATCATCTGGTTGTATATAAATTTTCTTTTGTGGATACAGTTTTTGTAATCGTTTTGAAAAGTTTGTGACGAAAAAAGTATCGTTATTATCACAACTTGTTTTGACGGATGATTCCAACAGAGATTGAAAGGTTTGAATAGACAAATCTTGGAGAACAATCGATGTACAATTTGGATATAGATTAGTGCAACTATATTCTACGATATATTTTCCAGGTATCTTGGCAACAAACATTTTACTTGATTGTCTATCGGTCGTAAAATAAAAATGATCCTCTCCACCTACAAATAATACATGCACATCACATCGTTCCGTCATCTCAAAAACCGACAAGTTCATTTTCTTTTCCTCTTACATCGGTGTATTGGTATACAGAATATTTTTCATTTTTTCTAATCCTCACACTTGATTTCAAAACCACCATCGTACAAGAGATAATAAAGTAACGAATTTGAAAAGATATAAAGGTGACATCCGTTGGTCATAGGCTTGGGAAAACTTACAATGCCCTTGTTAGGTCCATTTATAATTAGGGTCTCAGTCTCTCCACACCCGTATGATCCAATGCAGACCACTCCATAGCCAAATTGATATCTCCATTTTATTTCTTCTTGCTCTTCTTTTGTATATTTTTTAGATTCTCCCCAATTCTCTAAAATTCTACAAGTTGATTGCAAATTTTCTAATTTTTCATTCAGCGTATCTCTCAATTTTTGTAAGGATACATAATGTAAAGAATCTTTGATTTCTTCAAACCTGTTTCTTTTGATTTGTCGTTGTAAAATCTCGAGTTTTGCTTCTAAATCATTCCTTTGTTCTCTAAATTTAGACAATCGATCTCTATTTTTCTTTTCAATAGCCAACGGCAAACATGCTCTAATAATAACATCCTTTAGAGATAAATTTTGATTACCAAGAGACACAAAATGATAAAATCGTGTTGTTTTCTCGATCAATTTTTCCTCTTTAGAAGGTTCTGGTTGACTTGGCTCTTGTTGGACATCTTTTTCTTCTGATTCATCCTTTTCATTTACATAGATGGGTTCTTTGAGAAAAGTTGATACAATGGGATGATTGTGATGATGTAAGAGAACACATTTATCACAAAGATCCCAACAACAAATATCACAATTGTTATAATATTTCGATATTTCTATTATAATATCATCAAAACACAAATCACACGATGCATGCATAACCGATTCAAGAAACAACGATTTTTCTGTTGGATTATTACGATATAAATCCTTTGGATTTTTTCTTAACATATCAACAACAAGAAAAGGATACTTTTTCTCATTTTCGATTTGTTTCAGTTGGACATATTGTGTATATTTTTTGGAATCGGCCAACCAAATTTCATTACCAATTTTGTATACATATTTTTGTACTTGTTCTGTGTTTGAAGCGATGAATGGATTTGTTGGTTGTATCACCGTTGTTCGAGGTTGTGCTCTTGTAATAAAAGGGGTTGGACCATTTTCCGTAATTTCTACTTGTTCATCAAACGGATCGTGTTGATAATCCACGTCATAAATCTGAAAGATGGCCGGATGATGTTTAAAAAACATACGTGAGAACTGGGTGAGATAGAAGACGAGATGGATTGGGAGGTAAATCTTGTTTAATTTTTGGAATTGTTCGAGTTCTTGTAACGTATATGGAGGTAGTTTATACGTATCATATTCTTGTTCATCATAACGTTCTTGGAGACGTTGTAGCCATTTGGCAAAATAATCTTTTCGTTCTTCCAAATATTCCTTATCCGAAATAAACGTGTTTGGGTTGTTGATCCGTTGTTCCTCTTTCCAATCATCATATTGTTTGCAGGTCTTGGTTGATGTACTCATTTCAACCATTTCAACAAGAGACATCTTTTCTTTTTGTATTGGTATACAGAAACATTTTTCAATTTTCTTATTTTTTATCAACGATGGCGGTAGAAGTTATAGTATCAACGGAATAAATATTATTACCAGAGGCAAAGACGGCATATGGGGTCTTTTTGACAGATGTCATTTTGTAAACGCCGAGTTCGCCGTCTTGTTTGCTTGTGTCGAGATAGAGGATCTTGCAACCGACGGTTTTACCTGTTGATAAGATGTATTCAACCATGGCAATTTTGTTAAAGTAACATCTAGTATCATCGGTGTAGATGGACAATTGCTCGCCTGTTCCTTTGCCAGAGATTAGAAATGGGAATAAAGATAATACATTCTTCTCTATTTCAGATCTATCTTTAACAACATCTTTAAAATCAATATAAATATTATCGACTTCATGGAAATCCAACCAGGTGGCTGACATACTAGATAAACATCGTTTCAGGTTTTCAAGACTTGAATAAACAATATTGACGATTATACCATTTTTTGTAGATTTTTCCCGTTTGATTTCTCCTTGAAAATAGATGGGTAGCAATTTTGGTACTAGAGAATGCTTGTAATTGTATGCCCACATTCGTTTGCTAGGATCCTTGCTCTCTCGCCAGAGTTGGTCCGCTATTTTAAAGGCCTTTTCGTATTCTTCCAATTTCTCTAAAACTCGAGACGCCACCATCCTAGACCCAAAATCATACACGTAATCCTCAACGATAAACAATTTATCTTTTGGGCGTTTGATCTTGAGACATAGGTTTATGTATTCCAATGCTTTCTTGTAATTGCCAGTTTGTTCGTATTCTTGGGCTATCTCAAACGCCGCCTCTGCGCGATATGGATCATATCGATGGCATTCTTCGAAAGCGTCGATTATCATCTTATTTGTTATCGTTTTACCGTTGTAAACTGGGATTACTTTTGTTTTATTTCTTGGGTCCGCGTTTAATCTTACCGCCCGCATAAGTATGTTTCTTAGGCATCTACCCTTTGTCAAATATGCACGGTAGATTTCTTCCTTGAAACCATTTACTTTGACACGCTCATCACACCAAAAAAGAGCACGTTCATAGTGCTTATAGTCAAACCACGATTGAGCCGCATAGTACTTGTACCGAGATTCCATTTCCGTTTCCCAATGTTTCAGTTTGTGCTTTGGTATTGCCATAACACGCTCAAGGTCCATTTCGATAAGCATTCCATCTTTAAAATATTTAAGTGGGTCTTTCGAACGATCACCACCACGAGATGCTTTCACCTTGATTTCATGTGTCTGCATAACACGTAGTTTTCCGGCAGGATATTTTTCCGAATACGGAAACTCATGCACAATTGAGGCGAAGCCCCATTTGCAGCCTGATTTGAAAAGTTGTTGACGACATTGTGTAACAGATGGACCTTCTTGCAAATCTATGATTAACGAGTGTGCATCTTCGCAACCTGCTGGAATATGTAGCGGAGTTATCAATTCATCATCTGCATCGATAACATACATCCAATCTGTATTTCCTTCATCTACTTGAAATGCCAAGGTACGATTGTCTGCAAAGCCTTCCCAAGCGTGTTCATGGACTTGTCCGGGTATATTCTTATCTTTGAAAAAGTTGTTGATAACTTTTATTGTATTATCAGTAGAACCGGTATCACAAATATCCCAGCGAGAAATATAAGGTGCAACACTAGCAAGGCATTTTTTAATGATCTGAGCTTCGTTTTTAACAATCATCACTAACCCAAACGTTGGCATTCTTTTTGTTATTCTTTTATTTAAAAGATTTTATCTGTAGTTTCTGATGTATTATTACTCATACTTTTTCTTTGGCAGTAGAGATTGTATTGATGGATCAAGAGATAACAAAAGAGTTTGTACTTTCATATGAGATAATCGTCGGAAATATACAATGCGTTTAGGACCTTGTACAACAAATAAATCATTAAAACAACAATTTGCTTCTTTTTCATTGACAGCATTCATGACTTGGATAGCTGTCGCTTCATCCTGTAATACAATGCACTGAAATATAACTGATTTAGGATATCTAATTTTTGTCTTTGTTTTCAGATCAAATGGGGCTTCTGTCATCATCCGAGAGGTCAAATTTATCAACGCAATAGTCCATTTATTATATTCATCTGTGAAATAATCAGGAGCATAACAATTGACCATATTAAATATTTTTGTTTCCTTTTCCAATTGGTCTACTTTTTGTTTTGCCAATATATACGCTTCGTTCAATTGCATTTTTCTTATCCGTAAGAAAAAACAGGGAATATTTCAGTTTTTGTTTAATATTCCAAATAGGATATTTTACTCAAATCGTTAATATTCCAGATCGACTTCAAAGTAGCAGCCTAGGATTAAAACAACCACAAGTGACCCAGCAGCTAAACATCCGAGTTGCAAGTCTGTCCTACGTTCTCCAAATATTTTATCAAGAATTCTATGTAAAAGTGAAGACCAACAAGATATAAAGAACGCGACTGCTACAAGTACTATTGACCAAAAAATATTCTCCCAAAGGCCACATTTGGATTTTTTGCATTCCGGGTCATCTTTAAACTCTTCCATATCACAAATATCTTTCGAATCCATCTAATTTATTAGACAGAAAAAATATATTCCAAATTTATTATTTTCTTATGATTAATATATGTTTGTTGTTGATATTATTATTGGGATGATTATTCTGGTATTATTAGATTTGCTTTGGATACCTAATAGCAAGTTGTCTGATAATATAGCAGAAATACAAGGGTCTCCAATAAAGATAAAATATATAGTATTGCCATTTATCTATCTTTTAATCGCTACTGGTATCGTCGTTTTCGTATTGCCAAAAATAAACGATAATAGTTTGTACGAGTGTGTTATATATGGTGGTTTATTTGGTGCAATTGCATATGGCGTTTATGACCTCACCAATTACGCCCTCTTTACAGATTATAACCTCGGTTTGGCGTTACAAGACATGGCATGGGGCTTTACCGCTGTTGCTATCGCTACTTTTTTGCTTTATAACATAAGGGGTATCACCATATAAAAATTGAAATATTATTTAGACAAATAGGAAAATATATAAAATGATTGTTGTTTTAGATTGTCCGTATCATAATAATTCAAATGTGCTAGGAATGTTTACTGATTGGGAAACATGTCTTGATTATTTCGAAAAAATCAATCCAAATCCTAATAAAGAAACATGGTTGTGGGGTCCTGAATCAAATATAAACGGTAAATTTGATTATTTTCCACGAGAATATATTATTCAGAAATCACCAAAACGTTGTTGTTTGTCGTTTTGGGGTAGACGTGATGAAAATCATTATAATGAGATTGTTGAAGAACTAGGTTTTGTGTTGTTTTACTTGGAACATAATACAACAGATCTAGATGCTTACTTTGATGAAAAGTATAAAGAGGCTGAGCCAGAAGCATACAAATTTCGTATCGACGGACCAGCTTACAATGAAAATATACTGTGATATGGCTTACAATGTAATATATTTTCTTCGATTTTTTCGTAGATTAAATTTGACTCGTTTTTTACTACCAGATATTACTTGATCCAAAACCTTTTGATCATTATTCTTGAGTGTTCGTAAAAGCGAATTCCAGGTGCGACCATGTCGGTCAGACGTCTTGACATCACTATCAATATCTATGTCGGGATCAAAACTATCTCCAAAAAGAGACCTTGTAAATTCAGGATCATTATTTATCTTTTCTCTCAGTGTTTTCTCATCTTCTAGCATGCGAGCATTAAACATTTTATATTGCTATTTTCTTTTTTCAAAAGAAATATTTGTACGTTTTCTTAGACGATTACATTTTTGTTATATTCTGGTCCGTCGAGGCGATACATATGTTCAGTAAGGAGATCTACTATTTCCATATGACCATGTTCCCTAGCCCATCGTATATCAAAATTGTTATTGTCAGATGGATCAACGCGACCATCCTCTAATAATAATCTTACTATTTCTACATGCCCGTTGATACTCGCATTTTGTAATGCCTTACTATTATAATCAGATGGATCAACACGAGGATCGTCTAGTAATATTTTTACTACTTTTACGTGTCCATTTACGCTAGCATATCGTATAGCCAAATTGTTGCCAGCCGATGGGTCAACTTTGTTTATCAACGCTATTACCGTTTCAATATCACCTACTGAACACGCGTCTATAAATTTGGCATTCAGTGTATACATTGTTGTTAAAATATTAACAAATTGCAAAAAGTATTTCATTTTTATGTCAGTATATTTCTATTATATTCTGGTCCGTCGAGGCGGAATTGATATTCGGTAAGGAGATCGACTAGTTTTGTGTTTCCATCTCTTTTTGCTGCATTTATAGCCCAATTGTCTAAAATGGATGAATCTACACGGGGATCGGCTACCAACAGTCTTACTACATCTGTACGCCCATATAGGACAGCAAGTTGTATAGCCTCATTGTCTCTGAATGAAGGATCAAAACGAGGATCAGTTAGTAACAGTCTTATTAATTCTACATACCCATATCTGCTAGCCCATATTACAGCATATTTATCATTAGCAGAAAGATCTATTGTCGGTAATAGACATTTTACCGTGCTGATATCACCATTTTTACAAGCCGTTATAAACTGGTCCATATTTTTTGTATATTTTCAGTATATATTTTCATTTTTCCAACCAATTTAATATGAAATAGACGATAAAAATGGTTGCGATATTGTTTATTGTGATGACGGATAGGGAAAGTCAGTTGGCATATCGACTTTTGATGAATACACGAGTAAAGTTTTTACCGTTTCAAGTAAAAGGTAAAAATGTGCGGGAGAGATTGAAAAAATACAAAATCGACCAAGTACCCACATTATTTATTACTACTTCCAAAAAGAAATATGTAGGCGCCGCAGCTATCCAAAATATGCTCGAACAAATTGTGTATAATACGAATGATAGAAATGGTGGTAGAGAAGATGAACCTGTTAAAAATAAGATTGAAGATGTCGTAGAATCTTCTGAAGAAGGTGCGCCAAAGATTCCGCGTCGCGATGACTCTCAAGACTCGCAATTCGAGTCGTATGGACCCACATCTGACGACGACTCGAGAATCATTCGTCCGCCTGTTAAAAAAGCAAAGGAAGATAATAAACCTCTTGATACTAGTAAACAATCACCAGTCCAGACGGATTACGATGACGACGAAGAAATGATAGAATTATAAGATATTTTTATTATATTCGGGTCCGTCGACGCGGAATGAATGTTCAGTTAGAAGTTGGACTATTTCAAGATGTCCTTTTTGTCTAGCAAACCATATGGCCTCATTATCGTTGCTAGATGGGTCTACACGAGGATCGGTTAACAATAGTCTCACTACGTCCACATGTCCTCGTTGGCTAGCAAGTCGTATCGCCCAATTGCCTGAAATTGATGGATCAACACGAGGATCTTCTAATAACAGTCGCACTATATCCACATGACCTCCTTCACTGGCATATATTATAGCAAAATTATCGTCATCTGATGGATCGACGCGAGGGTCCCCTAACAACAGTCTTACTGTTTCTGTATGTCCGTTTTGGCTAGCATATTGTATAGCCTGATTATTTTTAGCCGATGGATCTACACGAGAGTCCTTTAGTAATTCTTGTACTACTTCTACAAGCCCGTATGTGGAAGCATTTCGTATAGCAAAGTTTTCATTCTCAGACGGATCTGTTCTTTTGATTCTATGCAGTTCTAGACGATAATCAGTCATATTTTCATATTAGAATAGGAAATCTCATTTATCTTTTTCAGTTTTTGTGTTCCTCCATCTTCCTACGTCAGTACGTCGGTGTATTCTCGAGTGAAACGAGGGAATACACACCAACTTACGAGCGCTTCCTGGGTTCCCACCGACGTAGGAAGAAGAGCGAGTTATTTTTATCCAATAATATTTTTATTATATTCGGGTCCGTCGAGGGCACATTTGATGTCTGGGATTTGGTCATCCCAACTGATTTCGTAGACGGTTGTAGATCCATCTGGACGATTAACATTCCTAACTGAAAATCCGTCTTCTTCGAGAATAGGGATTAGTTTCATTAATTCTACACCTTTACTGAAGCCATCCGTAGGCGTTTTAAAATCGATTAAAACATGCCATTTATTTGGCTCTATTGTAAATTTCTTAATTTCCTTGTAAATTTCTGCAAGTTTAAACGAGTCTGATTTCGACCAGCGATATTTATTATAATATTCCTTTGCGTCTAGACGAACTACTAGTTCATTAAATTTCTTCTCATCAAAAGTACCACGTTGACCCAATTCTATTTTATATCTCGGATACTCATTCCAACTAATTAACAAATGTCCATTACCATTTGCAAATTCAGCGTTAAATCCATCTTGACGTAATATATTTTCCAGCATCCAGACACATGGAGTGCTAGGTAAATATTCCCATATGCAACTATTTGGAAAATCAAGTGTTTTTTCCAACATAGGTTCTAGTTTAGATTTTACATGGTTGTACATTTCAATCACTTTCTTAGTATCTCCCTCTTCCCACTTTTTCTTTTCATAAATCTCTTTTGCATTCATCCGCGTCACATATTTCCTGAAATCTACCATATCTGTATCCATGTCTCCTATTCTATATATAATTCTGTGTCTTTTTCAGTTTTTATAAAATACTATAAATGGAAAAGGGTTAAAAATGAACGAGGTATTATCAACGAGTAAGAAAAGTATATGGGTTGCTACGTTTTATGCAGGTCAGATAATTGATCCAGAGAATTTCGAGGGTAATCCTGTGTTTGGAAGTGAGTTGGCGCTATTAGAGGTTTTTTCTCGGCTGGGAGAAAAGAATGACGTAACCGTTTTTATTACAAAACCTGTCGGCTACAATGTAATAAAAAATAATATTACATGGCGGTCTGAACAGGACTGGGCATCATTGGTATCTACAACAAGCCCTGATATATTGGTGATTTCGCGATATGTTGGTGTATTTTGTGATTATATTATTCCAGATACTACAAAAATCTATCTTTGGGTCCATGATATCTTTCCTCACCCAGCCTACCGAGGTAAAAATATGGCCCACGCCTTTGTAAATAACATGTCTCGGCGATTATCAGGTATCATTACAGTCGGTGATTCTCAGCGTGAAGAGATTATTATGCCGCGATATAAATTGGATCGTTCTCTTTTTACGACAATTAAAAACGGTATAAACCTTGTTACTCCTGTAAAACCAAAAAAGAATCCGATAATGTCTAGGGCACCAATGTCATTTGTGTATGCGTCTGCTCCAGATCGTGGCTTGGTTAAATTATTAAAGATGTGGCCACGAATTCTTTTAGAATGGCCGTATGCTACCTTGCAAATTTTTCATAACCTCTCTGATCAAGATAAACAGGCAATTGAGAAATCTGGTCTCGAACGAGTAGCAGCAATGGGCCGCGTTAATCAAAAAACTCTTTTTGACAAATTACAATATATTGACTATTGGGTGTATCCTTGCTCGTTTTTCGAAACTTGTTGTACTACTGCGATAGAAATGGCTTTTCATGGGCCCATTTGTATTTCCAACGATCTAGGCGCACTCAAAGAAAACAACAATGGAATCATTATCAAAAATGATGCTACAGAACGGATTGTAACTAGTAATGTCTTTATACCACCATGCCCTAATAAAAAAGTAGATAATAAGGATGTCGTTGAAAAGAAAGAATCGTCTGTTACAACATCACCGACACCCCCAAAACCAAAAACCGAGGCGGAAATAATAGATGAGAATTTTGAAGAGGATTTGTTTGAAGTGTTGCGTCGGTTGGAATCTAACCCGAAAGAAAAAGAGGAAATCCGAAAGAACCAACGAGAATGGGCCAAGGAACAAACCTGGGATGCTCGTGCCATTGAATGGTCCCAGTTATTAGAGTTGTAGTAGTAAAGTAAATCTTGTATTATTATACAAGACAACAGTTTATATTTTTACTTTGGGATACAGATTACGATTGTCCATTCGTCTCCACCTCCAAATTCTTCACAGTTGAACATTTTGTTGTATTTGTCGATTGCTGGTTCCGTTAAAAAGTCGTGTAATGTCGAAAAATCAAACTCTACAATTTCAATCCCATGATCGCACAAATAAGAGTCGATTTTGTAATATTTGACATTATCTTTTTCGCCATCCTTGAAAATAACAAACGAATGACCGATTTCGTCTCCTGACCCCAGTTCGACACCAACTAGATTGTATTCGTCGACGTACTCTTTCAGGTTTTCAATCATCAGAGTTGGATCCTCACAATAACAATTTTCGCATTCGGTATCTGTACCGCACTTGTATTCCAGACATTGACAACATTTTGGTACCAACTCGGGATAAAACATCTTACATATCATATCTTTTGTCTGCCCACACGCAAGTGTTGAATCGGTATTACACAGTTGTCTTAATTTCTGCAACATTAGTACCATTTATCGATTTTTGAATCAATATTTCAGTTTTTTAGTTATCTTCTTGTTACGTTGCTATATTTGCAATTAGCGGGAGATGATCAGATGGGTTTTTCAAGGAAGGGATATTGCTGTCTTTGATTGGGAGAGAATATCGTGTTACAAAACCATCTGGAACGAGAATATAGTCAAACTCGTGCCAATGAAATCGAGTCTTGCATGTCCTATACCGAGTTATATCATAACCGTCTAAATTGTCACCCTCAAAATTAGTATTAAAATCGCCAACCAATAATATATCTTTTCCAAATTCAGTTACAAGTTTATTTAATTGTGCCATTTTTGTAGTATCATCAGAATCGACAGAGAGGTGTATGTTTGCAATTCGGATATCTTCTGTTTCTGCGATAATAGAATGGCTAGTTTCCTTTAGTAATCTAATAGAGTATTTTGAAAGGATTACATTTCCGATAGGATTTGATCTTTTCTTACAGACGGTATGTTGCACGTATGAATATCTATCGAACAACAGGAGAAAATCTTTTTCAAACGTAGCCAATTCAACTTCTTGTAGACAAATTACATCGGCATCAAAAGACAAAATATTGGCTATTATTATCTGTATCCTATAGGACCAATCAAAAAGTATCTTGTCTGCCGATGTATATCTCTCCTTGGTAAAATACCTATCTGCCAATATATTCCACGTAACTATCCTCATATTTCTATTATTTAACGAAATAATAGTGTTTTATCTCCATTAATTACCATATCCAAAATGTGGCCAGACAAGAAATCCGGGATAATTGGGGGATTATAATGACGTATCATCAAAGTCTTTTCTCCTTTCTGTATAGGTTACTATTACCTTATCACTATCAAATTGTTCATCAATAATATCATTTTTAGTGAGAAAATCAAAGTAGACTTCATCGTCATTATAGAATATTTTACGTTTTTCTATCATATACACATTTCTGAAGATTATAAGTTTTTGAAATGTGAATAATTTTATCAATGATTTACGATTTCGTATTTCTAACAAAGTTTCTTTTAATATTGCATATGTTTCTTTTTTGTCATTTCCAGTTATTTCACAAAGATCATATATAAACGATCGATTTAATTTCCAGTTTTGTAATTTTTTAATAATACAATCATTTATCGTAATAAAGCTCTTAATTAGTTTACATAATTTTTCGTCTAAATTAATAGGATTCATGAAATGGTCAAATTTAAATACAACATCTTCATCAACAGAATAAATATGATCACTTTTTATGAAATTTTGCAATGCTAGATCAGGAATCCCAAATAAATATCTAAATAAAATATTTAATATGAATTCACACATTAATACATTGTTTTTATTTATATCATGTAAATGCGATAAAGTTATTGGGAAACCATTATTTATATTTGTAAAATCAACAATTTCGATAGAATTACCACTCATTCCTCTAAAATAACGTTTATGTTTTTTCGAATATTCAACTTTAATAGTTTGTGTTTGTAGGTCAGAATTATTAAATGTCTTATCTTCGGAAACCAAAAATGGATACTTCATATTTTTTAATATCGAACTTCTAAAACCAAACAATGGATTTTCAAATATATCTGGAATAAGATACATGATTGATGATTTAATATATGGTAATCCAAAATCATGTTTGATATTCGAAATTATTAGATTAATTTTAGGCCCACTATCATTTTCAAATGGCCCCTTTACAAAAACAGCACTTTTATCTTTATATGCAAAATATGTATCGGTTTTTTCTGGTCGATCAATTTCCTGAGCACGAGCGCGAAATATAAATGTATTACTTTCACTAATGTCCATTTTGCTTTCAATATTATTGGTAATATTAAATTTATTTTTCAGTTTTAGTCAAAGCCGGGAGCGTGGGTTTGTTTGGCGTCGACAGATTTAGCGACCTTGTTGATATAGGTGGCGTAATTCTTGTCGGCTTCAGGAAGGAAATTGGTATCTACCTGATAGCCATAGACACCACAGATGGCTTGATTAAACACATACATCATGTAATATGACATATTTTCAATACCGGCAACTGTATCGATCATGGTTTGTTTGTCAGCCGTCATTTCTGTAATGACAGTCTTGTATCGCTGCAAAACAGGCTCACAATATACCACCTGATCCGTACAACACCAAAAACGCAACAAATTCATCCCTTCTGTCAACATAGCATCTACCGATTTAACATATTTTGCCAACGCCGCCCGTTTTTGTTCCTCTTTGGTTGTCATTTTTATATATAGTCTATTTGTTATAATATTTTTCAATTTTGTTAGAGGTATATGTTTACACCATTTTGATGGCGAAATAGTAATCTCCTTCAGGATTTTGTCTGATTGGATTTACGATATGTAGAAATCGAGAACAAACAACGGTAGCAATAACACTTATGCCCAATCCAACTATTGTTACAGCAACCATACAATTAATAATCATCGTATCTTGATCAGGTGTCATTTTTCATTATATACATCTAATGAAAATATTTCAGTTTTTTTGTAGATACTAACTCAGATCCAAAGTATGCGTACCGTTAAAAAGAGTACCATCACAGTTGATGATACCAAGATCATAATAGTGTTGAAAGCATTCAGAAAGAAATTCAGGTGTTAGTTGGTCATCTACACCAACATCTCCAATTGTAATCTCTATATCATCGCCAACCAAAAATTCTAAATAGATACCAAATATACTCGCCAAGATATCCTCTTCTACGTTTGTACCAGAACCAGGCAAGCCAAGACCATAATTAATCTCATATTTATTTTCAGTTGCCATCAAAAAATGCCCAACTTCATGCAACATACAATGAAAAGTGGGTGTTCTTGTTATATCTAATTGTTTCCCATCCCAATTATATTTTTGACGTTTATTGGTTGTCGAAATACCATAGAATTTAGTTATTTCTTCGAACCACTTGTTGTGTTTTGGTGAAACAGGCATATTACAATAGCGGTCGTACCTATCACTTTCAAGTGTATCACTACAAAACATAGTTTCGTGTTGCAAAAACTTGGCAATGTATTTTTCCACTTGGCCTTCTTTACGTACTACAAACGTCATATTGTATCATGTTACCAAATTCTCGTCTTTTATTTCAATTTTCTATATTTGGAAATTTTTACGATTATTTTGTATCCATTTTATTTGGAAATTTTTACGATTATTTTGTGTCTAATTTTTTATATATTTTTATGATTATTTTTTATCCGATTTTGTTTATGAAAATATGCAAAAATTGACATATCTGAAAATGAAATGGGTAGACATTCTATCTGTATTGACCCTGTTAAAAAGTCGCACGGGTACTACCCCAGACAATTTTACAAAATACCCTAGTTTTACGATTCTAGATAGAGGTCTTATTGAATAGTAGAAAAATAGACATTTTCTTTAATTTTTCGGTGTCCACACCCAGGAAAAAATACGATTTCTCTCTTTTCTCCAAGACAAATAGAATATCTAATAAATCTGAGAAAAATACAAAAATCGTTAATTTTCCGGTGTAAAGACACCAACTTTTTCAGCAACGATACAATATCTCATTTCAATCAGACTTTTATCTAACAAGATAAAAACGATAATCACACACAAACCAATACCTCACAAACATATATCTCTCTAACACGAAGAATCACACGATTGAAGACCGATCAAAGCGATTACGAGTGCCATGGGTGTAGTTGGCGGATTGGCTTCAATTGCGGCAAGACAGCCAGCGTCATTGTAGCATTTTATTTTATTCGCTACCGTCTTTAGCCAAGGAGAGCCAGGGCATGTATTAACAGCACAATTAATTGCCGAAATCAATTCGTTGATGTAATCTTTTCCAGTCAATCCACCTTGTAGCAATTTATCAAAGCATTTAGATTCCAATGCACATTGTATCTCTGAATTACGAGATGACAATTCTCCTACACACGGTAAAATATCAGATGTCAATGTCTGTAATGTGGGTACACTATAAATACTAGATATTATACCCCAAGCAAACGTATACGAGACGGAACCAAAAGGATGTGCCATATACAACGTAGACGCAATGGCAATTACAGCCGCTCCAAGTCCATATAATCTATCAACATCGGGAAGATGACCAGATATATTATAGCCAAAAACAAACCATGCAATAATATAAATTGCCCAAGAGACATAGGTAAAAATCCCCATTCGTATTCCAAGAGTACTGATTACGATACCACAAATTGCCGGCCAAAAAATAAATTTATTCTCTGGCATCGTATGCATAAGATTAAAGCCGACCAAGAGCCAACCCAAAGAATAAATAACAAAACCAAGCATACCTGGTACCAACATCCCCAAAACCGTCATCGCCCCTGCAAGTATCATCAACCTCGTCGAAGAAATGTCTATTATCTGCAAATCACAAGACATCTTTTTTATTACCAATAATAAAAATTATAAATATTTATCAACTCCAGTGAATGATTATATAATAAAATGTTCTAGTTTCATCATCAACACGAGGATTCTGAATATTAAATCCATCTGCTCGTAAGATTTCTACAAGTTGATTAATAATTCGTATTTCCAAAGTAGGCGGATAACCTGTATCTTTGAAATCAACTTGTAAATAGTTAAATCCATTTTGTGATTTGTCTATGATTTCATCACGAATACCATCGTAATATTGCTCAACACCAGATATATACAATCGCTCAACTGCCTCGGTCGTATTACGCTTGATTGTCTCGATATTCAAGCGAATCATTTCTCTATTTGTATAAGGATACCAATATTATTTTTCAATTTTATTTAGTAACCATCAATGCAATTACTTCATCCATAATTCTAATATTGTTGTCTAAATGTTTTAGTTTGACATCCATAGTCTGTATCTCTTTTTCTAAACTATTTATTTTGTCACATAGTTCTTGATTTTGTTGATTTACCACTATATCATTGTTTATCAAGGTATCTCTAAGTCTATCAAATTCTTTTTGTGATGCCTTGTCTTCACCAAACAAATCACTTGCCGTAAAAAGAGAAAAGAATGCATAATTCCGTTTTTGAATGAAACTAGTTTTATTGGGACTTCCAGAGCGCCAACGATGGATAGTCCAGAGCGTACAGCGAGAACCAATTAAAGTAACTCTACGAAGCATTTTCTATTTGTATAAAACAATACAAATTTTTCAATTTTACAATATATAGAATAGCATTTGTGCTTTGTGAAATACCGATTCTGAGAAGATGAATCGTTCGGGGTCTTTGAGGACGATTACGCTTGGACGAAGGTCATCATAATAGTACCATTTGTCATCACCTCCTTTGACGGCGGCTGTATAATGTGCTCTTCCAACGAAAAATAAGACGGCTTCTAATCCAGCCATTCCAACGGCTAATCGTCTGACGGAAGGAGGATTATCATCGCCATAGATAATATGTTTGGGCATACTGATAATTTGATCATTGGTATATACTTCTGGATCAATATACGTGACCATGTCTTCGAGTCGTCCCTTGTCAGCCTCTTCCCTAGTTAACAAGGGAAATTGCAAGGCTGGAAAGGCATCTGCAAGTATACTCCAGATCAATGTCCCAGACTTGACATCTGAACAACTAATAATTCTTTTCTCTTTAACATTTATAAAATCGGTTAGCAATTTTTGAATCCCTTTTATATCCTTTCTCCAGAGTTCCATATTGCCATATAGTTTTTCTAGTGGTGGCAGCAATGCATCTCGTTTAACCCTATCTTCGGCAAATTTTGGTGCTGGAGAACCCAAGATCTTATTCATAAAGTAGGAACCATGACAGAAAAATAAAATAAATAATATGGAATCGGGAGCACATGAGTTGTAATTATTGACAAGAAAGTATTTGGGAACAGTATGATTTAGTACTGTTACCTTGTTGTCTTTCATCCCAGTAAAAGTATCTAGAATCTTTAATAGTTGTTCCTTTGTTGGATTGTCACAATATTTCTTGGGGTCTCGTAAGAGAGTAGACAGATTTATTTTCAGGGGCTCTAGTTCCTTTTGCAATTGTCGCATCCATTTCGTACTAGACCGAGTTACATTCCGCTTCATTTCGTATTTCTTATGCTGGGACGATTTAGATACCTTTTTCACCGGGTTTTTCCCAACAGCCATTCTGCTTTTATATAATTATATAAAACTTTTTCAGTTTTTGTTAATCAATAATATTTTCATTGTAGATTTTGCCGTCAAGTTCAAATGGGATAGAACGTAATAGAAATTCAAATTGACCAGCCAATGAAAGATCGAAAATCTTACAGACAAAAGCGTTATTTGGTTCATTTATTCCAAAACATACAAAATTAGGGGAAGAATTTAAACGTTCCCACCAGGTACACGACTTTCGTATAAATTGAAAAAGTTGGTCTGCATTTTCAACGATAAGCCACTTGTTTCTATCTGAATATTCCAATCTAACATACTTTTTACCTTGCGACCGTCCTAGTTCGACAATCATCTCGTCCATTATAATTCATATCCAAATAGGAAACCACAAATAATTATCATTTTTTTCTCCTACGGTAGTATATTGTCATTGTAAATCTTACCGTCGAGTTCGTATGGGATAGATTTGGCTAGTTGTTCAAATTCGTCTGCTAGTACAGTATCATAAATTGCGCAACCAACAAAGTCATTGAGATGGAAACATGTGTATCCTAGTCCGGTATCTTCTTTCCGCCTAAGATCCAATTCCCAACAGGGAGAGTCACATATAATACGTACATGATCTAAAAGCCGATTTGCATCTTCAGCAGTATACCAAAACACGCCACCATCATAATAAGTAAATCTTACATACTTTTTACCATCCAAACTACTCAATTTCTTAACCATATCAGATAAATCTACCTCTTCCATTTTTCTATCTTTATAGAAACCAAATAAACTTTCATTTTTACTAGACCTTACACAAAACATTTATACAATTTGGCAGAGAAAATTTCACCATCGTACGAAAGCGTGATGATATGAATCAACCCATGATCGATAGGTACAACTGTTACTTGTTTCCCATTTTGCCAGTCGGTAATAATTTCCTCACGGTTAATATCACTCTCATTTAGGGTATCGAAAAAGCCAATCGGAAATTCACGTGTCTCAATAAACGAATAGGCGCAACAAGTAATTACTTTTCTATCCAGCAAGTCTTTTACATCGGCATCTGTCTTGCACATAACAACGCGTTCCATATTGATAACATTCTAGTTAATTTCAAATATCTTTTTCAATTTATTATATTTTCATTATAGATTTTACCGTCGAGTTCAAAGGGAATGGAATCTATTAAAAGTTTAAACTGATTTGTCAATTCTTGATCGTAGATTTCACAAAATATATGTTTACTGATCGTAAAACTTGCCGATGATAATTCGGCATTGTATTCTCGATCAAACGTCGGTTCCATCACCTCACCAAATTCATTACATTGATCCCCAAACCAAACTAGCAACTCGTTTACATCGTATACACAAAACATCTCTTCCCATGGGTTGTTAAAATCAAAAATAACCCTCACATACTTTTTAGCATTATAACTACTCAATTCCGTAAATATTTCACTAAATGTCAACTCGTCCATTTTTCTCTATTTCATAATAGAATAATATTTCAATTTTGGGATACTTATCCAATAATATTTTCGTTATATTTAGGACCGTCGAGACGAAACATATATTCATCTAATAGAGATTGTGCTTGTTCTTTAAAATATATAGATTCTTTTTTCATAATAATGATAGATTTAGAGTCAAAATCGCCCAATTTCCCACTATTAAATAAAAGTTCTATCGTTTTCAAATATTTGTCTTCGTGATATCCAGCCGATACAAACGCCGTATAAATACACCTTTCTTCAACAACATCTATATAATCAAGTAAAAATTTTACTATTTCATTCTGTCCATTGAAACATGCATGATAAAAACAATTGGTGATATCATCTTTATTACATAACAATACCATATCTTTTACCGTGTCAATATCACCCTTGATACACGCAACTTTCATATCATATATATTATCACTATATTTCATTTCTATCCAAATAGAAATTATCACCCAAATTTCATTTTTACCCAATAATATTTTCGTTATATCTAGGACCGTCGAGACGAAACCTATATTCATCTAGTAACATCTTTGTCTTTTCTTGAAAATCGCTGGATATTTCTTTTTCAATATGAATATTATCTACATCGACACATTTACCGCTATCTAATAGTAATTTTATCGTTTTCAAAAATCTATCATCCCACCCCTCAAGATTTCCTGTTGAACATGCTGATTGCAACCATTTAACATTAATTGTATCTATAAACGGTAATAACCGTCCTACAACTTCATATTGACCCCAATAACATGCTCTGTCAAATACATACTCTTTGTCAATATCATCTAGATTTGATGCATTCAATACTTGTGTAAATATCATTTGTGTTGCAGCATACATATCTATTTCATAATAGAAATCTACATATATTTTTCATTTTTACCCAAGTCTTCCTACGTCAGTATATTTTCGTTGTAGATTTTACCGTCGAGACGAAACTTGTATTCGTCTAGTAAGCTCATGGCATTTTCTTTGAAATCAGTGGCATTATTAACCATTGTATCATCAAGTTTCCCGCTATTAAATAAAAGTTGTAGTACATCTGGTAAGTTATGTTCTGCCAACTCGATTGCTAACTCAAATGTAGAGATATCAATATTTTCAACATAATCTAATAAAAATTTTACTATCTCAATTTTTTGATAGTAACATGCGCAAAATAGACCATACATGCGATCCTTCTGTGTTACTCTTACCGCATTAGCTCTCACGTTGATTATATCTCCCCTCTCACACGCAATTACAAATCTAGTAAACATTTCTCTATTCACTAATAACAAATATCTTTTTCATTTTTACAACAACTACTTTTTCTCTTCTACAAGAATACGTGGCACGATGCACATGGCCATGAGTTCGGAAAAGACGACTTTGGGAGAGTTGGACATTGTTACAGGGACCATTGATTCTTGCCGGCATGCCTTGCACTTTCCGTTGCTCGTCTTGCTGTGTGTTTCAATAATACCACAGATCTTGCATACAAATGTATCAATTTTATCAGAAGAGAAGCAAAATCTATCCAACAATATCTCTGGGCAATCGTTTGCCGCAATTGTATCTTTCTCCATCGTACCTGTTTTAACGCCGCCACCTTTTGCCCTTCCTTCAGTTGGACATTTCATAAGGGTCGCAATTGGACCTGTTGCACGTTTAGAAATCTTATCATCTACCATGTGTTTTAGAGTTTGCATATGAACATGACCACAAAAAATATCGGTTTGGATCATTTCTCCCGTCCGCCCATCAAACAAGGTCTTGCAACCATCCCTTCTAAATCCCATTCGTAACATTTCTTCTTCCGCATGTTTATATTGATCCAATGGATTTTCATCGTATGGCGTACAATTTTCATAGCCAGGATTATCATAGACACCCTTTTTACCAGCAGCAATATTATTCTTATCCTGCATACAAATATATTCACCTAGAAAGATTTCGTGTAGATAACTAATCGTCATACGAGAGGGAATACATAATGGATTAACAATAACTGAAACAGTCGATCGAGTAAATGGATCAAACGGCATATCTTCATAAGGACAAACATATGTGCAAGTACCTTTTTGAGCACATCTAGGTGAAAACTTGTTACCATTTTTACCAACACGAGTTTCTTGCAATACTATTTTAATAATCTTTGAATTCCTATAACCTTTATCACTTACGATGACGTCATTTACCCAACAAATATTTTCTTCTGTATGGAATAATGTACAATCTACTTTTCTAAATTTGTCATTTGTCTCGTACAGCACCTTGCAACATAATGGATCATTCATCCGTACAATTGAACCTTTTTTAATGATACCATCCGGACCAATATTTTGCAAATTTTTAGGTTTGAATTTATAACATTCTTCCGCAATCGGAATCTCTATTTTCTCATCTTCACCATCTACAGAGATTACATGTTTAGTAATCTTATTAGACATGAAACCACCTAGTTCAAGAAATCGTTGGCTAATAATATAACCATCTTCCTGTTCAAAGCCTAGACAAGGCATAAGGGCTACCTCGACATTCATACCAGCAGGATAGTCATCATAATGCAATAATATACTATCAATCTTGTTCCTGACCAATGCCCGTTGTGGATAAAATAGACTCCGGGGAGTATCAAAACGACAAGTCGTACCAATAGACTGTCGTTTCATATTGGCTCCATAACTATTACGAGGTCCCTGTGCCATGTTTGGAGCAGTAATTGAACCTGAACCTGGCCCGAAAAATGTAGCAGGATGAATTTCAACATGAGAATACTCTTTCCTCTGTTTAACGGTACACGCCATAAACGCATCAATAGAAACGGCCCAAAGTCGAACATACTCAAATTCATTTGGATCAAGCATCACAATTTTACCTGAACCGCAAAGATCTTCCCAGGTTGCGTATTTGTTGATATCAGTTTTATCAAATAGAATCTTACCGTTTTCAACCACTAGAAACGGCCTCATGATGCGACCTTCTTGTGAAAACACATGCATTTCTTGCTTGATGTGATTCCAAACTACTGAAATTGTAGGATCAATCTGACCATGAGTCTTTTTATACAATAAATCCTCATACAATGAAATACATTTACTCTCACTAGCAACACCAATCCATTCATTATCTATAAAGACCTTTTTTAATTCTGGCTCTGTTTTTGAGATGGGCTGTATCGCCCCGATTAGAAATTTCTTAACATTGGTAATATCAATTTCTGAAGATACATATGTTAAAACTGCCAAAACTTTATTGTAACCAATACTATCACCTTCTGGAGTATCAAATAGATCTACAAAAGGTGGGAAACTTCCGTGAACCATGCGTGGGTGCAAATTGCCAATATGTGATTGCAACGGAATACAAGATCGCATTAGCATTGTAACTGCATTGTTATAATTGATAGGATCAAACACAGAGGAAACGCCATCTCGTCGTGTTTTACCCCACATATTCATAGTTAGGGCCTTTGAAATCATTGCAGTAATTGGCATCTTAGCAAGATCAGATTCAGGAAAAATCATCTTTGCATTGAGGTCTTTTACGATTAAAGCCATCATTTCTTCAGACTTGTCTTTTATCGCTGTATGAATATTCTTTTCCATCATATCTAACATTTTTCGAACAGCAGAATAAAAGACATTACTAAACAATGTCGATTCTGTATTCAATACTTTCTTACCAAAATGATCACGGTCATCTTCTGTGACAAATTTAATATCTGGATTTTCCTTTTTAATATGATCAGGAACAGAAATAGAAATTAGACAATAAAGAATATATCCAAAATAAATCGCCTTTTTACGTTTGGTAGAATAGTGATGTAAGAAGCGATGTTCAATGACAGTTTCAATATATTCATCTTTATTATCTACCGCATTCATACCTAGGGAACCAATTTCATCTTTCCAATTATATTCTTTAGCTTGTTCAAACATCTTTTGAATCATACGTTTGACATAGGTCAATTTATAAAGAGGATCTTTTTTGTTTATAATAAAGCCTACAACTTGTAGAGGATCTGTATAACCCATTGCATAGAAAAATAGAAATGGAGCAATCTCCTTTTTATCGTCGAGATATTTCATTGTACACCAGATTTGCCCAGATTTGTCAAGATTAGCAGCAATAATAGTAGTCGTATTGTCATCTGTAACTGAATTTCTAACTTCGACAACGTATGTATATTTTTTAGATGGATTATTAGTTTGATTAAAACACATTGGATGATTAAATTTGTTACGCTCTTGAAATGTAATATATCTAGAAGTTCCATCTTTTACAAACCAACCACCTAAACCAGTTTTGAATTCTAGTTCCATCATCTTTTTCCAACGTTTTGTTCGTGGTTTTTGTTGAATAGCTGGTTGGTCAATGTCTTTTGGCGTCCGGTTATTTACGAGATTGCAAAGATTGCTTCCAACCATGACAGGAATAACTCCAATAGTAATACCTTCTTCTTCCTTGTAGACTTTACCTTTCCAAGAGAACCAAAAAGTAGAGGTTACTTCAGATTCATAACTCGTTTTGTCGGCGATGCAAGAAGATGGAAAGACTTGTTCCTTTTTACCATCAATCTTGACACTCGGCTCGATAAATTGGATATCTTTCATTCCAAAGGTAAAATCTTCATATTTAATTTCTTTTGTAGCCAATTTTGGAATATTGGCAAGAAAATCATTAAATGATCGGATATGTGCCGAATCTGGCGGATTCTCACGGAAATAAAATTCGACAAGGGGCCAAGCATCTCTATTTGTTTGCAATTGCATGGGTTAAAATAATTTATATTATCCACAATTTTTTTCAGTTTTTGTAATGTGCTGTCGAGCACCGACGTTAGGAGGAGCGAGATAGCACATACCAACTTACGAGAGGCGCGAAAGCGCCACGAGTCATTTTTATATTTTTTATATTCTTCCATCTTCCTATGTCAGTACGTCGGTGATATAAAAACTGAAATATATTGTGTGAAAATATCCATATTTTAATATGTCATATTATGCGTTTTGCTGTGCTGTGGAAAAGGGAGATGTTGCGACAGTAAAACAGTTGTTACCGTTTGTTGATCCATCAAGAGAAGATAATTGGTCGATACGAGTTGCTAGTCAAGATGGATATGTAGAAATAGTAAGACTATTACTAGAGGATCCTCGTGTAAATCCTGCTGATTACCTTAATTGGTCAATAGACTGGGCTAGCCGAAACGGACACACAGAAGTAGTAAGACTGTTACTAGAGGATCCTCGTGTTGATCCAACGGCTCATGATAATTTAATCCTAAAATGGGCTAGACACTCTGGTCATACAGAAATAGTCAATATTCTCACTGAACATCTTTTCCGTCTAGATGGAGCAGAATATAATAAAAATATGATATAACAAAAAATGAAAATTAATGTATACTATTATACATATATATAAAAATGATCTATAGAGTGATTGCGATTAGCAAAGGGCATGATGTAGACTATCCAGAAACAGATGTTTTCTATATAGAGATTGGTGATAAAACTATTGCCGATCTCGTATGTTACATCGTACAAGATGAAACTTGGTCTCTTCAGAAATGGTATAGTTTTAAAAATAGTGTACCCGTTTCTGATGATATTGCAATGGCCGAGTTTGAAAAATGTGTAGCAAATGTTAAACTTGATCAGACGACTATCGATTTTGAAGGCCAATGCTGTCCCGACTGCCATCAGTGGTTCGTCATCTCCCAATACCAACAAGAAAAAGTATATAAACCTAAATTTTAATATAAAAATGGGAAATATGTTATCAATGCCACAAGTACCTGTTGTTACTTTACATGCAGACACAAGAAAAAAACATCCTAAAGAAACTCTAACATCTCATAGAGTTGAAGATAATCCCTGTATTTGTATGTACGTATACGATCGTCTTGCGGAAAATGGATACAATACCTCTAATATGACTTGTACCCAAATTACAAACGAATATCATAAACTCTGTAAAATACATCCAGAATATCGTCGTCTGTATGTCATCTAATAAAAACTGAAAAATAATTACATAAACACCAATATAATTAAAAAAATGGGAAATGTTGTGGGTACAATTTCTTTCGATAGTGTGGAACATCACCGATTTCACAAGTTGGTAATAGATAATATGAAAACGTATGGTCTAGATGAAGCAAATCCAAATCATTCTAGTTTCATACCAGACAATAAAGATACATATAGTGTAAATATTAGTGGCTTGAAACTTTGGTGGCTTGGCGATCAAGCTGCATACAATAAAATTACTACCTTTTTACTAGAAACCAAATATGCTCTATTAAAAGATGGTGCTACCAATGTTGAAATGCAAATCGACCGATTACCCTTATAAGACACTACATCACAAAAACTGAAAAATATATCCAAAAATCGTAAAATGTTACGATTTAACAAAAAAATATGACAAATAAAATTTCTCCATTGGTTGCTCAAAAGGAATATAAAAAGGAGCAAACGATTTGTAAATATCTAAAATGTCAGAAAAAGGTTTTATCGTGTTGTTCTTTCGCAACCCAGTTTCAAGATCTCGATTTTGAAATGTGTAAAGAACATAGAGATTGGATTCTTTTCAAAACAGACATGATCAAATGTCTCGTCGAAAATGAACAAGATTGGAAATTGTTCCACCAAGAAATTCGCGACTTTTGTGGGGTTATTATTAAAGAGAAAAGTGTCTTTCTCGAATATGTTCAGTCTACAAGTTTTACATCATACAAGTATTATTATTATAGGTACAATGGCAGAGATTACAAGGTGGCCAATGCAGACGAATTGCTGTACATCTGGTTCTTCATTGGCAGGATTCAGTACAGACAACTAATCCAAGAAAAATCACCATACGGCGAGTACCAAATAGACAAGTATATCGCAAACCCAGACGCAATCAAAAAATGTGTATATTACAAAAATACATGGCAAGCACAAGACGGACATATCTACAACCTCATGATTACCACCATTCAAAACGACCTAATCGACGCCCTCAAAACAAATACACTCGCTCGCATCACAAAAGAAGAAGCAAATCTAGAAAACTGAAAAAAAATACAAACAATTCATATAAAAATATGAGTAAGAACGAGTTTTATCCAGCTTTACAAGAGCAATTTTACAATGCTTGTAAAGGTGGTAATATAAAAAAGGTACGCAAATTGTTAGACAAGATAGATCCATCAGTAAATGAAAATGCAGCATTTAGAGAAGCATGTTCGAGAGCACGTTATGCTATAGTTGATTTATTGTTGCAAGATTCTAGAGTTAATCCATCTGATCGTGGCAATGAAGCATTTCATGTGGCTTGTTACGAAGGAAATATACGTCTTGTCAAATTATTACTTCAATGCCCACGTATTGATAGCTTTCAGACATATATGACGTATCAATCCTTTAACTCAGTTAAAAATTTCACCAAGGAAAAAGATAAAAAGATCTACAACCTATTATCAGAACATCAGTTTCGTCTCGACGGTCCAGAATATAATAAAAATATTCTATAACAAAAATATATATAAATTTTTATATTTACAAATATAAAAATGTTTAATCACTATATTGAATTGTTGCACAAGGATGGTAAAAAGGAAAAGATCCAGATCTCCAAAGACACAAAAGATATTAAAGGATTTGTAAATAGTAAAAAGTTTACTGGAACGGTGAATATCCTCGATAACAAGAAACTTGTCTGGTCAATTGAATGCGTCGATGGTTTTTTCAATGGAGCATGCACGAAATTTATCGACTACCAACCCTCTTCTATCTATGGTCAAATGTCGGGATACTTGTCGGGCAACTGGAGACAGCCATCGTTTGTCTGCCATTATAGAAACGGTATTCTCGACGGTCAAACCCTATTCTACAAACAAGACGGACATCGACAATATTTGCTAACATATTCAATGGGTCTCCTCGACGGAGAGCAAAAAGAATATACTACATCCAATACCCGTATAATTCATCTATATAACCGTGGCAATTATGTAAAATCTCACAAGCAATTTAAAAATTGGCTACCAATGTGGACTATTCCAAACCTCGACGAATTCGCCTCTCACAAATCTATCTTTTCCAAACATACCTATCTGTGCAACATATTCAAGTAATTATAACTTTTTTGGACTTTTACGAGCGTACCGACGTCGTAAGACGGAGGAAGTGAGTAAATAGTCCCGAGTGGTTCGAGCGTACAGCGAGAACCAACATTTTTTGGTGGCTCTGGTCACCCGTTTTTTCTTTATGGAAAAGAAAAACATCTATTTCTTAGTTGTTGGGATGATTTCTGGGACGTTTATAAATAGTTCGCCTAGTTGTTTGACTATTTTGTCAATGGTGATGCAAGATGGTCCCATAACCGCACAGATTTGTTTCTTTTTAGTGGGAGTGTTTATAAGGAATTTTAACGAAGGTGAATTCATTAAATATAAAAATACACAGCCAGCAGCAACATTTTGAGGAGCACATCTTCTAGTATGCATACTCTTGTCCCAATTGTCCTCTACAAATTTAGCCATGGCGAGCATATGTGGATGGTAGCGTTGATTAATGCCTAGATCTGTTATCAACTTTGTTACCATCATGCTAATCGTCACGTATTTCGTCCTGTATTGAGAAAAGTATTCCAGAGATAATACAATTTGTCGTGCTTTTTTAATCTTGGCTTTTGTTATAGAATGTTTTTTAGAGAGTTCACTCATTGTTTTAGGCTGATTGTGATCCCAATATGAAAGCCAAACACAGACTGCCAATACAGCTGGTTCTTCAGAAAGAGAACATCCTACCTTGCTAAATTTGTCCATTGTCGATTCTATTATTTCATTAGGATACCCGATAGTTTCCAGAGTTTTGATATGATCCTTTGTATTTTTGATAATAGTATTGGCATTGTTGTACGTATCTGCCCAAACCTGCTCAATACAGATCTGCGTTTGGTATTCACCACAAACTAGGCAAGTAGAATCAAAATCAATCTTGGGATGCGTACAAAACTGCTCACCACAATCTAAACACTCTTTAGTATAATCACCCACTATCGTCGTTTTAATGTGATCACAAGCATCACTCATTTTATATTTGTTGCATTGGTTTTATTTTTTCAATTTTAAGATATTTTATAACGTGGATTTATTTTTGTATTTATTAGGATTATAATAAATAGAATATGAATAGTACATTAAAGTGGGTCTTGACAGGGATATTACTTTACAAGGTCAAATGGATATTCAAACTGGGATTTATAAGTATTCAAATCGCATCTTACATTGCCCCAAAACTCTTGTTTCTTGCTGGTAGTGCGTTGCTATCAGTCTAAAATATGTCGTTTTTCCTATTCCAACAAATAGTACATTGGATTTTTCCAATTAAATTTCCCATGGTTTACTTTTGCATTCGGGGTTAGAACATAGAGCGAAATTACTGGTAGCTTCATCGCCAGCACGCAATTGAATGGACTGAGTGTATACTTTATTTGTACCACATAGTTTGCACATATAGAGACCTTCTACAAGATTTTTTTTACGACATGAAAAATCGATCGACATTTGTTCTTTGACCTTGTAATCGTTCCAGAAAGACAAATCAAAATGATCAACCTTGCTAATTAATTCTGAATATGTCTTTTTATCACCAATCACCTTGCTCGCCATAATATCATACTTATTCCGCTGTTTCTCTGTCATGTGTATATTTTATTATTATATTATTGGAATTATTTTCAGTTTTTATTTATAATAATTTCCAATATGTATGTTGTGCGTGTATGATTGTTTTTTGTGGAGATTATAGGAGTTACGAAAAAATTCCAAATTTTTTGTAAAAAAAATGTTTCAGATATATAAAAAAATGCACCATTCAAAGTCAGAATTGAGCAATAAAACGCTCACGCAATTGAAAAAGTTGCCAGCTTACAAAACCCGCGATCGTGCCGCTGTCCTTGCACGCTTTAAGAAACCTATTTCGGGTCTTAAACGCGAACATTTGATCGAGGCGCTCACATCGGCGACCTTTGACAAACGTTCGGGCGCCAAGAAATCGGGTAAAAAGACAGCCGGAAAGAAGGCGCGTAAATCGCCAACCAAAAAGAGCGCGACGCGTCGCTCTAGCTCTCGTAGACGCAGCACGATGAAAAAGCACGCAAAAAGTCGCAGCGCCGCTAGACGTTCGGCCCTCAAACGTGTTGGCAGCCCTGCCAAGAAACGCGCTGTCGGTCGCCCACGCAAATCGAGCGCCGCGAAGAAAACGGCTGCGAAAAAGACAGCAGCACGCCGTTCGGGTGCTAAAAAGACGGCTGGTAAAAAGGCTAGACGTTCGTCTTCGCGTAGACGAAGCACTGTAGCTCGCCACGCAGCGTCTCGAAGTGCCGCGAGACGTTCAGCCATGCGTCGTTTAGGCGCATCGCCAGCCAAGAAAGTTCGCGGACGCCCACGCAAGAGTCAAGCTAAAAAGTCGGTTGCTCGCAAGAGTCCAGCCAAGAAACGCAGTGGAGCTAAGAAGTCAAGACGCTCTAGCTCTCGTAGACGCTCAACGATTGCTCGTCACGCCCATTCGAGATCAATGGCGCGTCACGCCGCTTCGGCTCGCCTTCGCTCTCCAGCGAAAAAGACTAGACGTAGTCCTGCTAAGAAAACAGCCGGTAAAAAAAAGTAGTTAACAGAATTAACCTCAAAACACAGGGCAAGGGGTTCGCATCTGCAACAGCATCTTCTATGCGATCGGCACTTTCGAAGCGCTCCATGTCTGCTCGCTCGCGTAGTGGCTATAAATCTGCGGCGTCGAAGAAACTCAAATATGATTAATAATCCTACTCTTATAAAATCCTTTTCAAAAATGATTTAAGGTCTGTTGAAAATCTATTAAAGACAAATACCTATATAAAAATGACCAATGAATTTTACCCTTTTGAAATTGATGTATCTGAATTTGCACGAAGATCAAAGAAAATTGTAACAGTTCATTGTCAATTTGCTGTAGCACCTACATGTCCAGGCGTTAGAACAATACAATATGATTCTGCACGAAAATCGATAGAAAATAATGACGGAAAATACAAATGTCGTTTTTGTTCTACGTTCTTACAACGTGTATCTAATGATAATAAATTTGATAACATAACAACAAATACAGACAATGAATTTTTTCCTTTTGAAATCGATGTATCTGAATTGACATATGGATCTAATAAACGCGTCAATGTACATTGTGAATTTGCTGTTTCACCAATATGTTCGGGTATTAGAACAATACAATATCGATCCGTAAGAAAATCAATGTTAAAATATGACGGAAAATACAAATGTAGTACATGTGTTAATTTTTTAAGTCGTGGTCGTAATCATTCTAGTTGTAAATATAAAACAGTAGATGATAGTTTAATGAAAAATATTGACAGTGAAGAAAAAGCATATTTCCTCGGTTGGATCGCTAGTGATGGGTACATTAATAAAGAATATATTTCTATTAAAATTCACAAAAATGATATTAAAATGATTGAAACATTACGAGATTTTATCTGCAAAGAATTACCTTTATTTTATCGAACAAGTGGTGAAAATTGTGTAGGTTTTAAGATAAATTCAAAAGAAATGGTAGAAGATATGTGTCGTCATTTGAAAATCAAACCAGGCAAAAAATCAAGAACTGTTGGATTTCCAGACTTGGATTCAGACAAATTAACTTTGGCATTTATAAGAGGATTATTTGATGGTGATGGAACTCTAACACCGCTAGCAGGAAACAATAATCAAAGAGCATGCAGTATCGCAAGCATCTCAGAGACCATGAAGAAGTCAATAAAGATATTTTTCTCTAAATTTGACATATATTGTTATATATCACCAGATAAAGTTAATTTTTGTGGAGTAAATAGTCTCAACTTTTTAAAAGGTATATATACAAACGCCAAGCCCCATTTGGTATTAGCGCGTAAATTTGCACGCTACCAACTTCATCTAAAATGGTTACCTAAAAAAGACCAGTCAAAAAAGGTTAAAGCAACTAAACCGGCAACCAAAGCAGCAACTAAACCGGCAACCAAAGCAGCAACTAAATCGGCTACGAAAAAACCAACAAGCAAACCAACTACAAAACCAGCCACTAAAAATCGCCACTAAACCAACAACAAAACTCAAGAAATAACACAAAATTCTTTTAATACACAAAAAGAATATCTAAATCACACCTTGATCGTACATAGGTCCGTCAACAACATACAATTGTTCGTTTATCAACTCCCAAAAGTCTCTAACATTTCCTAGAAACGCCATAAAATATTTGCCATTGATGATAAAATCCACCCTATTACATACGTCAATCCCAAACGACACCGAACCAACCCCATAAATAATCTTATCAGAAGCCGCTGTATATCCCGACGTACAATCAATCGTTTTTATACCATTTACACTCTCTACAACATATGCAACCATATCTTTTACCTCGGCCGATTTCATATAATGACAACTCCCAGTTTTCTGATCTGTCCAATATATGACATTTTCAATACTCATTTTTTCTTGTAACAACAAAAATACTTTTTCAATTTTGTTAATTTTTATGTGCTATTTTATCTTTTCGTATATATTACATTACTTTAAACATTTATACCCCATTAGCAACCAAGACTTGTTTAAGACGATGAAGGTCTTCGCAAATGAGGTTGTACAGTTGTCGAGATACTCGATCATAACCTGCCTCTAGGCAAAATAAAACATCTTCTCTAGATGGAACAATGCCAAATGTATGAAATAGATATTTGACTACTTTAATTCTACCTTTTGAACAGGCCATAGTCATAATCTCTTCCAACGTGTATCCTCGTTTCTCTACCAACACTCTAATACTTGCTTCTATATCATCTTCAGTGTGATATCTTACGACCCTCTCAACACAATTCCAATAGAATGGAACAGGTTTTTCGGCTAGTTTTTCTAGTACCTCACTATTTTTTGCATTTGATGCGGTGACACTAGTCCAATAACTATCAAAATATTGCAACATCTCTAAATCTCCCAATTCCGACGCCTTGTCTGCACATAAGTACAAGAAATCATCAGATATTCTAGGATCACCGACAAAGATTTCTACGATATTAATATTCCGTGTTTTAACCGCTTCTATAATAGAATAGGGATCTAGATTGGTTATTTTATCTAAAAGATATCTGATTAGATCAATATTTTGCTTTTCAATCGCTAGTAGTAATGATCCGTCTAATATCTGATCTGTTGAATATCTTCTATCCTCGAATAACATCATAATGGTGTCATGGCTCACTGAAGACGTTTTATTATCTCTATTCTCTATTGCATAGATTAATGGATAGATAGAACACGGTTTATCGTTTTCTAATAGCAATTTCCTGATTTCTTCTACATCATTCCATTTTACCAATTCTAACAACCTCGCATTGTCCATTTTCTTATACATATAAGAAATTTGTATATTTTTATTTTTTATTATTCAGATGTTTCGGTTGTATCTTTTTTCTCACTAGATTTCTTTTTACTGACACCACTATTAATGAGTACTTCTGGGATTTTGTGTTTAGGGATCATTGTTTCTGGCAGGCGTTCCCAGGGGATATTTGAAGATTCTTTAATTGCTTCAATGTGTTTTTGTGTAAGAGGTATCGCATTACCCGATTTTAGATAGCCAACAATTTTTCCAAGTGTTCTGGACCAGATATACTTTGTATCTTTAACGACTTCCCAACCATGATATTCGTCAATTTCAATTTCGTCTGCTTCACTATTGTCACTTTCTTCCACCTTGGACATGGCTTGATGTGCCGGCGTATTACGTTTTACACACCAACCATCACCATAGTACATTGTCTGGTTGCCATATTTTACCAACTTTCCTGTTGTCACATTATAGTATTGATCTTTTTCTCCTTCAACCTTGTTTTTATTGAAATCTTTTTGGATTTGACGAAGGTGATCCAGGGATTGGATTTTACCGATGGGGAATCCAGAAGGGATAAAAACAGTGTCCTCTTCCCCTTCAATAGAAAACTTTTTGATAAACTTGATCACATTCTTTGGGTCATCTTTAATATTAAAACGAGCCACCAAACCCATCGCCAAATTATCCACTATCTGAGGGTGAATGACGTTTCCGAGCATTTGTTATCTCTAACAAAATAGAATTATATTTTCAGTTTTGTGAGGTGAGCGTAAACGAGGGATCATTCACCAAGTTGCGAACGTAAGCGAATCAGTTTTTGTTCATCTTCCTACGTCAGCGTCTAGTCTTTAAAACAGTAAACCAACAATAATGGAAAAGGTAACAAATGTGCCGCATCCAAAGAATTTGGTAAAATGAATCCAGTTTTTATCATGACATAGATCCTTTAGCGCATCTAAAGATTCAGCCATTTCATTGTTAGAATAATATTGTTGTTGGCAGCCCATATGTACGAGGAAAATAAGTAAAAAGATTAAATAAAATATAATTGCTGGTAAAAATAATTTATTGTTTCTGTTAATCCAAATATATAATAGAATACCAATCTGAAAGGTTAAATCTGAGAAATGATCGAGGAAATCGCCAAAAGGTGTAGTTAATCCATACGATCTTGCGAGATGACCATCTAAACAATCACAATAATAACCGAGAAGAGCACCTGCTACAAACATAATCTTGTAGCCATTAAACAACGCCCAAATACTCCAAATCCTAAATAAAATCCCTAGAATCGTTATCATATTTGGTGTAACTCCCATATTATATAACCCCTCTATCATCACATCACACCCTGATATTAACAAATTATCAAACGGATTATCCAAAGACATATCTATCTTTCGCATCCCTCTCTTTTTTCTATAAAAATAAAATCTTTTTTATTTTTCACACAATTGTATAAAATATATAAAATATAAAAATATATCTTTATATATTTCCGAGATTATTTTCTCTGACGATTGAGAATCCATTGAATGGCTTCTGCTTTTGTTGCCGATGTAGGTGTAAATTTACCTAGTCTTTTAATACGATCACGACGTCTTTCTGGTGAACGTGGTCCTTCCCCGCGTAAACGTTTTATTAGTCGTGCTTTAAGTCCCGTTTTCTTTAATCCACGTTTACCCAATAATTCTTTCAACTCGAGAACCGTCATCTCTTCATATGCAACCATTTATACATAAAATAAATTTCTAGATAACAAATATAAAATTTCTGGATGGAAATATTTTCTGAATAGCGAAAATTAACGCTGTGGAAACATACAAATTTCCGAATGGCCTCGAGAAGAGACGTATGTAGATATTTACATAGAAAATGTTCTGTAATGATTATTACAGAGGTTTTGTAGAGATTATTACACCAAAAATTGATATAAATATAAAATATTGGTGTAAAGGATCTCACATCGGTTTTGGTAACTATAGAAAAGACAGCAATATCGATGTCAAACTATCACATAGATATCGTCTCATATCCTGAAACACAAACAGAAAATATCACAACACCAAATAAAAAATTGACTCGCGGAGCAAAGCTCCTCTCGTAAATTGGTATATAATATCTCCGTACCTCCTATGTCGGCACGGAGATATCACATTACAAAAATTGAAAAATATTTTAAAGAGAATATCCAAGAAAAAGATGAGTGGAAATCTATTAGTAGAACAACTTTTACTCCCAGAAAATACAAAACGGATTGGAGAAGTTTTTACGAGTATTGCGACTGTTTTAGGCAAACAGGCTGTTACGGTAGTCGATGATAATATGCCTTTTATTACGGTTACTGTTCGTGATAACACACCGATTGTTACAATGTCACGTACCTTTATTGCCGGAATTGGTACCCACAAACTTGTCGTTACTGGAAACTTTACAGAAGATAGAATTTATGAAGCCGAAGAACCTGCACCAATAGAGACAACTATTGATCTGCCTGCTAAAACTATCGCTCCTACAGATATTCAACAATTGATCGACGACGGATATATCATCTTTACAAAAAAGGAAACCGCTGGATATACAGTCACTTGCAAACCAAATGTTCTCGATAACTTGGATGGGCCTATTGTCAATCTCGTCAAACGCGGTACCGTAGACGAACAAATCTACAAACACCTCTGTTCCACACTCGGCCAAAAACATTATCTAGTCGGTGATCCGTGGCCTGAACCCGTAGTTTATACGGTCACAGATACCAATACCGAGAGTAATAACCAGACTAGCGAGAGTAATAACCAGAGTAACCAGACTAGCGACTGTCCTGGCGGTATGTGTTCTCTCCCGCCACGTTTGCAAGCACATCCATCAACGGGACCTCATCATCAGCAAATTCAGGTGGTTACGAAATATGTGATTACTGAAAAACTAGTCGAAACACAAAAGTTGGTTATCAAAGAGGTACCTGTAGAAGTTGAACGTATTGTCAAAGTACCATATGAAGTCATCAAAGAAGTCTACATCTGCAAACATACCGCCGGTCCCATTTCTACAAATGTGGATGATAGTTCTAAACCAACAGCTAAACGTGCCACTGACGATCCAGACGAGGACGTAGACGATAAGAAACCAGTTGCTAAACAACAATCATCCAAACCCGCTGTTAAACAGCCTGTAGCCAAGACACAATCAGCCAAACCAACTAAAAAGGCGCCACCAACACCTTCTGCTTCATCAGATGAGCAAGAATCTTCACATGAACAAAGTAATGAATCAGAAGACCAGACGGATAATATTTCGAGTACCGAACCAGATACACCACCAAAAAAGGTCCAGATCAAGGGAACTTGGCTGACGGATGACAAGACAGTACTAAAGAGTGGCAAATATGTTTTTCGTGTTAGTCGCGGTGGAGAATCTGGCTCAAAATTTGAAGCAATTGGCCGTTTCAATCCGTCATCCAAGACCAAACGTGACCCACTACAACAAGAAGATATCAGCAAAATCAAAGCCCTTGGCAAACAATATTCCATCGCCCGAAATTGCATGCCCGAGTAATAATACAAAAATATACAAATCACAACAATAATATTTCTTTTACACAAAAGAAACTTCCAAAAAGAATATATTCCAACAATAATATTTTCTTTTGTGTAAAGAATATTTCAAAAAATAAAAACAAATATATAAAAATGGATGAATTTATAATTTTCAAGTTTCGTCCGGATATAAGAGAAAAGATTAAAAATAGCAAGGCCAATACCCTAAAGTCTTTTCAGGAATATGATCTGACGAGAAAGGAAATTGCACTCGTATGGGCGATTGAAAATAATATAAAATCGTACAAACGACTAGAGCCCATTTACAACTTTGGCTCTGATGAATTGTATCAAAACGCTAGAAAACAGTACATCATTGATTACAATAATTTAGCCAAGGAACAAAAGAAAGCTGAACAAAAATACATCAAGTTTATAGATTCCCTCGATCCCGACATTAAAACATATACCCCTTTTAATATCGAGAGAAACAATATAATCATGACATATGAATCTGGCACATTTCTACCTACAAAAGAGATCCCTATGCTTAAAACACGAGAATGGGTCAAATTATACAGAGGATTTACAAATTATCCTGAACTAAAGGAATTTTTTGAAGGAGACGATCAATCTCCCTATGTTTTCAAGATTCCTGGTATCGATAAAGGACAGATCTATTCCAATACCCTCCAAATATCGACAAATCCGCCAGATACAACACGTATCCTCGATCTTATCCAAAAAGATTTCCAATTAACCGAGGTAAAATGGCACAAGGAATATATAAACGGTGAATTTACAGTCCATGAAACCAATTTCGATTGGAATGTGATGGCAATGTTGCTTGTACAAAAAGATTTTTACGAGTCAACTATATTTATTGTCGAAGCTGGAGAAGTCTTGTCAAGAAAGAATAGATTCACTCTGAAATATTATAAATGGGGTCCTGAAAATGCATTTCCTATATTTTTTACCTTGTCAAATGTTAAGAATGACTTGGTAATCAAAATAGCAAAGATCCCAATTGAATCAGATATCCAAACGATGATCAATGTAATTCTATCCATTCTTGATGATTATATTGAAAACGAAGAAGAAATTATAAACATCTATAAAGAATATATTCCCAAATTTTCGACGACCCAAAAGGCTAAAAAGACTGCAGAAAAGGAACATAAAACTAAACTCCGTCTTGAAGCCCTGAAAAAAGCAGATCCTGAATTGTTCTCTGGAGATTATAACAAGCAATGTCAAGGCCCGTCTAAACAACCTCGTATTCCGACAGCCAAAGAAATAATTACTCTCAAAAAAGATAAACCAGAAGAACTTTTAGAATACCCATACAAATCTGGTAAATATTATACTTGTGAACCATTCCAAAAATTAAAAGGTACAGTCAATAAATATCCTGGTCTCGTCAAAAATAAAAATGTAGCCAATAAAAATAAATACTTACCGTGCTGTTATCCCGTTTCTCATTATTCGCGGCCCAATTCTATCCTCAATAAATATCTCGCCGAACAAGTTGGAGGGGTAGAAATAGAAACAAAAGCAACAAAGCATATCGATCACGTTCTTGGGGAAGAAAAACGATTGCCCGAATTTCGCCGTGGTAAATTACCCGAACGCCTCGCCTATATCCTAAAATATATAGGCCTCGATGCAGAAGAGTATAACCGTTTTGGCGTTCCATTTAGTCCTCAATCTGTAATAGATGCTATGGCTCTTATCTCAAACCCGTCTGAGTGGTACAAGAATCCTAGTGCACAAAGAGAATCGACGGTAAAGAAATTATTAAAAAGCAACTATCTATCTGCCGCCGCCCAGTCTTATTCAACGAAATATTTACGGGCTGCTTTATCAGCCTCAAAAGATACTATTGCAAAAGATCCATTATCTCTAACAAAAATTGGTACAGCCGAATTTCATCCAGTCCTTGAATACTTTTTCAAGTCTACCGTTTTGGTTATACAAGGAGACGATCTTGCAAGACCAGAAGCTAAATTTGGCTTTATGGCGCATCTTAGACAACGTAAAAACATGATTATTCTCTATATGCATCAAGGATACGATCAAGTTGAAGTTATCGGTACAATTAAAAAAGAATTTACAGAGTACCCATTAGAATCTATAACTGCTGCCCTTGATCTCAAACGACAATGCTATGGTTTCTATTCATTTATCCATTACAAATTTCCGCGGACAGCTAATATCTCTAAACGTGCTTCTGCGCAATATCTCGATTCATTTGGTAAAAATCGTGGCTATGTCGTAGATGGTCAATCTATTTTTATGCCGCCTTCTGCTCCTACTGGCAAACCAGTGATTGAATCTCTTTTCTATGGGGATACAGCTTCCCTAATCAAAGCAACTGGTGAAGAACCAATGTACTACAAAGATGGTCTAGTTTATACTGCCAACTTTGTCCTTCCTACAGAAGATGATGACCACAAAATCTTATCACCACCACCAGATGATTATATTAGCCCATTTATCGTCTCTACAAGTAATTTTGTAGACGATAGTATAAAAGCAGAAAGAAAAGCAAGACCAAATCCGTATATTAAACGATTATCTCTAGACTCGGAAGATATAATTACTATTTATCCTCAGGATGAAGCGGGCTATCTGGAAATAATACGATCTTTACCGGCATTTCAATGGGAAAACCTCGTCAATCTCGTATGGAATCCGGGCCAGGTTCACTGGGTATCTATCAAAGATCAACAATTTGTCGTAAAAGACGTCGAATACAAACCATTGTTACCGGATTCTTCTATCGGCACATGGTCTGTCGTCATCGGCGATAAAATAGCAGATGACGGCCAATTTATAGAATACCCCGGAGGCCACTTTGGCGTTATCATCGGATAATAGTTATATTTTAATATAATTTTTATAGTATGTTTTTAGTATATTCAGGACCGTCGAGACGATACATATGCTCCGTAAGAAGATCAGCTATCTCTGTATGCCCACTTTGTTTAGCCCAATTCATGGCCGCATTTCCTAGAGCTGATGAATCGACACGCGAATCTGTTAGTAATAATTGTACTACGACTAAATGTCCGTTTGCACTAGCCCATCGTAGAGCATAATTGCTACTAGACGATGGATCTACACGAGGATCCTCAAGTAAAAGTCGTACTACGTCTAGGTGTCCATAAAAACTAGCCATATGTATGCCCCAATTGTCTGGAGATGATGGATCTACGGATGGTAATAGCCTTGTTGCAGTTGCAATATCACCATCTTTACATGCACGTGTAAAATCATCCATATATAACAAATAATTCATATTTTCATATAAATATTTCAGTTTTACTATCGTTCTTCAAAGACTGAAAGTCGTTCAATTTTTGTAACTGTAGAAATATCGAGATTCATTTTGGAGATAGAGTCTAGGTATTCTTTAATGAGTGATTGATTGGCAATAAGCCAATTATTATCCGTATACAGCAATTTGCTTTTATTCTCGGGTAGTAACCCTTCTTCATTATCGTCGTCTTCAGAATCATAATAACCACCTTCTCGTCCCAGACCTTTTGTCTTACTTTTTTCTGCACCAGTTGGATCTGTATACCACACCCGAAGATATAACAACTCGTAATAATCATAACCCATTTCTTTTTTTTGTATATTTACAAGAATATTTTTCAGTTTTTGCGATGTGAACATGAGTGAAACGAGTGTTCACATGCCAACTTACGAGAGGTGCTAAAGCGCAGCGAGTCAATTTTAACAACTATAATATATTTTCGTTATAGACTGGACCGTCGAGACCAAAGTTGTAATTATCTATTAGATTTTGTAGTTTTGATATCATATCTGTAAATTTAACATTGAGTTGTTCAATCCTTTTACCCTTGTCTTCTATCCACCTGTTAAGATCAACCTTGTATATTTGTTCAAACGGCATGTACAAAATGTAGGAATTACCACCAGAATAAATATTTGTACACGTTAGGACACATTTTTTCGATAATTTATATACAACATTGTCATATTCAAAATTTATTATTGCATCCCCACAATCTACATTATAACGAGTTTTTATTCGATTATGTGTCAGAGATATCATTTTTCATATATTGTTGTTAATATGAAATATTTTCAATTTTCCTACGTTGGTATTTCTAATCAAATAGGTTTCGTGTGATAGAGACGCCAGATGTGAGACTTTGGCCGATTTGGGCGGGAATTGTAAAAAGGGCAAAGAAAACGATACCCAAAGACGATGAAACGGCGTTCCAAAGACGGCGACGCATTGGAGGACGAGTTTGAATATTCCCCGAATAACTATCTGTAAGGATATTCAACGCTGATAAAAGTGCTGGCACCCAGACAACCAGATGGACAATATTTGGATGAGGAACAAGATTGTACGTCCCAACAACCGTCATCGCAAACAAGTGCATTACCCCAGCTGTCCAGAGAGCTGCCACTCCTGCCAAATAGATATCCGTGCCAACCAGTTGCTTTGGGTTATTTTCATTGTTAATCGCCTGATATTCATTTGGAATCTTTTCCGACATTTTTCTCTGCTATATTATATATCTCTCAAAACAAAAATCATTTTTTCTGATGTGGTTTCTGTGACTAGATTATGTTCTCATTGTAAATAGGTCCGTCTAGACGATATATGTGTTCAGTAAGAAGATCGACTACTTCTGTGTGACCGTTTTCTTTAGCACGTCGTATAGCATAATTGTCGTCAGCCGATGGATCTACGCGAGGATCCTCTAGTAACAGTCTTACTACATCTGGGTATCCATTTTCACTAGCTTCCCGTATAGCTTCATTGTCTAGAGCAGATGGATCTACACGGGGATCTGTTAGCAATAGTTTTACAATTTCTAGATTCCCTCTGGAACTAGCATATCGTATTGGCCCATTTTCTCCAATTGCCGGATCTACACGGCGATCCGTTAGTAACAATTTGACTACATCAGTACATCTAGCATGAGTAGACCATCGTATAGCATCATTGTTTTTGGCTGATGGATCTACACGGGGATCCTCTAGTAAAAGTCGTACTACTTCTGTGCGTTCGTTTAGACTAGCATATCGTACAGCAGCATTATCGTCAGCAGATGGATCAATTTTGTTAATTAGGTTTTTAACCATTTTCATATCGTCATTTATACAAGCCTCTAGAAACTTTTTATTCATTTTACAATATGAATAGAAACCAAATATTTTTCATTTTTTAATTATATACACCAGTCCAAGGCATGATAGTAACATTAGAAGTTGTATCTTGCATGACGACATTTTTGTTACCATTGCCATGAATTCGTGGGTCGGTAACCGCTAGATATAAAACATATCCGATCGCAAACAACATTCCTATCGCAAACAAACCAACCAATATACGCATACCCCAAGAACTATCTTCACCATATAACAAACCAAAAGGACCCATTTTCTAAAACATATTATTTTTATTCTGTAAATTTTCACTTTTATAAAACATTATAAGGAAAAAGGTATTAAAAAATGTCACGATATGTTGATCCTATGGATGTTGTTGATCGTAATGCTAAACCGCTAACGGAGAAAGAAACCGACTTTCAGATGCAAGACTCGTTTCGTACAGGTCGTGTTTTTATCAAAGATCACCAAGATCCTCTTATCTCCGCAGTAGGCGAACACTATGTCATGCTCCTTAACCAACTCAAAACACACGTCGCCAGTCTTTTACTACAAACCAAGAAAGAAATGGCTACAACTTTAACCGTCGATGAAAAAACATCTTCACATGACAATGATGACGACGTAGATGACAAAAAAGATCCACCAGCTACCACTTCTGAACAACCTGCTACTACGTCAGAAATGCCACAAGAACCAACTCGACAAGTTCAATCTTCTTCAGATACCCCCACGCCCCAGGAAAAGGAGATATCCCTTATTTTCAAAGAATTGGATAAACATTTTAGTACGACGGAACGGCCAGTCCAGGCGTATTGCTGGCATTTGTTTGACAAGCCGTATATGGTCCAGGGAACAGATGGCAAAATGTATCCTCAATATGGTTGGATGAAACTCCGTGGTCAATTTTCAACATATGGCGAAATGGAGATGGAAATTCGTCCGATTATGCAAGACCACGACTCATATACCCGAACGCACGGACAACAAAAAGGAGTCTTTTTTCCAATTACCAATGCTCCATTTGTTACTGAGGAAAATATGAAAAAAGTATACGACGATGATGTCAAACGTAGAAAGGATATTGACGCAAAGATGGTTGAGCTTACAAGAAAACGCGAAGACGCCCTGCAAGAGATGCAGAAAGACGTCGAACCCGGTTCACTACATGATTATATCCGACAAAAACTCAAATTCTGCGTTGCAGATACCATGATCCAAAAAGGCAATGCAAACGTAAAACGTTTTACACCTATTCTGGCAAAGCAAGAAGCCCTAGTATCCAAGATGGAAACTGACCATCCTGAATACAATACAGAGGGATTCAAAATGTATCAAGAAAAAATGAATGAGATTGGCTTTCCGGCACCTTCATCATGGTATGATGGCTGTATACCTATTGGAGCGCAGTGATTTTTTGTCTCTTATATCGGTTTTTCTTGTTATAATAAGAAATATTCAAGTCCACTTTTTTCATATGTTATTCTATTATTAGTAATGAATGACAATATATTTACCGTGGAATTGATCTTTAAAAAGACTAAATTCTTCTTTTACTTTGCCTCCCCAGAGATTAGTTTTGTAATGAGCCAATTCAACGAGAGCAACATCTTTATCCCCACTGGTCCAATCATAAAAAGAAACATCATCACGTGAGAAAATAATATCTAATCGTTTATGTTTAGACAAGGCAGGGTTCGTATTAATTTCAGACAGCAAGTCAAATGTATTTGTAATCATCTAATAATATAGATATTTCTCTGTTATATTTTCATTTTTTAAAATGAAACGACGAGATAGTACGATTATTGAATAGGCACAGATTTGCCAAATTCAATACCGCTTTGATAGATCCCAGCCATGCCTTCGAGGTCCTGAGGGTTAACACATCTACCATTGTCAAGTGGCCCGAAATTGGTGTTAGGCCACGAAACGCCCCAATAATTGTCTCTATTGCGGATAAACTTTGGTTGGGTCAAATATTTGAGGTTGGGAGCAAGATTGCTAATAATTTGTCGATCGACTATAGTATTATACTCATTCGGAGTAAGATAATCAGAGACAGACGTCATGGGAAGTGGTTCCCAGAACGCGCGACCAGATGCATCTACCGATTTGCGGTACTTTTGTACTTCGTTGGAAGGATCTGGGCCGAGACCGTCGACTGTAAATGTAGTTCCGTGAATGTAGTTAAAATCTGAGTCGTTGATATCGTCCATCGCTCCCGCTGCCCCTGTTATAGAGGGAACAGAAAGATCCTGAACTTGCAAAAGGGTTCCAAGGCGGGAATTCTTGGGGACATTTGGAACAATGTAAGAAACAATCAGTGTGTAAATCAACCAAATCGCAATAGCCGCTGCGACAAAATACAATATACCAGTAATCACTTTTTTCGTTGAAGGATCACTCATGAAACTCATATATTTATATTCGGCAAAAAAATTTATTTCTTTTTTATTTCTTTTAGTTGTTGTGATGGAAATGTTTTAAATGATTTTATCAAGATAAAAATGGAAGAATGGGGTGATATAAAGGTTGAAGAAATCAGAGAATTTTGTCTTTCGAGTATAAAGCCGTCTGAAGTGTTGCATATCATTGGAGCGCCTAGTTCAGGCAAGACGTTTCTAGAGTTGTTTATTGCATATGCTTTAAAACATATCTATCCCGTTGGTCAAGTCTTTTGCGGTACGGAAGATACTCAGGGGGCTTTTTCACCTGTATTTGGAGGTGCTTTTGTATCGTCAACATATCAAGAGCACGATCACAAGCGCTTCATGTCGCGACAAATTACATGCTCGAAAGAAGAATGCGAATTTGATCATGCCATTCAATATCTTGACGATCTTGGTTACAATAAAAAGATTAGTTCGTCTGAAACAGTTATTCAAGCGCACAAAAATGGATCTCAATGGTTGAAAACATTGTTAATAATGGGATATCAATCTATCAAAGACGTACCAGAGAAAATTGTCAACGCAGCCTCTAAAGTATTTATCTTTATGGAAAAGGAAGATTCAAATAGAAGACGTATCCACAAGGCATATTTTAAAACCTTGGTGCCAGAATATAAAGACTTTTCAAAATTGATGAATGACATTTGTGGCGAAAAATTTGTTTGTCTAGTTGTAGATCTTAAATCACAATCGGCAAATTTACAAGAATGTGTAACCTACTTTAAAGCCCCCGGCTGGAAATGGAAAGATGGGAATATTCATCCTTATCCCGAGAAATGGAAATTTGGGTGTAGACAATTCCGCGAATGGAGTGACGCGCGTCACGACCCTAATGCTGTCCCAGACTTTATCACAAATATACAAAATTATTAACTTGGTTTCATATTAGATATGAAAATTGAAAAATATCGTAAAAATGTTAAAAACAATAAAATGTGGACACACCAGAAAAAATGTATCAAGAAACTGCAAGACTTTTTTATCAAGAGAGAAAACATGAAATGTCTCGTAAAGATGTTTTGTGGAACAGGTAAAAGTCGTATTGCCATGTGGTCCGCGTTAAAATGGTGCAAATGTTTAGCAATCTTTGTGTTTCCGACGATTGCACTTACAAACCAATTTGCAAACGACTATCTCAAAGATACAAAAACATGGAAAGAAGCCAAACATATGTCAAAACTTTCTGTATGTTCGAAGAATGAAAGTATAGATGACTCTACCATCGAATTTTCTACTGATGAAAATGAAATCATAGATTTTATAAACAAAACTGGTAAGAAATTGGTCACTGTTACATATTCATCATTTCCAAAGTTGATGTCTATCTTGAAAGAACAAAATTGTAAAGTTGATATTATGATTTTTGATGAAGCACACCATATTACAGGAGATGCTATTACAACATGTTTGAAAGATCAATCATTTAATGATATTGTAGAAAAAAGTATATATTTCACTGCAACAGCCCATGATCTTATCAACAGTGGAGATAATCTTTGTGGTGAGACTATTTTTGAGTACTCTCACTACCAAGCTGTTGAAGATGGAATTTGTAATGATTTTGATATTTGTATTGATATTTTTACACCAAAAGAACAAGGCTCCAAAAATTACATGGCAGATCCGGATAACGAAGAAGATATCGACGTTTTTAAACAAGAGAAATTGGGGTTGTTGTACGATGCACTCGCGCGTGCTATTTTACAAACCTCTAATACAAAGGCGCTAACTTTTCATAATCGGAGTACAACGTCTCACAAAACAAATACAGATGTGATTGAATTTGCAAAACCAATGGTATTTAGACAACATTTTGAACGTGTTTGTAAAGATGAATTTCCAGAGTCTATTGTCCCTAAAATTACACTTAAAGGTATCGTTGGAACAACTAAAAATAGAACATCTATCTTGAAGGAATTTGACGAAACATCAGAAGAACAAGTATATGTAATTTCGTCTTGTAAAACAATCGGAGAAGGTATCGATACAAAGACTGGAAATATGATTATGTTTGCAGACCCTCGTGAAAACATTACATCTTTGATCCAAGCAATCGGACGCGCAACTAGAAAAACCGAAAACACTAAACGCAAGAGTACAATATTGTTACCTGTGTATGTAAACATGGACTTGTATCGTGATTGTGAAACTATTGAAGATAAGGACAAAGTTTTACGGGAAGAAATGTGCAAATATGGCAATTTTGATGTTGTATTAAACGTTTTAGCAGCATTACATCAGGATGACAAAGAATACTATGATTTATGCCTAAACTATCCTGCCAAATTTTCACCCAAAGAGGTAAAAGAATCATTAGAGAAACAAGGATGTACTGTAGAACCAAAGACATATACCAGAGATGAATTGTGCGAAAAATACAATAGCAAGTATAATACCGACGACGAATCTCTTTTTACTGATATCGGTGAACAAAATGAATGTAAAATTGAAGTATTTACCCAAAGTATGGAAGAACCAATAGAAATTTACAATGAGGAGGGTGAAGGTATTATGCGTTTTATGTATAATGAAGATGAGGATAATTTTGTTGTTGTAAAGGACAAAAAGAAAAAGATTGTAGCGTCGAAACGCAAACCGTTTAAAATCACTATAAATGTTAATGATGATTTTAGAGTCATGTGGAAAATTAGTGATGTAACTTTGACAAGTATGTTAACAACTGCGGTTACGAATGCATATATTGAAAGTTTTATTGGTACTGATAAAGAAAAAATAGATATGGAAAAAGCTAAAAAAGTAGTTGCTCATTTTAAGCGATGTGGCGAGATGCCAAAACAGAATATAAATAGAAAAGAAGAATGTATGTTGGCAGCATGGGTGTCACGACTAAAAAGAGCATTGGATGGGAAAAAAGATGCAGGTATTTGGTATCCATCTGTTAAATTATACCTAGATGAAAATATACTCAACTGGAGGAATGTAGTTGATCAGGAACAAATTGCTTTAGGCCGAGCAAAAGAGTGTTATGAATGGTTCAAACAATATGGTAAACTTCCATCAAAAAGTTTCGTAAAAGGAAGAGAATATGAACGCAAATTAGGATACTGGTTACATGGTCAGAGATGTGCAATCAAAGGAAAGGGAAATATTTGTTATCTATCTGTTAAAAAATATCTGGATGAAAATATACCTGGTTGGAACGACGATTTAGAGACGAAATCATTGAATAAAGCTAAAGAATGTGTGGAATGGATAAGAACAAATGGATGTAAACCCTCACGTATAAACCGAAATGATAAAAGAGGCCGAGAAAAGGAACATGAATTAGCAACATGGTTACATGATCGAAAATGTTCACTTAAAGATAGTAAAATAAAATCATATCCCTCTGTAATAAAATATTTAGATAAAGAAATACCCGGATGGAGTGATGAACGTGAAAAAATAATTTTAGACAAAGCTAAAGAATGTGCAGTTTGGTTTAAAAATAATAAAAAAATGCCCAAACAATATTATTCTGAACAAAAGAAAAAAGATAATGAAAAGGAACATGAATTGGGGGTCTGGTTAGATCAACAAAGATTAAATTTACGCAAAGAAAAAATAAAACCAATCATAAAGAAGTATTTAGATAAAGAAATACCAGGATGGCAAGGAGAAATAAAAAGATCTTTCGAACAAATTAAACAAGAAAAACAAAAAACTATACCATTAATATCTCAACTACATAAAAAATACAAAACTATGCACAGTAATAACTACAAATTAAAAATGACATCTGAATTATTTATAGAGTATCATCAACTCGCTAAAAAGATAGATACTTTTGATGATACGGAACAACATGTCCCAACTTTTATTGCTGGTCAAATTAAGAAAATGTTGAAAAATATTATAGGTCTTAGGAAGACAAAAATTATTGATTTGGGAAATGGTACTTTTAATTTACCAATTGCATTATTTGATATATTTAAAAAAAAGAAAAATAAGGAAAGATTGACAAATCTATTAGTTGATAATTACCTTGGCATCGATGTGATTGATGCGCGTAAACAAGATGGTCTTATCAACGATCCAAAAGAAATTACAAAGTCATTAAATTTTATTTCTGCCGATATTGCTACTATGGAAAATGTAGTTGATGACGATGTGTTTGACATTGCCGTACTAAGTCGGTCTCTCTGGGCCACAAATAAAAACGATGTCTTGAAAGAAGCACGACGTGTAGTGAAACATGGCGGTCGTTTAATTGTGTGCGAACCTTTTATGCGTTGGTGGGACAAAGAAACAAAAACAAACAAGTTGGTTCCTCTATTGCAAAAGAATGGCTGGATCATTGTAGATAAAATAAATACCGAACTTGGACAAGACGATAAATACAATGTTTTCTTTTATATCATTTGTCGAAAAGATGATTACGAAAATTAAGTAAAAATTGAAAATAATATTTGAAATCTTTTATCCTTTTGAAATGGATAGTATTGCAGTTTTATGTGACGATGGAATTATGGTTTTAGTGTTTGATGATAAGAAAGTGTGGAACGAATACTATGATTCAATTCCATCGTTTAAAACAAAGTGGTGTTTTGCTAAAACTAAATTTGATGATAAGAAGAATACGTTGACGATTATTGATAATAATCATAGTTGTGAAGAACATTGCTTTTGTCAACAAGCAAAAGGTAAAAAGGTTACTACTGTACGACGCGTCGTTGACAATCGAAAGAAAAAGGGCAAATCTAAAAAGTAACTGTAGTTATTCCTATTTCAATAAGAATCTATCTATGTTTGTAATCCTTTTATCAACCTTGCTATATTTCTGGGGTCAATACCCGCATCAACACTAATATCATATCCCAATACCCCCAATTCTTCTTCGGTGAATTTGTGCCCGCAACGTTCATATAGCAAATCTTTGATAGCACTACTATTGAAAATAATCCATGTCGCTTCCAACGATCCATTCTTATTAGAATAAAACAAGTCGCTCAACGTCGCTTTGTCTCTATTCTCCCTTAGCCAACCAAGTCTATTCTCCCTTATCGCCTTTTGCATTCTTTTATATCTCTATATAAAAATAAATTAATTAATCATCAAAAACAACATCATCTTTACATTCAATTACTTGACGACAGGTGATTGTTTTAGTCCCAAGATCCCTAGCATAAACACAATCACCTCCTGTAAACTGCTTTAGAACACCAGTTGATAATAGTTCTTTGGTCTCCTCGTCGCCTCGGTGAATCTGACATTCGCATATACAGTCTATGGAACAGTTTTGGTAACATGTGACAACGCAACCAGCTTTCTTATACTCCTCTGGTACTACTTCAGCCATCGAAGTAATCATTGTACCTTTGTGACGCTCAAATGGTCGTGACATGTTTGTTATTAGAATAACAAATTTCATAAATATATTTCAGTTTTATTAACTCGCTAACACTCGGAAACGATGGAATATTAATCAACGTGAAAAAAGATGGGATTTAGTTGATCAGTTGTGATACTGCTTATGGGGATGACACGTGTAGTAATCGTACGATAATACCATCCACTAAAACTTGTGCTTACAACAGACCCATCTGAATTGTATTCTTCGACGACGGTTAATTTGTTATTTCGCATAAAGTTACTAAATGCAACATATCCCAGTACAGTCAATGTTTGATGTCCGTCTGCTACTGTGCGTTTCAACTCGGCTTGCAATCTATACAACGATTTTATTTGTTCTGTTTGCAAATCTGCATAACTTCTTGCCACATCATTCAAATCATCTAAAAAATACTCATTCATAGGCATTTACAAATATGTTGTATTTCTTAGTTATATTTTCAATTATTTATTCTTCAAGCAGCCATTTGGAAAAAGAAGATAATGCAGAGCCCTTGTTGATGTCTTCAACGGCTTTTGCTCGGGCGAGTCTGTCTGCGTCTGTTAATCCCGCGTCTATTTTTGTCTCTAGAGCCGCTAGGTCAATATTACCTAACGCCGCCATTTCCAGTTCCTCCTTCTTTCTAGCTTCTGCCGCTTCCTTGTCATCTTTCACATTGTATTTTGGCCTTTGATAAAGTTCCCATTTGTCGAGGATGAATTGGTTACGAATCTTGTTCAACTTGTCGAGGCCTTTTACTTTACCCATAGCCGAGACTGATGCGTCGTCTTGTTGAATCGCCCAAATAAACCGCCCAGGAATAATCCTATCTTGCGTATTCACATCCCACGTCAAAATAAGGGTTCCTTCTTGTTCTCTATGTTTATACATCAACGGCAAATCCTCATATCGCGTCATTGCCATTTTTTATTATATTTTTCTTTTATGGATGTTTCTTGTATGAATATACAAGACCTTTTTCTATCATCCTTAAACACTGGTATCCATTTGTTCAAAGATGAAAAAACGTCGAGAGTTGAAAATATATGAAACGTTAAAAAATCCTACTTCTCGACAGATAGTACATGGGGTATTTGCAATGTACATAGGATCAAAAATATAATCGTTGACAACATCTAGTACAGTTCCATAATATGGATCATACTGACGCTCTGATTCATTGCTATGACCGTTTCTACACTCGTAACAGTAATATAATCATTCATTTTTTTGTAATAATCATAATATTTTATGATTTTTTGGTTTTATTTCATTTTTTTTATATTTCCTCACACAGAAAGATTGTCGTCGTTGTCATCACTCCAATAGTCTTGGTCGTCTAGGCCAGGTTCTGGAAACAACTCTCGTCGGCGATTGTTGTATGGAAAATCGCAATCGTCATAATCAGTTTCGTCATATTCCTCACCGGGATTGCATGGGTCTTCGTATGTGTCACAACGACAATCTGAAGATGCCCACGTCCATGTACCTACTTTCAAGATATAATCTTCTAACGCTATATCTTGTGCCAGAAACCGACAGTTTTCACAACGTTCAAAACGATGATCTGGTCCAAACCCGTAAAACAGACAGTTTAGACACGGAAGGAGCCCGAAATTTGTATTTACACGACCAACCATACCCAACACGTCTGGAATGCACTTGGCAAACTGATATTCTACACAATCCAACATTTGCCAAAACTCGTTTACATATCCATCTTCATCGATTTCAATTTCTTCCTCATTATCAAAGATCTCTGGTTGTATAACAACCGGTTCGAGACGCCAACGCCCAAGAAGATCACGGTGAGGGTCTTTTTCTTCATACGGTCCATCAAACTTGTAATTCCATCCCTTTTTCAAATCCATAATCAAATCAAACAACTCTCCCGACTCGTCCTCGTACATGTTGTAGTATCTTTGTTGTGTGATAATTGGCATTTTTTCAAATAATAGTACATATTTTCTATTTTTTCATTAAAAAATCAGTTTTTTTGTGATATGATATATCCGTGCCGACGAAGGGATATATCATACACCAACTGAGAATTATCATGATTCATTATCTTTTAATGAATTTTTACAACTGAAAATTATTCATGTGTTTTATTTCTTGCGACAGTTGAAAATTGGATGTTTTGCTTTAAAGGTTGTTTTAATGGCACGTTTTGGGTCCTCGATGCCTCCGGTTCGTACGGTCATAACAGGTCGATCATGAAAATAATAAGATATTGACCAAGTTGTGTCCCTACAACTAATACACCCCGCTTCGCATCTATTTAACACCAGACTAATTTTAACTCCACAATCATTTTGGAAACAGATTGTATTTCTACTATTCTTCCATAACAAGCATCGCATTAGATCGCTAGACTGAAATTCTTCTGGACTTGCGGTTAAAAATTTAATTTCTTCGCGACACATTGGACAAGCATAGTAGACTATCGGATATTTTTCATTCTTTGAACACCAGATCTGAAACATGCCCACGAGACAAGAAAAACAAAGACTGTGTTTACATTGGCCGCAATCTAGAGCATATTTAGGATCGCACGTTTGTTGACAAACTGGACAGACTTGTTCAGTTTCTTCAACTGGCTTGGTAACAACCATACCACTCGTTGTAATTTCATAGGTTGACATTTCTCTATTAATATTTATATCTCGAATATAAATTTCAGTTTTTTTGTGATATAATATTTATGTACACGGAAATATCATACACCAACTTACGACAAGCGAAAAAGCACTACGAGACAGTTTTTTATTTAGTTGTTATTTTCAATTGGTTTTGTCAGGATAAGAAAGGTTGTTACGTACGTAGCGGGCTCCTTCTAAAAGACGATAGGCAGCAAGTGCAATTAAAGAATAACTAATCATCAATACAAATACCGATTCAAAATACATGCCAAGAATAAACCCAAACGATGAAAGATACAACATATTACGCATCCAAACAATCCCTTGCCCAATTCCATATTTAGCCATATTGCTACCTGCACTTTCACGTATAGCCTCTCCAAAGCACGGAATCAAGCACATAACATAAGCCTGCAAAAATAAAAACATTTCTCTAATAAATTTTATATCTTAATATAATTTTCAATTTTTGGGATGTCTAATACCAACAGTCCTCCTGATCCGTCCTCTCGATCTTTATGCATACGTCGGTCGGAGAAGAAACATATGTAAAGATTGACATAATAATTTTCTGTAAGAATTATATGTACTAAACAACACCCTAGACCAACCGCCAAAGTCATAGCCGGTATTTGAGGATGAAAAAAAATGTAAATTATGATAACCCTGATCTCTAGCTTCTTTATTCAATTTAGAAACATCAAAATTTAAATTATTGAAATGGATATAATAGTCTATTGAATCAGATACGCTATATCCATGGTCTAGAAAATAACATAATGATCTATCTACCTCGGTGCAACAAAATATCACAGCCGTATGTTTTGGTGTATTAAAAGATGATTCATTCATTCTTTATATTGTATTAAGTGGTTTATATAATTAAAAAATGGTAGATATTTTTTATGGAGTGGAAGGACGATATAAAAATGTGACAAAAGAGGCGATACTTACATGCCCTACGAATAATGGTTATCTCATAATTCCTGCAGGAGATAATGACAGGGCTGCCCTTTTTGGCGATCCGGCATATGGATTATACAAGGAAATCGTCGTATCGTTTCCAAAATACAAATTAATTTATGCACATTATCAAGAAGTTTCAATTCCTATTCCTCGACTTACAAGCAATTTTATCAAAATGGCACATACCTATTCAAACATTTACAAATATGTTGACATTATTGAAAAAATCACCCGAGATTGTGACTCGGTCGTTTTTTCCGGTGATTCTGGTACCATTGCTATCCCATTTATACATGGGCTACTCTATAACAAGGACGGTAATAATTATGTCTTTAACAAAGAGGCAAATAAAAAACGCGTAATTGGAATGGCTAAAAGTATAGATTACGAGGAATATTGTCAGAAATATGGGATAGCAATGCTACCTGCAGAGGAAGAGGGAACAACATACGATATACGTTGGATCAATGGCGTATCGTTTAAATACAATGAGGTATATCTTGGCGTGTTGTCACAGCCAAATAAATTTATTGTCGTTTATGAATTGCCAACATATGTCGCTCCAGAAGGATGGGTATCACTCCTCGGTAAAAAAGGTATTATCAACATCTATGTCCGCGAAAATCTCTTTGAACAATACAAAAATATCCAAGTGTAAATAAAAAATTTTATATATCTATATAAAATGAATATTGTCTATTCAATACTTGCGATTGTTTTCTGGGCGTTGGTTTTAATAAGTCTTGCTGGTATCCTAAAATGGACGCTTGAAATTATTCTAAGTGTCGGCATCTTTGGTATTTTCCTCATCCTCGGTGTTAATGCCCTATTGTAGAGATAATTACTTGTATGCATTTATGAGGTTTTGGCGATAGTCGGAACCCGAGTTGTAATCGCGAGAGACGCGTACGAGACCGTCAAATGTGCTACCAATGTCGATATACGTATTGTTGGGACAGTCGATCATCAATTTCCATACGAGGACCTTGCTTGCCATGCCTGCCGAAAATAATACAATGGCATTGTCCCCTTGGATCGCCTTTTTAATATGACTAATAATATCTTCTCGAAAGAGATAACAATTGATCGGAGGAATAACAATTCCTACCCCTATATTTAAAAACGATGTAAGCGCGTGAACCATCGGCTCGTTACTTATATAGACCTTGGTTCTCCCCGAATCCCTGATACTTTTAAACAGGTCGATTTGTTCCGGCACAAACGGCCATTTATGTATCAATAAATCGTAATAAACAAATTTATTATCTTTTTTATCACGTATGAGATACAACTTGTCGAGTGTTTCTTCGAGGTTATAGACTTGGTCGGTCCAGCGGGAGATGAGGGTGTCTTTGTTTTGAAGGAAGAAGATGTAGCTACGAACCAGATCATCACCAAGTCCTCTAAAATAGTTGTTTCCGTCACAATTTCTTTCATTTTCTGTAATCGAGATCATATTTAACCATTCTCCATCTCCAAATTTAACACAGGAGAAGTTGGTGCCTGCATTGATTTTCTCCTTCATAGACGTAAGATCCCCTACCATATTTTCTCTCAATGTTAAACCAAAAGAATTGTCAAATCGAAACCCCTTGATTCCTGTATATTCTTGGATTTCTTTATCTGTTGGCACAACAATATGCTCTACTTTTTCAAACCGGGTAATAAATTTAGAGTCTTCCTTTGGATCGTCTGCCATAAAACATTCCAAATTTTTATGATGAATATGCAAATTTGCAATCGGTATCAATTGTCCCTTGAGATTATTAGATGTTGATAATGGTACAAGGATGTGGGGCACATATAAGTTATCCTTTTTTACCCAATAGAATTTATGTTTGTGATAGTTTTGAATAGCGCAAGATTCATTAACAAAGCCGCGTGTGTCGCCCTCCTGATTGCGAGGATCGACGCCGCCTAGATATTGACCCATTGCGGCCGCATCGAATAACAACCCTTTGAAATTTTGACTATAGATTGTATTTCCTTCATAGAAAATTGGCAAATTGCCTACAAGATCTCTATTCGTATGATAAAAATATGCCAAATTTTCCATATCATTTTTACTAGGATTGAAAGTATCTACAAATTTTCCGAGGACTTGGCGATTGAGAAACATTAGACTTGGTACTCCCCACCATGGGTTTGTCAATGGCGCCCAGAGTTTATTCTTGTCAAAGGTTTGAAATGTCTCTTCGAAATTGATATACGAGGGAACGTCGTTTTCGACATGGTAGCAATTTTGGATATCGTTTTTATTCATCCAGTCTTTTATAAGGAAAAATCGGCGGCTACAATGTTGCCAGAAACCACCACGAAAATCCTTGTCCAATTTTGATGTCTCTGTATAATTATCAACAAAATCTGCTTGATCGATTAGGGTAATATATTTCTTTTGGATTTCATTTAGACAATCAAAATACTCGAAAAAGGCCTTGTCACAAATGACGTGAATATTGGTATTTCCAAAGAGGATAGTATTTTTAATATTATCAAGGATATATGGTTGCCAAACGCCAACATCTACATAAACAACTGGCAACATTTTATATATTTTTTCCTATTAAAATAGAAAATAATTCTTTTACTCATCGTCGTCATCTTCAGGAATGATGGTATCAACAATATCCATTAAAAGTGACACATCTTTTTTAGAGCGCCGTTTGACGATATATTCTTTAATTTCATCTTCTCCCTGGACTTGAAAAAAGACTGCACATTCCAATTTTCGTAGATACGGCATCCAATTTTCCAACCAAATTTTTTCATGTTTCTCATATTTATCAACCAATACATAGACTTTTCCTTCTGGGTCTCTAAGTCGACCAACAAATTGAGTAGGTTTCGACATGATACCAAGGATTACTAGAATCTTTGCTTCTGTATCATAACCTCTGCCACAACCTTGTAAACCACCCAATAATATAGGCTTTTTCTTGTCCATCTTTTTCTTCCCTACAGTTTTATAGTCGTTTTCATAACCATCTCTAGTAAGACGTTCTGCTAGCCAAACAATATTCTCTTTTCGCGGAGATAGAACGAGTACCTGACCTTGTGTCGAAACATCTTTAATCAGTTGCAAAGCTACTTTATTCCTTGGTTTCATTTCTGCAAGGGATCGGTCAATTTCGTGGTTATCAAGTTGCATCTGACCTCTTGCATTTAATTTTGTCTCTATATTTGGGATAAACTCTGTTTGGAATTTAATAACTTGTACCTTTGGCTTTTTAACAAAACGGTAAATGAAATTTTCACGTTTACCAAAATATTTATACAATGCTTTATCTAATCCGTTTGATTTATTTATAGTTGCCGTAAGTCCTAGCAGATATGTTGGAAAGATTTTTAATAGCAACGGAAAGTACGCATCTGCGGCACATTGGTCAACTTCATCCAGGACAACCATTTGAAATCGAGATAGAAATTGTGGCGTTAATTTAGAGGCTTTTACGAGACCAGTAACGACAATTTGTGCTTCTGGTGGTGGTTCTTTTGTGGTATTGAACCAATATACTTTTGCATCTGTATCATTTACGATTGCTTTGTAGGTTTGTTCCTGTACCTCTTGATTATAAGCTACAATTAGGGTTACTCGTCCAAGACGTCGAATTGTCTCGATAGCACATTTAGTCTTGCCATAACCTGTTGAAAAATAATAAAATGCAGCACCAGTTGTTTTTAAGAGTTTGATTCCTTCGTCGACTGTGGTTGCCTGGTCCTTGCCCTCTTTAAGATCGGGATTGTCACCTTCTGTTCCGGTGTATAATCTAATATCAGACGTAAATGAGATTTTGTGCTTGGCCGTTTCATTATATTCTTGCCAAGTCTTGCCTGGAATATCAATAGAACGCGGAAAGGCATACTTGTCTCCAAAATCGAGGTAGAGTTTGTGAGTTTTAGGAAAAGGCTTGAAATCAGTCATCAGTTCCTTTACCTTGGCTTCCCGTAGTAATTTCGCCTCGTCTTTTGCCGTTAGGTCTTTCTTATCAACAAATAACGACATTTCTATTCATAATTGTATTATGAATTTTTCAGTTTTATAAGTTACTTCCCGAACTCGTTTCGGGAAGTAACCAATTTACGAGGGCGCAAGGCGCCGCGAGTCAGTTTTTGTATCCCGATGTAGGAGGAATAGTGTCACACTCGAAATACAATAAAAGTCTATTGTGCACAAAAATCTTCATATTGTGATATAACAAGTTTGCATATTTCTGGATCACCTCCTTTATCCGGATGATTTGCCACGAGATAGCGTCGGTATTTCTTTTTTGCTTCTTCTTTTGGGGTATTACAACTTGTAATTATACCTAATTCAATCAGAGTAGAGAAATCTGTTTTGTGATATGAAGGCGAAGGTTTGTATTCATCATCTTCTTTTGGTGGTGTTTTCTGTTCTGAAGTTGAATTTTCACCATTGAAATTATCATCTGTTGTGAATTTTGGTGTTTTGCAGTTGAAATTCTTATAATTTTTATATTTCGCTTTAAAGTATCCGTTGAACCCACCATATTTATCTGTCTCTTCTCTATACCGTTCTTCCGCAGCTTCTTCATTATATTTCTTATATTGTACTAATGATCTTTCGCGATATGATATCCGATCTTCAAAGATTTTTCTACTTTTCTCTTTTGTTGCTTCAGGTATATTCCACGTTGGAAGTAACCTTAATTTTTCTGTAAGTTCGTCAATCTCTTTTTGAACCCCATATACATATTTCATCCAATCTGGATCTTTCTTTTCATCATACTCGAGTATTGAATCGACTAAATGGGTAGGAATCTCATTCTTTGCAATCTTTTTGTGTCCAGATGCAGTTCTTTTGTAGAACAACTTTGCCCCATTTGCAGACATCTTGTAGAAATACTCTTTATAATGATCTGTTTTTAACACACTCATTTGCATTTACATTTAGTTTAAAATTTAAGATATTTTTCCGATTCCATTTTATAGTTTTTTGCAATCCAGTATCAAGATCGATGACGGGTTTCCATCCCAGTTTTTCATTCGCGAGGCTAATATCAGGACAACGTTGGGTGGGGTCATCTTGGGGTAATGGACAAAATACGAGTTTAGATGACGATCCTGTAAATTTTATAATCTTTTCTGCAATCTCAAGGACAGAGATCTCGTTTGGATTACCGAGGTTGATAGGACCATGTTCGTCTGATGCCATCATTTTCACCAATCCTTCTACAAGATCATCTACATAACAAAAACTTCGTGTTTGACTACCTGTCCCGTAGATTGTAATATCTTGCCCTGATATCGCTTGTTTTACAAAATTTGTAATCACACGTCCGTCTTCTGGATTGAGAAATGGGCCAAACGTGTTAAAAATTCGAACAATCTTGGTATCTATGCCAAGTCGTCTATATTCAAAACATAGGGTTTCGGCGATTCGCTTACCTTCGTCATAACAGGAACGTATTCCGACAGTATTTACATTGCCCCGGTATGTTTCAGGTTGTGGAGATACCGCGGGTTCACCATAGACCTCTGATGTAGATGTAAACAAGACAGGGCATTTATTTTCCCTCGCAAGATCAAGGATATTATGCGTACCCGTAAAACATGTATCCATCGTATGTATAGGATCCGCTTGGTATTTGGGAGGAGAGGCCGCACATGCAAGATGATAGATCCCTTTTATATTTCTTAGATTCATATATTTTTGTTTATCAAGGATATCAGCCTCTATCAATGTAAACAATGGATTGGCTAGCAACTCGTGTATATATCCCCTATTTGAAGAACAAAAATTGTCTATGACTAGTACTCTTTCTCCCCTCTTTAATAAATATCTACATAGGTTATTTCCAATAAAACCTGCACCTCCTGTTATGAGGGTACAGGGTGTTATATCATTATTAGAGATAAAGGCTCTTCCAACATCTGTTTTCCAGTCTTGTTCTGGACGATCAATGTTATTGTTTCTCTCCACAACGGCTGATAATAAAATAGAATCTGCACCCATCTGGTTACGTAACGACACAGTATCTTTTGGTAGACAAGTTCCACCAAAGCCGTATTTACCATCGTGACCTGGAACAGCCACATGAGAATGCCCGATCCTAGAATCCATACATGCATATTTAGCAACTGTGCTATAATCTATATCATTTTTAATACAAAACCGATAAAACTCGTTACAAAAGGCTACTTTTGTGGCAAGAAATGAATTTCTAAAGTATTTTATTGCTTCGGCTTCATCTGTAGATAGAAATACAATATCTGCGTTTTGAATTTTATCATTTCCATACGCGATATAGATCATTTGCGTCATCATACGTTTAAATCGGTCATCCTGACCACCAAAGATCCAAAGAGATGTGGTAAAGAAATCATCTTTCCAATTTTTCTCTGTAAGAAATTCTGGCATGAAATATATACCCAGTTTTTTACATGTTCCAACGGGCACCGTCGACCGGCACACGATAATAGATGAACTTTTTATATCCCTTACGACGGAAGAGACAATTCCGGTGAAACAATCTCCATTTTTATCCATGGGAGTTGGGACAGAGATGAAAATGACATCACAAGAAGATAGATCTTTCAATACTACCCCATTTGGAATGCACAACGAGGGATCTTTATCATACACGACGCACTCGATATCTTTACATGCTAATAATGCAGTCGCTTTTCCCACAAAACCATTTCCAACGATACCTAGTTTCATTTATACACTAAAATTACATAAACAAATAAAATATAAAAATGACACCAATTGGTTGGTTGGTTAATGATTACCTAACCTGTATACCTGGTACTAGGACATTTTGGCACAATTTATTAGAATGGTTTCCTGGTCTAGTTGATAAAACATATCCAGATTTTTCTATTTTACCAAAGTATATCGAATCTGAATATAATCACACAAAACCAGCGTACATCATCCGTAATGGTACATATTTTGCCAAAATAAACATACCAGTAAAAACTATTTCACTTATACAAGATGTTGCGGCAGACAAGTCTGAACAATTAAACATCATAAACTCATCAACTGTAACAGTATTCAATACATACTATGTATATGACAAGTATAAAAATTATATAACAAACACGATAGTAAAGATTTGTCCACTTGGTATAAATTTTGACTTTTTTAAACCGATAGAACAAAGACACCCCGATGTATTACCAAATTCTATCATTTTCATTGGAGCATCTACAACACATCCAAAAGGATTTAATATTATGCTTGATATTATTTCAAAGATGACAAATCAAAACTTTTGTCTTGTGATGAAAGATTCGTTTTCACTAGATCAACTTTCTACAGATGTTAGACATCGAGTTAAAATTTTTAACCGTGTATCACAGGAAACAGTAAGATTACTTATAAATTCTTGTATATGTGCAGTTTGTACTTCTTATGAAGAAACACAACATTTATCTGGTGTTGAATGCGGAGCATGTAATATTCCCATTGTAGCACGTAAAGTTGGCTTTTATTACGACTGCCAGCAAGATAAAGATTGGGGGTTAATAGCAGATGATAATACATTTGTTACTCAATTAGAATATGTAATAAACAACCTCGATCAATTCTCTCCAAGACAATATCTAATTCAAAAATATTCTACAGATATTTGTAGACAAAATTGGGAAAATATTATAGCAGAATGTATTTAGAAACGTTTCATTTTTAAAAATGAAACAGTTTTTTGGGACTTTTTCTTCCTACGTCAGTACGAGCGACGACGTAGGAGGAGCGAGTAAATAGTCCCACCCGATTCGAGCGGTTACCGACGTAGGAGGAACGGAGAATCAACTTACAAGGAAAAATGCAGGGACAGATATGTTTTGAGTTGTTGTTTTGTGAGAATAGACTGTGCGCTATTGTATACAAAATTTGTACCAGGAACAAGACCAAGATAAGACGGTTTGATATGGTAATATTTGTCTGTCTCTTCTGTACGTAGAGATTGCATCTCGTTGATTAGAGTTTCATATACATTCTCCCCTGGACGGATACCTGTAATAACAATAGGCTTGTTAAACTTATCAGAATACAATTCAATAAGATCTTTAATGTTCATAGAGTTTAGTTTTGGAATAACAATATCACCATTTGACGCATTTAAAATCGCATATTCAATCAAGGAAACTGCATCTTCTAAAAACATTATAAAACGTGTCATGTCTGGATGTGTCAATGTAAAATTTTTACATTCTGGATCTTTACCTTTATTTTCCAAAATTGGAATGATCGAACCACGTGAATTTAGTACGTTTCCATATCTGACTGTTACATATTTTATGGGCATAGGCGAAAGTCGGGCATATTTAGATTTTTCAACCATATAATTTTCGCAAATACCTTTAGACATGCCATAAGTATTTACAGGACTGCATGCCTTATCTGTAGAAATAAAGCAAATTGTTGACAAATTTGTCAAATTGGGACGAAATAGTTCTACAGAGTTTAATACATTCTTCAAGCCTGTAATATTTGTTGAAAGACATTCGTCTGTCTCAAATTCGCAACGGTCGATATGCTTTAGGGCAGCACCGACGATTATAATATGAGGATTGATACGAATGATTGATTGTTGAACCTTTGTCAAATCACGAATATCTCCAATAATATTTGTGAGATTTTTAGATTTGTACTGTAATTCCATAAGCCAATGCTTATTTTCATCACGCGAATAATTTACAATCTTGTTATCCGCTAGATACTTTTCGATTAACTTGTTACCAAGAGAACCAGAACCACCAAAAATCATAATAGTTTTACCAACAAAGGATGTCATTTTTATTTTCAAAAACTCTTTAATACATTTTTTAAAATAAAGATGTCTATCAAATATTACAAATACAATAGTTTTAAAAATGCAAATATTACAATTGTTATGACGACACATGATCGAAAAGAGCAAACATTGTATACTCTATTTACAATTTCTAAATCGTCATTCCCTGCTAAAGTAATACTTGTAGATGATTCAGTAAATGGATTCTTTACAGAAAAAGAATTAACATTTCCATTTGAGATTTTGTATATTACAATTCAAGATAAAACATGGATTAATCCTTGTGTGAATTACAATCTAGGATTTGACAAAATAACTACACCTCTGGTTATTATACAAAATGCAGAAGTTTTTCACTGTGGAGATATAATAAAGCATGTAACAGAAAATTTAAATGACAAAACCTATATTGTATATGATGTTGGTGGTACGCGATCTTTACAAGAAAATCATGAAATTTACAAATTTGATTTAGATTATGAAAAAATATATAAATTTCAAACTAGATGGTATCAACATACAGTAGAAAGACCATCTGATTACCATTTTCTAAGTGCTATAAGTTTAAATAACTTGAAACGTCTAGGAGGTTTCGATTCGGCATATGCAAATGGTGCATGTTATGATGATGAGGAATTTGTATATCGCATCAAGCACCATTTAAGATTGAAAATTCACAATATCTGTACTGAGAAAGAACGTCTATTTGGTATACATCAATGGCATGAGGAAGCTCCAAAATCTTATGATCCAAAATATGTAAAAATAAATCAAGACTTGTTTAAGAAATTAGAAACTACGCCTAGAAAAACTGTAGTAACTATTACGGGTATCCGTCCAGACTTCATTAGAATGTCTGCAATATTTAAAAAATTGGATATTTCTTTCAATCATGTTTTGATTCATACTGGCCAACATTATGACGAGTTGTTATCAGATGTATTTTTTAGAGATTTGGAAATTCGTAAACCTGACCATATCCTCAATACTGGCAGTCAATCATCAAACCATTTCGAACAGTTGGCTTATTTATCTGTAAATATACCAAAATTACTCAAGGATATCAAACCAGATATTGTTTTATTTCTTGGTGATTCAAATTCTGCAGGTGTTTCATTTCCACTCAAAAAAGAGGGATATAAAATCGGTCACATTGAAGCAGGTATGCGTAGTGGCGATAAACGAATGCTCGAAGAAATCAATAGAACTGTATGTGATCATTGTAGTGACATTTTATTTGTTTATCACAACGACTATAAACGTAATCTCGAAAAAGAAAATATTACATCCAATGTTTTCGTCGTAGGAAATACAATCGTCGAACCATGTCGTGAATTTATTCCTGAAATAACTAAACGAAATGATATGATTCTCGTGGATATTCATAGACCAGAAAATTTCTTATATAGAGATAGACTAACAAATATAATTGTCTTTGCGATTATCTGCGGCCAAAGATATCAAATTCCAGTTAAATTGCTGTATTTTAAACGTCTTAAGGATGCATTGACTAATTTTTCTATTGCTTTGGGAAATATCGAGATGATAGATCTAATGTCATATAAGAAATATCTAGATACAATTTATCATTGCAAGTTTATAATTTCAGACTCTGGAACAGGTCAAGAAGAACCAGCAATGTTAAATGTGCCCGTTGTCGTACCCAGAGATTTTACAGAACGTCCTCAAAGTTATTCAAATGGATGTAGTATCAAATTAGACGCTTCGACTCTTGGAAATCTCCAAGATGTATTTTCCTGGTTGGAAAAAGATTTTACGCCAAACATAGAGTGGCTTGGAGACGGCAGCACATCTGAAACAATTGTAAAACATCTTGAAAATTTTTTGGGTTAAACATTTTTTCTATTAAATAAAAATATAGTATTAAAAATGTCAAATATCCAAGAATTTTTTGAATTGAATAATATTACAAAAAAATATTATTCTACAGGAAAAAAAAATTTATCAATTGACGGAACAGGAATTTTACCTTCTGTTGATACGCCAGCAGGTACGAGAATTCTAAATTATATTAAAAAGTTTTATTTTCCAGATACGTCTATAAATATATTAGATGTTGGAGCGGGTGTGGGGCATTTAACTAAAGCGTCAGACTCTTTCAATACGATTAATTGTTATTCTTTTGAAGGTTGTTCAGATTTAGTGCCTCATGTTGTTTGTGATAAAACAAAATTTGCGATTGTTGATTTAACTGAAACTTTTACTGATAAATTACTATATAAACAATTTGATCTAACAACTAGTTTTGAAGTTTTAGAGCATGTTCATCGAAGTCATCAAGACACATTTTGGAAAAATTTAGCGTTTTTCAGCAATAAACATTTGTGTAGTATTCATGTAGCAAATGAAGAACATGATGAACATTGTACAATCCAACCGCTCAATGTTTGGTTGGATTATTTAAAAGATAAAGGAAAGGTTACGGTTCTTGGCTTATATCCGCAAAATTTAGATACAGCAGAACATACATTTCGAAAAGAATGCAATCTCTATAATTGGGATTGTTCAATTATGTTGTATATTGAATTTTATAACTGAATGATTTTTCCTGTTTAAAGAGGAAAAAATAGAAAATGAATACATCGTTGATAAAAACTCCAGAGGAATATCAAAGTATGTTTCCTTATCCGCATATGTTTCAAGATAATTTTCTAGATGAAAACCAGGCCAAAGAGATTCAGCATGAAATATTATCACTACCAGATTCTGCTTTTGATCGCTATGACAACCCATTTGAACAAAAGTTTACTCTAAGAGATAAATTTGCGTATCCACCTAAATTAAACGAGTTGTTAATGTTTTTAACATCTGACAGTTTTGTTGAAAGATTATCAGCTTTGGTAGGAATTAAATTGATAAACGACCCCGATAGAAATTTTTGGGGAGTTCATAAATATAATGCAAATGATAAGTTGGATATACATTTAGATGCAGGCATTCATCCTCGCGCAGGTCTTACAAAACAAGTCACTGTTGGACTTTATCTAAGTCACAACTGGAAAGAAGAATATGGATGTGAATTGGAAATCTGGAAAGGTGATAAAGACAAATTGGAATATCTAGTTTCTAAAATAGCACCTTTATTTAATAGATTGGTCGTTTTTACAAATACAGAAATATCTTGGCATGGAAATCCATCTCCAGTAAATTGTCCGAAAGGTGTTCAGCGCATTTTCGTTACATGTTCATATCTCTCTGAAAAACCACAGGAAAATAAACGTCCAAAAGCTTATTTTGTTGCTAGACCTGGGGATCCGGAAGATCCAGAAAAAGACAAACTACGGCTCTTGCGTTGTGATCCTGTAAGATATAAAGAAGTATATCGTATGTAGAAAAATAATATTTGTAAATATTATAAATTATTTGAAAATATTTTTAATTCTTTAATTTGTTCTTCTAATAGAGGAATAGTACAAATATTTTTATAGATACTTGTTAGAGTCTTGTCAGAAAAAACGTTTGAAACAGGATTGATCGTAATATCCAATTCATATATTTTTTTTATCATTTCTATCAATTCAAATTTAGACACAGAAACCGGAGAGAAAATATGCCGAACCCCTCGCCAATATAAATCATCGGTAATAATTTTATTTACAATCTTTGCCAATTCTAAACATGTAACCCCATTCCAAAAATGATTGACAAAGCCATTTATTGTCTGTCCATTCTGACTTTTAACCCATTCTAAGAGAGATTTTTTATTTTCGACTTCTTCGCCTATTATCGAGGTTCGTATGATTGTGGCATTTCCTGGTTCACCTAGAGATTTTGAATGACCATAGATACCAGTCTCTGTATGTGTGTCATTTTCATCATATTGCCCTTTGGAACCATTAAAAACACAATCTGTTGTAATATGTATGAATCTACAGCCATATCTCCCAGCAACAGCGTTTAACAAATGTGGAAATTCTGAATTGACACGTATATAATCTTTGCCGCCACGTTGAGGTATAACACCTACACAATTGATTATAACTAAAGAAACGTCATTTGAAGTATGTGTATTTATTAGATTGTCGAGGTCTTGTATGTTTTGGGTGTTGGCGTCATACTGTTGACGGGTTATTGGAACAACCTCGTGAAACTGGCTCAAAAAGGTGAGAAAATACCGTCCCAACATTCCGTTACTTCCGAATAGAAGAATTTTCATTTATAATATTTTATAAATTAGATAGTTTTTTATTCACTTGTGTCTCTCATTTCTCCTTGTTGAAAATGGTAGACGATGCTGTCAAATGCAGTGCCATGTGTGACGCCGATTGTGCTTAGTTTTGCCATAAAAACCTTGTCTCCGGGGATGCAATGTTCGCCTAGTCTGGCATATCGTGGGTTAAAAATATCTGTTCCTGGAATAATATTTCCCTCTGGATAATACCCAACTCGTTCAAGATGTTCTTTTTTAATGATACAAGGCATAAAAAGACCTCCTGGTAAAAATTTATTTTCTCTGATTGTATTTGCATAAGCCAAGAAATTTTCTTCCTGATAATTTGATGGAATATTTCCAAAATTAACTTCAATACCATATTGACCACTAGTTAACACCCCTTGTTCTACAAGTCGGGAATTGACTATTTTAGAATCGTCTAATTTCTCTACTAGATTTTCTAACCATCTAGGTGAAAATGCCATGTCGCTATTTATAAATACAACATAATCGCCTTTGGCATTGCGACCAGCAGTATTCCAAGCACGATAGACGTTGTTGATATACCATTCCTCTCGTTGTTCTTCTGTGTTTGTATGAACATAGTGTGGGATATTATTGTTCTTTAAATACTCTAAAACTTGTGGCGTAGCATCGTTTGCAACAAAATAAAATTCTTTATCCGATAAATCTGTGTATTTTTTAACTTGGTCATACACAAATTGCAACCATTTCGTACTCTTGTAAATAAGACAAACTATAGAAATCATTTTAAAGATATTTTTATATTAAATGAAAATTATAGATTGTTTTATGTTTTATAATGAATTGGAGATATTAAAAATACGATTGGAAGAATTGTACGACATTGTAGATTTATTTCTGATTGTAGAAGCAACAACTACTCATAGCGGCGATGAAAAACCATTATATTTTACTGAGAATAAGGAAATGTTTTCAAAATATTTAGATAAGATCAAATATTATGTAACCGATTTTAAAGAAAACTTTGATTTTTCAAATTATATAAAAGCACCAAATGTCAACTGGTATAGAGAAAATTATCAACGGGAATGTATCGGCAATCTTTTGAAAGCAGAAAATCTAGATGATAATGACATTGTAATAATTACCGACTGTGACGAGATCCCTAAAAGATCAGTAATTGAGGGAATTAGACAAGGTGAGATTTATATACCAAATGGAGTAGTTTTTACTATTGAAATGGTTTTGTATTATTACAATATAGAACTGACTACTTCTAGACGATGGTCTCTTGCCCGATTACTTACTTATGGAACTTTTAATAATAATTTTCGTCTTTTGACAGATGTTAGACATTTTGGTTCTTCCGCAGTTATAAAGGATGCTGGTTATCATCTTAGTTATTTTGGAGATGTTGACTTTATAAAACGCAAGGTAGAAAGTTTTGCAGAAAGCATAGAGTATACCCGGGAAGGTAAAGATATTGGCTATCTAAAAGAGTGTTTTGATAAAGGAATTTTACACTTTAATAAAGAAAAATTAATATTTATTCCATTGGCGACAAATACAAACGTTCCAGTTCATTTTTTAAAATAGATACTATAATTTTCATTAAAAGGAATGAAAAAATATAAATGATTGCGTTGATATTTAGCGGTAGAATAAAATCGTTTGAAAAATGTTATTCTCAGTTTAAGAAAAATATTTTAGAACCTCTTAAAAATCACGAGATTCACAGTTTTCTATCTCACAATTCTAAAAATGAATTGTCTAATATTGATGATTTTAAAGAGAAATACAATGTCAAGGCGTTTGAAAATTGCGAGTTGGATTTGGCACCATACAAGAGCGTTTTACCGTTACATCGCTTCTTTACCTCTTCATATGGTACTTTATATCTACATTATCATAAATTGCGTGCGTTTAATCTAATGACAACCTATGCCAAAGAAAAAAATATTAAATATGATTTTATTATTCATCTTAGGGCAGATGTATTTTATGAATCACCCTTGGCTGTACATGGTAATTTTGATGATAATACCCTGTATATTCCATCTCAAAATGACAATGCTGGACTAAACGACCAATTTGCTCTTGGAAATTATAAATCCATGAAATATTATTGTTCTTTATTTAATCATATTATGAATTTGTGTGCAAACACAAAAGTAGGTTATCACAGCGAAACGTACAACCTATTCTATCTACTCAAATGTAACATTGTCCGGTTTACCCTAAAAACATCGCTATCTCCCGACAGATATGACAAGATAAATACGATTACAAATGTTGCCAATGATAAAGTATCTGTGAATATTAAATCGCCGTTACAACAGCCTTTCGTAAACGGTAAATAGTTTGGTGATATATCTCTTGGGGAATTCAACGTCTATGAGGTCTTTATCTTCGACGGTGCCAAACCACATTGCGACAAAGAAAGGGAACCAGCATAGGGCTTCTTTAAACAGGCTGGTATCTCCACCATTTTTCTATATAAATATAAAATGTCATCAAATTGTTCCAATTCAAAACTTTCTACAAGCAGGAATGCTATATCTTGGATTCCTTTGCCTTTTATTATATACTGCCAGTCTAGAAAATAGGGCTCTCCCGACGTATGCATTGCAATATTTGGAATTTTCACATCTCCATGGACAAGCGAAAATGGCGGTTGTGACAGAATATTTTCTATATTTTTATAATTTGCTAGTATTTTTCTACCTATAGATGTATCTATTATATTTTTCCACTTTTCTTCAAACTTGCTCCATCGTGTCTCACAAAACGTATGCCAGTTAAACTCACATGGTCTCATTAGATCAAACTGGGATATATCGGTCCTATGCATTTCTGCAACACGTTTTATTAACAATTCTAAATTTGATATTTCTTGGTCATCTATCATACTTGTGCCCGTTGGCATTTGCGAAAAGGTAAAATTATCGCCTAGATATTCTAGTAAGATGCCTTTTTTCTCACCGTTTGGATTGTAAATTGTACCAATATACCCCGGTGTTTTAATTGTCAGATGCTTTGCAATCGTCGAATAGAAATAGTACTCTCTATCGTATAATAACAATTGACGAGACATCTTACTAAAATTATGACTATTTTCACTTTCTCGTTTGAGGATATAGGTTCCCTTATCTGTTTTTACCCTTTGAACATTTGCGATATAGCCTCCTTTTAAGAGTTGTTTTTCTATGGTTACAGGTTGTCTTAAAATTCGTTGGCATTCTTTTTCGATATATTTGGTGGCAGATTTAATATCCTCTATTTTTCGCATTATCGTATGAATATCTATATTAAAATTTTGTATACAGAAATCTGCCCCATGATTACATAATACTTTGTCAGTACAAGATGTAGTGAGGCCAATTACAACATCGAAACCGGCAGCACGTGCAGATTGAATACCTGTAGGCGTATCTTCAAAGGCAATTGTTAGCTTGTCTGTTAGTTTTGCTTTTAGATATGGATCTGGCCACGGTTTTTGTCTCGGACAATCTTCAGATGATACAATTGGTAGAAACGTTAGAGATTCTGCGGTTGAACGATTTGAATTTGTAACGACGGTACAAGTTATGTTGTTATCTAGGCACTCGCGAATAAATGTTTTTGAACCCGGTATTTCTTTTACCAAATGTAGATGATTCTTAAAGATGATATCTTTTTTACTAGAATCGAGTGGTACTTGTTTGTCAGATTTTCCTTTTATATTTTTATTGTACCAATCTAGGGTAATTTCCGGATGCATCTCTTTCCAGGTATTGAAATAAGCCTCTTCTGTATCTACCAATGTCCCATCCAAATCAAAAGCAATCTGAATATTATAGAAATTTATTATATCTTTTGGCGTTCCCATGTTTGTAAATCCATGTGCCTTGGCGGCTACAAATGTTGTGGTTGGTATCATCTCTTTCACGACCAGGGAAAGAAAAGGTTCACCGGTTGACAAATTATTTGCGTTTTCTACTACATTTTTAGCATGTTTTAACAACGTCTTCCAGGATGAAAAGCCATATGCGCCAGTACACGCCTTATCCGAGATTACCCGCTTTTCTACTATATCTGTGATTCGCCCGTTGATTTCGCCAGTTTCATCAGTTTGTAAATATGAATATGCTGGATTATTAGACTCTATAAAATACAACTTGTCTTTTCCGTTCCAATCTGTGTAGATGTCAAAGTTGTTATACCAACTATCACCGTCTAGACAAAGAATAGGGCTGTCAAAAGGTGCTTTATAATGAGACAATGCAAGATATACCGTTTCTGCTGCACCTCGCGTATTTGTAACAGGGAAAAAGATAAAGTTTAGATCTGGGAAATCCAGACGGACTGTTTTTTCGAAATCGGGTAAATCTTTATTATATGGAATGTAAATGAGATCTGCATACGACAATGTCGATAAAAGATAGTATAAAATAGGTTTACCATTTACAGGTATTAAAGGTTTTATTCCCGTATAACCACACTCTTTAAAACGCTGTCCAGTTCCACCCAATGGAATACAAACAAACATTTTATATTATATATTTCATTATTTGAAAATACATATATTAAAAAATGAAGACACGATTAGCAGTAATATGTACGAGAAATCCGACACCTGTTTTATTAGAAACAGTAGCCGGTTTGAAAACGTATTACCCCGAATTTGATATTGTAATTGTTGATAGTGCATCTACAGATAAAACGATTCTCCAGCAACTTGAAACAGATCCAGCATGTATTGTAGAATATGCGGACAATAAAGGGTATGAATTGGGTGCTTGGTGTTTTGCCTTTAAAAAATATCCAGATTACCAAGTTTACATGTTTATCCAAGATACTCTAACTCCTACTCGCCGTATTGATGGGTTTAGCCCAGATAGTTTGCCTACCAATATTTATTGCACCTTTCACTACCGAGCATCGTTGCAATGTGGTGGCTATCTGGCAGATTTGCGGGATGTTTACAGAGATACAGACTGTGCTTTCCTAAGTGAAATGGATGGAGGCAGTATGATTACAGGTGGCGCACATTCATCGTTTATGACTCATAGAGACAATGTACCAAAGATCTTGCAACTCGAAAATGCTCATGTAGTTAAGAATATTAGTAAAACAAAGGTACACAGTTGGTTATCTGAACGAACCGTAGGCATTATGGGCGATCGTCTTGGCTTACATCGTATCGACATTACACCCTATTTCCGTAAAACACATGGAGGACGATAATTATATCTATTTTTATCATCCCAGAGAAAATATAAAAAATTGAAAAATGCTTTAAATAAACCTATAATAACAAAAGATGTCCTATTAACTCAACGGCAGAGTGTTACCCTTCTAAGGTAACGGTTGCAGGTTCGAGCCCTGCATAGGATTACTTTTTTTCACGGTAGGTTTTTTAACAAGACACCATGGCGGAATGGTATACGCGATGAATTAGAAATTCATTTCTCTCGAGAGTACAGGTTCAAGTCCTGTTGGTGTCGATGATCGATAGACTGGCCAAGTCCTGTTGGTGTCGGATGTAAATACGTTTACAATAGCCTATTTTTACTATGCTTCTATGCCCGAGTGGTTAAGGGGGGCGACTTAAGATCGTTTGTTGAAAGACTCGTTGGTTCAAACCCAACTGGAAGCAATTATAGGTTTTTTACACACTATTGGTAGTGTGTCCTCATTTTTCAGTGTCCGAAATGACATTAAACTATGGCAAGTAGTACAATAGGTAGTATTTATATTCTCCAGCTTAATCGGAGAGATGTTGGTTCAAGTCCAACCTTGTCATCTACTCCTTATAGTTTAACGGTAGAACAATGGGCTGTAAACCTGTCGGTCTTGGTTCAATTCCAAGTAGGGAGAAACTGTCCGAAACGACGTTAAACTAGCATCGCAAACCGCACAATTAGCCCAGTTGGTAGAGCGTGGGTCTAATAGACACGATAAAACTGTATCTGACAACCCAAGGTCGATGGTTCAAATCCATTATTGTGCATTTCTTAAACGCTTTTGTCATCCAATTGGTTAGGATACGAGACTCTTATTACATCAAGAAGAAAATCTCGCCATCTGAGTTCAAGTCTCAGCAAGAGTAACTCATTCAGCGTCCGAAACGACGGTAAACTAGTACGTCCCCGTCATCCAATTGGTTAGGATACAAGACTTTTAATCTTGCCATCTGGGTTCAAGTCCCAGCGGGGGTAGCGCTAATTTACAGATGTGAATTAGTCATTTTTTAACACACCAGCGGCGCGATTGGCTCAGTTGGTAGAGCAGACTGCTTATAGAATAACAAAACATCTATACAAACAAGCAACTGTCAGGTCAGAGGTTCGATTCCTCTATCGCGCAACAATAATAGCGTTAAAATAGTAATTTTAACATTATCAACAAAAAAGTAACAATAAAATAAAAAAAATGTATAAAATGATATACGATTATGTGATAATCGGGGGTGGACCGGGAGGGTTGTCGTTGGCTTCATTGCTACCTGGTAATAATATTCTAATTGAGAAAGAAAAAACATTGGGTGGATGTCATAAAGTTATTTGGGATAATGGATATTTTACTGAACATGGGCCACGTATTTACGGTACTGCTTATCAAAATGCAATGTCTATCCTCGCTCAGATGGGTATAAACTGGGATGATCATTTTGTTCACTATGACTTTCAATTCCTTTCGATTGGTCTTGGAGAAATTACGGGTACCATGCAACCTTGGGAAACTATGTATCTCGTATTCGAATTTCTAAAGCAATCTATTTCTGGTGGTTTAAAAACACCTTCATTAGACAAGCCACTTTCAGAGATAAACAAGGTCGATGATACGACGACGGTAGGAGAGTGGATGGATAATAAAGGATTCACAGATAAATCTAAAAATATGATAGATAGAATTTGTAGGATGACAGATGGTGCAGACTCTTCTAGATACCTTTTGACCTCTTTTCTACAACTTGTCAATCAAGATTTTTTCTACTCTTTTCAACAACCAAATAAACCTATGGATCAATTATTCAACCTCTGGGAAAAACGGATCACCTCTAAAAAGTATGATATTAACAACCCCATCACCTGTGAAATTGCAAAAGGGGAAGAAGTAATAGAGGTATCAAAAAATAGTCAAGTATGCATCATATATACGGATCGTCGGATTATATCTAGCAAAAATGTGATATTTGCAATGCCACCCCAGTATATATCTCAAATAATAAAACAAAGTAGTTATAACCCATTTTCAGATAGATTTCTTAGTTATGCAGAACAAACTCAATATCTTCAATATATTTCCTTGACATTCCACTTTTCACGACATTATAAGCTTGAACATCTTTGGGGAGTTGCAAAAGATTCAAAATGGGGAATTGTATTTATTAAATTGGACGATTACATGATAGATACATTTCCTGGTGACATGTTTACGATTGCTGTAACAAAGATAGATGTTCCAGGTTTAAATGGGAAAACTGCTTCAGAATGTTCAGATACAGAAATTCAAGAAGAAGTATGGCAGGAAATGAATTTATTATTTCATTTCCCAGACAAACCTGTTATTAAAATATACAAAGGCAACGATCAAGCCTGGGTCCTCACCAAACACGGATACGGCGAATGTACAGGTAAGGATAATATATCTTGTCCTGATAACATTGGGCCCAATTTCTATGCCGTGTCTTGTCATGTTGGTGAATCTCCATATTCCTTTACCTCGTTTGAATCGGCAGTGTGCAATGCCATCTGGCTTGTAAATAGACTAACTGGTAAAAACACTCCAATCAAAACCCTCTGGACACTCGATCTTGTATTACGGATCATACTCGTTCTCTTGGTCCTCTGCATTTTTATTTGGTTTGTCATCTATAAAAAATGAAATATATACTTAATTTTATAGACAAAAATGAAATATGAGTCTTGAATGGAATTTATCGTTTGTGGAAGATGAGGATCTAATCAAAGTATCTAATAGTCTCAAAAAGAATTATACAGAAATGGCACGTGATTGGATTAAAAATGGTGATGATCTCAACCACCCAATAATTCTAGACGAATATAAAAATTTGCGATGGAAACCTTCTAAATGGTTCGAAACTCTTTATAATCTTGGACACATCGATTTGAATCGGTTGGGACTATCCGTCGATGTAGATACTATGCGACATGTATATAAACATCTTGGCATATCTTTGTCTGGATATAATGAACGCTTTAAAACATCTACAAATTAGTGTATCATGTTCTTTTATCAAAAAGAATTTCGAGTGTACAGCGAGAACATATCATCTTTAGAAATTCTCAAGAGGTTCGTCACTGTTGGCACTTGAAGAAGTATCATCTTCTTCACTATCTGCAGACTCATCCTCATCGGCGAAAAACAACTCATCATCGTCATCTACGACTTCGTCCATGAGGTCACTATCTTCGCCGAGGCATTTTTCGTCTGTACAAAAGACGTTAAAATTCCATGGGAGTTTTGGATGAGCAAGAACGAAATCGCAGGTAAGATCTTCATTTTTAGAGAGCGACGTCCAGTTCCACGGAAGTTGTGGATGTTTTAAAACTTGTTCAATTGGTACATGAAGTGAGACGATTTCCCAATTCCATGGGAGGGTCTGATTAGCCAGAATTTGCTCAAATTGAACATTTTCAGAGAGATACTCCCAATTCCACTTGTAATTTACATGCTTTTGAACAAACGAGAATGGTGTATGATCTGTAGCCGTATACCAATCCCATGGAAATTTGTGATTTTCCATAATAAATTCAATAGGAACCGAAACCGATTCTGTCAATTTCTTCCAATCCCACTTTTCCTTTGGAAAACGTAACACCAAATCGGTAATCTTGGCAGTCCCATTTACGTCCTTGCTAGATGTTACAGTTGTAGACGTTGCCTTTTTTTCATCCAGTGTCTTTTTTTGTGATTTTCCGGTTCCAATTGTTTCGGTATTTTTGGGCATTTTATTTAATGTATAATAAATGATTAATACACTTTTTCAATTTTTTTGTATTCCTCGCCAACTGTCAGATGTAGAAATGGGAATCGAAAATAGCAATTATGTGACAAAAAGTATCGCTCCCCTACAAATAACGATTATAAAGGATGATGAGAAAAAATCTGAAATGTTGTCAAACCCAGATAGCGATGATGATAACAATGGCAAGGATATATCAAATGAGACGATAAATGAACTAAACCGGATAAATGCAGGACGTCCGTTTTTATTTCCTATGGAAAATGGCCTAACTAAAACGATACAAATACAACAAGCAATTAGCAACTATAAAACTAATCCTTCTTGTATCTCGTTTAAAGAAATATTGCAACGTGTACAAGATCTCGGCTTTTTCCCAGGAGGTTTGTCATTCTCCTCTAAAGACATGCTCTTGCTCTTAAAACGTTATGGAGGTTCGTGTTCACCATCCGATAACAATTTGAAATCACCAGAAAACTTATTTCGTTATCATACGTATTTTATGAATGATTGTGATGTGGTTTCGTTGAAATTTGAGATGATGGTAAGAACTGGCAACTTGTCAAATGATTTTTTAACACCAAACAAGCAAGATGAAAATGGACAGACTTTGGTTCATCATGCGGTACGTTGGAATAACATGCCCTATCTTGAGCAACTGTTACGAATCGGTTATAACCCAAATGTACGAGATAAGACAGGTAAAACTGCTATATTTTATACCGTTGGTAAAGCACACAAAAACGGACATGCGGTTTCTTTACTAGTAGAAAATGGTATCGATTTGGATATCAAAGACAACACCGGTAAAACTTGGTTTGAATACGCCATCGTCAAACATAACAAACACAATATCGACCTTGTCAAGACAATACAGTATAATCGCGCCCAGTCCCTCCTTGATAAAAAAATGGTGTAATCGTAAATATATTTTCACAAATATATAAAAATATACAAAAATAAAAATATACAAAAATAAAAATATACAAAAATAAAAATATACAAAAATAAAAATATACAAAAATAAAAATATACAAAAATA